CGCTCGTCTATTCCTGTTGATTGACGTCCCCAGCATGACGTTAAAAGGCTGATTCCGTCCTGCGGTGAGAGTCCGTAGCCGATGAGCAGTAGCGAAACGGAACTTGAAATTTAGCGTACTATGTGCGCTATTGTTGTGCCCAAAATTCGCCAACGGAATCAGGGCAAAAAGATACAGTTGGTGACTACCGCTCAAAATAGAACGGGAATACCTATGCAATCTGTCTGAAATGTATGGGTGTGGCGCAAAATGCTTGAATAGGCAAGCGAGTGTCAAACGGAGACGGTGACTTTTGCGGTTTCAAAATTGTAAACCGCTATTTTTTATGCAAAAAGAAAGCAGGAGGATTTTTCCATGACCGCAAAACAGATCTACAAGGCAATGGTGAACATTGCCAATGATTACGTTGGAATGGGGCGCGAAAAACAGGCATGTGACAGCGCTGTGTTGGATACTATTATGCGTGTTTATTACACGGACACTCACATTGACTTTGAAGAAGTCAAGTGGCTGTGGGTAAGGTATTTGCTTACTGGAGCGCTGAATTTTCCGGCAGCGAAGCAGCGCGCAAGGGAACGCGTAGAGCGGGAAAAAAGTGAAAACGATTGGATTCCTGTTAGTTCCGGTTCATTTCCTGATGATATGGAAAAGGTACAGGAAACATATATTGGGTGGTTTGACAAAAAGCCATATTGCGATTCATTTGCCTATAGAAACGAAGGTAAATGGTATTGGGCTGATCCTGATTGTGAGTCCAAGGTAAAAATTACGGCATGGAAAAAGTGTTGCGAACCATACGCAGAAAGGGGATAACCATGTGTAAATGCAAATATTTCCAGAATTGCAAAACAAAGCAGCAGCTGAAAGTCTGTTTTAAAGTGCTGCTGAAAGAGAATCATCCCGATAACGGCGGCGATTTACGAACAATGCAGGATATCAACGCGGAATATAATCGTCTGGTGGATATCCTGCCTGACGTGCCCGGATCTGAAAAAGAAATGGGACGGAAAACCGAAAAGACCGAAAAACAGAACGCAGATACTGATTTTGCAGATCTGCCTGATTCTGTGAAATTGGCAGTTGCCCGTGCAACGCAGATTCCAGGTGTAAATGTGGAAGTTTGCGGATGCTGGGTTTGGGTTTCCGGGAATACTTATGCGGTAAAGCAAATCTTGAAGGAAATCGGATTCCGGTTTTCTGGCAAGAAGAAAATGTGGTACTTCCATGAAGAAACGGAAGTATCACATAAATATAGAAAGCACAGGGAAGTGGATATGGGTGAAATCCGGGCAAAATACGGCACGGAAACCATGCGCCACAAGTCGGTGTGTTTAGCATAGGAGGAAGCGAAAATGATAGAATACAGATTTTATGGGCAGACAGTGCGGGGATTATATATCCCTGCGAACTCTGTTGTGTTCCAGAAAAACGGTGTGATTCTGGTGTGCGTGAAGTTTCCGGCTAAGGGAAACACGCTTGATCTGTATGTGTACAGCCCGAAGCGTGGCGGTTGGTATAAAACAGTTGCGTGCGATAATAACTACACGGCGCAGATGGCGGCAGCATACCGCAAGCGAAACCGCCGGATGTATGTCAACACGCGGAAACTGATGGCGCATGATCGTGTACATAAACATGGAACCGGCGGAACCGTGGAACATGTGAATGCAATTACGGACTATGAATGCTCTAAAAATCCGTTGCATGATTTCCGCAGATGCTTTATGTAGGGTGGCAACATTGACAAAAAATATTAACTATGTTATAGTGTAGTCACATATAGGGAGGTGTAGTTTTGATTATTTATAATAAACTAGGTGACTACTTAAAAGAAAGAAAATTAAGATATTCTGATTTGCAGAGGGCAACAGGTTTAAGTCCGTCAGTGGTGGCTAAATTTCAAAAAAACAGACCAGTCAATACGGAAAGCATAGATAAAATATGCAGCTATCTTTGTTGCCAGCCTGGAGATATCATGGAATGGGTTAAGGATGAAAAAGAAGTCGAGAAGAAAGCTATTGAAGCTCAAATCGCAGAGCTTCAAGCGAAACTGAAAACCATGTAGGGAGGATAAGAATATGACAATTACGGGAAAATATGAGCGTGACAGCAACTTCACGACGGTATACATGGATGACGCGATGTATACAATCGCAAGAAAAACCGGCGAATGGGGATGCCTTAAAATTGGCGATACGTCAGCAACCGGTCACGTTTTAACGCAGAAAAGGTTTGAAGAACTGAAATCTTCCTGCGAAAAGGAAGGTACGTTTAACTTAAAATGAAAGGCAAAACGCAGATAGCATCCGAAAGGGTGCTATTTTTATACCCAAAAATCAGGAGGAAAATCTATGTCTTACGAGTACAAGAATAAAAATGGAGAAACTTTTGGAATCGTCACAGCGGAAAGCGGTACGATGGCTTACATTAACGGATCTTATGTTGCACAAGCCGAGACGGAAAAAGAGCTGGAAGAAATTCTGGATCATTTTTCTCACGCAGATATTTCCGAAACGCTGCGTTATATTGGCGCAGGAAAGGGAAAGACCGCCGATTAAGACGGTCTATCACTAAAGTCATTTTATTTCATAGATACAATGGCTTGATAAACTTCCTCACGGAAATCGTCGTTATTGAAAACGTCCACATCATTTTCAATCAAATCGGTTTCCTGCAAAACCTTGCAAATTGCGCGGATAGAAGAGAAACGAGCAAAATCTTCCGCTATGCGAATAATTTTGATCAGGTCGGCAGGTGTAACAACTTCTTTTCCGGCAAGGTCTAAGAATTGCGGCGCGTGAAAGAAATTTTCATCTTCACATCTGAAAGCTAATTCATAGGCAACGGTCAGTTTTTTTACAAGTTCACTTGTTTTGATTTTATCCATATGAAACCCTCCTTTGTTTTTATTATACAAACAAAGGGAAATAAATCAACAGCTTCATCGAAAGAAAGGAACGCAAAAATGAAGAGAATCGCGTACATCGCAGTAACAACGGCGCTCACACTGGGCGCTTTTTTCGTGGGCAAAACCTGTTTCCCGAAAACGGAAATCCGAACCGAAACCGTAGAAATCGTTCCGGACGGCTACGTTGACACCGAAAGCGAAGAGTTCCGGAACAACTATGTGGACATGCGCCAGGTGGTAGATTTTACCGCAAGCGAAAACGGTTTACATCTGTACATGTCGGACGGTTCCGGATATTACTGGGAAAAATAAGGATTGGAGAATATAAGGAGAAACGCAAAAATGAAGAAAAACAAAGCAGAACCAGCCGTTGTATACATGCATTGGCGATTAAACAAGGAGGCAAACGAAGAAATGAGAGTGAGAACGAGCGAAGACCTGTACACACTGTCTGAAGCAAGGCAGATTATCCGGGCAGAACAGGAATGCAAAAAAGAGAAAGTAACGCAGAAGCTTCTGGGTCTTGGTCTGGCGGTTATCGGAATTGCAGCGGCTCCTTTGACCGGAGACGGAAGCGCAACTATTGTGCTTGTACCGGCTGGAATCGGTCTTTTTATGACCAAGGTAAACGTTTTTAAGTTAAGATAAGGAGGAAAAAACGAAATGTGCATGACAAGAGAAGAGTTCTCAGGCACACGCTGGCGGATGAGCACGGTATAAATGTAGCATCTATCGAAAGGTAGGTGCTATTTTTTATACCAAAAGAAAACTGAATAACGATAAAAATAAAACGCAAATAAAAGGAGATTAAAATTATGTGCAGAAGTTTTGAAGTAATTAGCGGCAAGGTAAGCAAAGGAAACGTTGAATATCTGAAAGGTATTTGCAAGGCAGCTGTAGATGCAGGCAAAGGCGTGACGATCATGGAAATCCCGGTTGAGCTGATGGAAATCGACACGAGATACCAGACAGAAAACAGAACCAGAAGAGATTTACGGTATCTGACAAATGCCTGGAACGAATCGAAGCTGCTGCCGCTGGTAGGCGTACCGCACTGGGAAGAAGGCAAGGTATATCTGGTTGACGGATACGGAAGATGGATTGCGAGTCAGATCGTAGACAAAGAGAAATATAAAGAGCTGAAAGTTATGGTTCTGTTAAATGCACCGAAGGACAAGGCAGAACGCCTGAAATACGAAGCAGAAATGTATGCTTTCCAGAATAAGCAGGTGGCTAACATGAAACCGATTCAGAAGCACGGTGCAATGCTAATCATGGGTGATAAGGCAACCTTGAAGCTGGAAGAACTGCGCAGAAAATACGGGTTCGCATTTGTAGCAACAAGCGGAAAACGAGAAGCGCATGTGTTGGGAAGTTATGCGGAAACGCTGGATTTATACGGGAGAGACAACGGCAATGCAGCTGATTATGTCTTTGAAGTGCTCTATAAAGCCGGATTTGACCGGAAGTCTAACGGTTATGCTTCCTACATGATCAGAGGTTTAAGAGACATGTATCTGTTGTATCCGGACGATCGGAGAGACACGAAGAAAACGCTTGTTGAAATGCTGAGAGGTTTAGACGGAACGCATTTAAGAGCAGAAGCAGTTACAAAGTATCCGATCTTGGACGCAAAAACGGCAGTATCCCTGTATCTGGAAGATAAAATTTCCGGCGAGCTGTGTCTGGACAAGATGCGCCGCGTAGAAAACGGAAAGGTCGTACATATTGCGTAAGTACATAGTTAGACCATGCATCGGAGTTTATCCGGTGTATGGATGTGGCTATGTGTCGCAAATATAAAAAGCGAAAGGAGAATATTTATGAGCAACAAGACAAGGCTGACAAAAGACGGTCGGAAAATGCAGAAGTTTCTGAAGAAGTACGGCTACGATGTTGGACGGAAACATGCCGGACATCTTATTTACGAGAAAGATGGTGTCCTATATAAGGCAAGCATCGGAAATCACAAACCGATGAACAAAGGGTTCCAGCGGCGAATCATGAAAGAAGCGGCAGCTGCTGCATCGGCAAACGCATAAGTGAAAGGAGAGTACGAAAATGACAATGAGAGAAAACTTAGAATTTTTAAAGAAGGATCGTAAGGTAAATGACGCTTTTTTACGGAAGCTGGAAAGCGTCGGATTTGAAATTGAATATGGAAAATTTAGCTATTGGAGCGGTCAGGAGTATATTACAGTCGGACGGCAGAGAATCTGGCTGGTAAAAGAAGATCACAGCGGAAACAACAATCTTGATTGTGTATGGCGCTACCAGAACGATGTTGTCCGTGACATTCAGGAGGCAATCAAGGAAGAGAGAGCGCTGGCAGAAACAGGAGATCAGATTGTAGAAGAGTTTTTTGAGTCGTTTGACAAAGAGAAAACGGAGCTTGAAAAAGCGGTTGATCTGCTGCGCCCGTTGCTAGAAGGCATGGCGGAAGGCAGAAACGAATCCGTGGAAGTCGTAGCGGACGAAAACGAATACGGCGAAAAAATGATTACCGTCGTGATTGATGGATACGATTATCCGGTTAATGTAACGTCGGAAAATGTTCGCAGCATGGTCAAGAGTGTTGTGGACAAAGTAGCTTTCAAGCTATAGGGAAAGGAAAGTTCATGTATAGAGTTGAGTGGCTAAATGATAATGGAGACACATGCATTAAAAGTGGATTTAAAACGAGCGAAGAAGCTCACGAATGGATTAGAAAACGCCATTTTAAGAAATTTGCTTTTCCAATGGTGTTTTATGACGAAGAGTAGAAATGCGTGTTCCATTGGAAGGTAGATGAGAGATATGAAAGAAAGGAAGGTGAAAATATGAGTAAATTAAGAGTATGGTGGATTCCACAAGCAGGTGCAACAGAGGATTCATTTTATGTTCCTGTAGAAACAGTTGAAGAAGGCAAAAAAGTAATGGATATGTTGGCAGCATATGATGCATATCAAAGACAGAATAGAATCAAACCTGATTATTGTAATTGTGGTGGAGTTCAGAGATGGGATGAAGATTCTCAAGACTGGGAAGATTGGTACATGGAAACAGAAGATGGCTACTTTGATGACGTGGATGATTATTGTGAACAATGTGAAAAAGCAGACGAGCTTGAAGAATTTACGCATGAATTATTTAAACAGATTGATTGGGAAAAAAATTAAAAATGGAAGAAAAAATTAACCAAATTCGTGAACTGGTAAGAGAAATTAAATCTTATGATGATGTTTTGTATATGTATGAGGGAGATAAAATCGACCTTGAAATAAAGAAACAGGAACTATGGGATTTATTGCAAAAATTATAACGGTTGAAACCAAGATTTCTTAGGAAGGAGAAAAATATGGTAGGAGATATTTATTTTGCGACAACAGAAGGTGGACTTGTTACTAATCGTGATGTAGCAAAAATGGCTTTTGTTGTAAATGGAGATTATGTAGATGAATATAATCTTGATGAGGTTCGTGAATACGCAAAGAAGTGTAGAGGAATTACAAAAGAAGTAAATCCTTCAATTAAGATGTGTTTACGGAATCACGAAAAAGTAAAAGCTGTAATGATTTACCGTGACAGACATCCTGGAATTGGATTGAAAGAAGCGAAAGATGCTATTGATATGATTGAGGCAAAAATGAAAGTTAGAAGAGAGATTTAGCAACTAAACAAAATAACGCAAACGCAAAGGCAGCTGGAGAATAATCTACTAGATGCCAATTTTATTACAAGGAGGAAAAACAAATGGGAAGCATGACAATTGAAATCAAAAATAATCTGGGAAAAGATGTGGATGCGTCTTTTGTAGATGGGAAAATTTGCCTGAATTGGGCGGAAACAAAACGGAAACTCGGAGATCTGAATCCGGGAGATGTTTTTAAGGGTAAAAGCGAAACCGAATATATCGTTTGTGGGCACGAGCATTTCGTAACTTATGTTGTAAGAAGGGAACTTTTGGATGAAAAAATGAAATTCGGTGATACGAATAATTGGGTCAAAAGTAATATTAGGAAGTATTTAAACGAGGATTATGTTCAGGTGATTGAGAGAGAATTTGGCAATGGAAACATCGTAGCATTTGAACGAGATTTAATCTCTTTGGACGGATATAACGATTATGCAACATGTGTCGATAAGGTAAGCGTGATGAATGTTATGGAGTATGTGAAATATCACAAATATGTTGGTAATTGTGATTTCCGCTATGTACTCATCACTCCAGATTCCACTCCGTCGGGCTGTAGCGCTAACGGTGTTCGGTATGTCGTTGACGATGGCCGCGTCGGCTGCAGCTGGTGTAGCGGTGGTTTTGGCGTGCGTCCGTTTTTCGTCTTAAAATCTTCAACCTTCGTATCCTGAAATTTTAAATTACAAAGCGAAATGTGGGCAGCTGGAGAATAACAATCTGGCTGCCTATTTTATTACGAGGAGGAATGCGTTATGGAATTACGGAATAATTGGTACAAAGCAGACAATGGGAAGCATTTTGTGCTTACAGAAAAAGGCAAAAAAGAATGTGCAAGTTATAAGCATAAAACAGTTGGCGAACCTGTAGATGAATATGATTACGAAGCAACTGAATGGGATGTTGGCAAAGGTTATGTAATCGAAACTGATATTCCAGGATGGACTAAAGGGCTAAAGGGATATGAAGTTGTGTATTATCGCGAAGGAAAATATAGATTATTAGCAGGTAATCCACAGGTGTTCCCGACACGCAAAGCAGCAGAAGCCTACAAAAAGCATTATAAAGCATATTCATGGTTCAACGGAGATCTAGTGGTTGCAGAGGTTAAATATGATGGAGTTCCGTTAAGTGAACCGAAAATGTACAAAGGAAAAGAAATTGTAGATAAGGAACACTATTTTGGACTTGACGCTCATGAAGTCGGTGAGTATTTTGCAGAGGATATGGTTGATTTCTTTATGAACTTATTACCACCAGCTTGTATGAGAAGTGATTGTTCACAGATTGGTGATCCATGTTCAAGTAGAATTGATGAAAATGGAGAAGGCAGAACAACATATTCTACATTCAAAAAGGTAGATGATGGAATTTGGGAATACTGCGAAGATTGTTTCAGAGGCGAAAATTATATGCATGGAAAAGATATTCCATATGTGAGATAGGAGATGATTGTATGACAAGATCAGAATTTGAAGAGAAACCATTTGAAGACGTGATGAGTCAGCTTAATGAAGAGTTGGACGAGATTACAACGCTTGACACTCTAAAAAGTTTTGCAAAGTCAAAAATAGATGAAGGTAATTATTTTCTTGCTATTCATATTATTAAGGCATTACGAGCTGGACGTGATGAATATTGGTGGGATTATGATTATTGTATGGGAACGCTGGATACGCCTATTCCATTAACAGAAAAGGCAGATGTTGAATATTTAATTAATGATTAGAAAGGCAGGTTGATTAGTATGGAATATACAATAGATACATTAAGAGAGATTAACGCAAGATTTTGTGGTTCGCATATACTTATGAATTACGATGTAGATAAGGCAAATATGTATGTCGAACTTATAGAAAATACACGGTCTGAAAAGACTCCAAGTGTAGGTGATTGCGTTAGATATACAAATGAGTATGGAGATTACTATGGAACAGCTCATATTGAAAAAGCAGATGGGAATGAAATTTATATCTGTGAACAACCATATACACCTTTTGTTCATGAATACGAAGGCAGAATTAGTTGTAGTACAAGTGGTGGAGCATGGACACATTTACCAACAAGAGAATTGAAATATATAGGTAAAATTGAAAAGAGATTTTGTGATTGGGGTAATTGTGGAGGCTGTGCAGATGGTGCTATTGATTTTATAGCAGAAGTAAGTTTATGGGAATATGTAGATAGTAAAAATCCTTTTGTAAGTGAAAATGGATATAAGTTCACAACAAAGGATTTTAATAAACAGTATATATCATTCATTCCTAAAGATGATTCACCTTATGTATATTTTGGAGAAGGTTGTGCATGGAAAAGTAAAACAGATTTATATGCTTATCTGAGAACATATAGAGCAGAAATTTTCAAAGGACATTGGCAGAATCAGTTCATTGTGTGGACTTGGAAAGAGAAACAGTATCATGTATCACCAATGGAATTTGATAGTCTTAAATTAGAAGAAGATACATTCCTGATGAATGGTGACATCATGAGATGTAAAAGAAAATATGATGAAATTACTCATACTGTACACACATATTATGTTTGGTATTGGGACGATCCAACCAAAGACTTCTTTGAGGCAAGTGCAGAACAGAATAAAATAAGAGAAAAATATTATACACTTGATAGAAAAACTCCAACATATATTGTTGCGAGAGAAGAAATAAAGTCTGGAATTGAAATCCCAAAACATGAGGAGGTGTAATAGTATGCAAATTCTTGTTTGAAATCATATTTTTGGAATTGGTATAGAAATCGTTATATACTTGGTTTGGAAGGAAGTGAGAATTATGCAGAAAACATTAATGGAAATGTTAATTGAAGCAGGTTATCCAAAAGAAGAAATGGATCATGGTCATTATTGTTCTGATTTATATGTATATGTAACACCACTTACAACAAAAGTAATTGAAGAATGGTGTAAGGCGCATGATTATAGAATGGCTTGGCATTGTCCTACATTTAGAGACCATATAACAGGCAAAATGATGTATGATTGTTCATTTCAGTGGTATGAAAATTAGCAGGAAATTGTAATTTCAGGAGGTGAGGATATGCAAGCGACAATTACAAGAAACGGAAAAAGATACAGATTATCAACGGCGGAAATGTTAGAAGCTGCTAGATGCTTACGGATTAATTTTATGCAGGATGAATTGGAAAGCCAATTCAATGTTCCAAAAAGTAAGTCGGAAGAGCTGGCGATTAAAGCTGATGAGCTTTATTGTGTGGGAAAGGTAGACCGGACAGAATATGATTGTATTAATGAGATTGCAAATAATTATGGATATTAAAGAAAGTAATTAAAGGCAGATGCAGGAATGTGTCTGCCTTTTGCAATGGAAGGAGCGAATATTATGCAGACAGTTAAATTTGTAACAGTAGAAAAAGACAAAGTTATGGTTTGGTGTACAACAAATTCGATAATCGTTTTTAGAGATTTCATGCAGTACGTTCTCGATGACATGAATCATCCTGAAGATTTTATGATTATTGATACGAGAAACGACTTGGTTTACGGAATGTATGGTGTTGCAACAAAACAGTACAAGATGCGAAAAAGAACGTTTGAAGAGCGCATGAACGATGTTCAAACTGGAAAATGGAGCAAGTTTTCTGACATAGAATTAAAGGGAATGTAGAAAGGATGGCGGAACGATGATCGCACGGAATTGTTTAGGGAAAATTGAATTACGAATAGGCGATTATTTTGTAGCCAAAAAACAGTAAAGGGAAATATGAGATAATGAAAAAATATGCCTTGGTATACAACTGAGGCAGTTATTTCAAATGAAGTTATGCTGTGGCTAGATATTGATCCGTTTGATTCGATGGTAAAGGCATATGCGTGGCTGAAGAAACATGTAAACGAATTGCTTTAGGAGGTAAACAAAATGGGACTTTTATATTTAAAGAATGAAGAGAAGCAGTTGTATAGTGCATACGGATTAACTGTATATGGCAGACAGGATAGATATGAATGGACTATCTTCGATGATAAACCAGATGAAAATGCATACACATCATTACGGATTGAGCGAAACAGAGAGGAAATCTACAACAGAAATCTTGGTAACAGATGTATTTTTGAAGAGAATTTTAACAGGACAATTGATAATTTCTTATGGTGGATTGATAAAGATAGTCCTGATGAATACGACATTGACAATGCGGTTATCAAGAGTTTGTGTGAAACAAATTCATTATTCAATTATATGATTGCAAACAGAAAGCGAAAAGAGCAGGCGGAATACAATGAAAAAGCAAGGGTTGAAGCAATCAGAAAAGAAGAACAGAGGCAGATCGACTTAATTAAGCAGTATTGCGAAAAGAAAAATTTGTTATTCAAACAGTATTATGAAGAGGTTTATCTGATTAAGCTGCGCAACAAAAATGTAAGGCAGATGATTGAAGATGCAGACAATGATCTGTTTGAGAGACTAAGAGATTTCATGAATGAACATCCTGATAACAAAGATGCTGTGATTGTAATGAATGGAAATATCGAAGATATGGTAAGGCAGATAGCATAGAAAGCGAGGATGATTGATATGACAATGGAAATATTAAAAGCCAGAATAGATGAAATATTAAAGAAAATGTGGGGTGTAAATGAACATGGTGGCATCGAAATTTATACTGACTATAGAGATAGAGAACTTTCTGATGGTTTTTTAAAAAAGATATTTGAGCATAATAATCCAAGCGAGGCTTTTAATGATGAATTAGTTGATTGGGCTATGGATTATGCGACGGAGTACGGAGAAGATGAGCTTGAAAAGGATATTCGTAAAGAACTGACAGATGAAGAGGAAGAGTATTTTACAGATAATTTTGATGAGATATGGGAATATGTAAAAGAAAATACATATTTTTATTACAACGCAGAGGATTTTAATAATGAAGTCAAAGTAAATATCATGGTGGATTGTGGTAATTGGAATTACGATTGCGTTTGCGATAATGTTCTGAATTGGTATGGAAATTCAGGAGATGGAAGTATTGATAAAGAATCATCTATGCTGTGGTTGGCAAAAACACAAGGTAAAGCAACTGCATTAAGAAAGGCTTGTAAACAAGTACATAGAGATGACGGATATTATGTAGATAGAGATAAAAATAAAGACAAATTTATTGAAAGCTGCATACAGGAATTTGAAAATCTTCCATCACATATGGCAACTGTAACATTTCTTGTAAAAATGTCGTTATTTGAATTGTTCGATTTAATAGAATTGCAGAACAAGGAATATGACGAAAAGGGAAAATACGATCCACGAAAGAATGAAAAATCAAAATCTTATATTGTTCTTGGAAAAGAAACAATGTGTGGGTTATATGATTCTTGGTCTGGCAGTGGTTCTGTATTAGAAGTAGAACTAGATAAGGATGTTAAACTCCCTATTAAATATGCAGTCTTTTGTGTAGAGGGATGTAAGATGCATGGATATGATATTGATGAGGTCTATGGACTGATTGATAGTTGTTGGAAAGAAACAGTAAAGGAAATAAAAGAGGTGGCTTGATATGGATAAAGTAAAAGTGATTTTCCGAAAAAATAAACATAATGATGTAATTGCATTCTTTCCAGAAGAGAGCGCAAATTACGGGAATATTATGTCATATATGCATATTGGTCAGCATGGTGAAGCAAGTTATGAATTTTATTTGACTACTCGTAAGGCAAATGAAAATGAGTATGCTGATTTATTTGCTGAGTTACGTAAGATATATGAGGATTGTGAATTGATAGTAAAACAGAGAGTTAATCACAACGATTTAAGAGATAAAGCATGGAAATAAAACCAAAGGAAAGGAAAGAACTGTTTCATTGGCAGAATTAGAAAGGAAATGGTGAATATTATGACTTGGGATGAATTAAATAAAAAATATCCAGAAGCAAGATATGAAATGGATAATGAAAGAGAAAGAGCATTTTTGAAAGATTGTTATAGTGTTTATGAAACAGTTGGATTTGCTGATAAATTCTGGTCGCCATTCGATTTAAAAGATGAGGATAAGAAGTATATTGGGAAACCATTTAAGGTAATTGGACGATGCGAAGAAGGAAAAGAATGGGATTTAGAATCTCTACCAGCTTGGAATATAGAATTTGAAGATGGACATAAAATGAGTGCATACCCTGAAGAAATATACTTAAATGATATGCTTGCGAACGGCTATGAATCAGAAACAATGAAATGGAATGGAGGATCAGATATGATTTGGACAAAATTATTTAATGTAATAGGCACTCATGACTTAGAAGGCATGACATTTGCAAGATGTACCACATATGAAAAGGCATTAAAGGCAAAAGAATGTTTAGAAAACAATGGATTTGAAAATATGATTGATATAGTTCAAGATGAAATTCCAGTGGATGTAATTGAAATTGATTCTCAATTATTAGAGTTATAGCAATGAAATGAGGATTTCAAGATAGGAGGAAGTATATGGAATTTATATCAACAAACGAACACAGGGAAATTTCTTTACAAGAAGGTTTAAATCAAGTCCAATTAGGAAATACAGATAAATTATTTTCTGATGGGTTGGAAACAGATGAGTATATATACTTTGACCATAATAAAGGGTTTTGTTATGAAGATGGCTGTGTTATTGGTGGAACATATGATCAGACACTAAACATACTACATTCCCTTAAATGGTGTTTCCATCATAAATTCTATGTAAAAAAAGCATAAATAAAAGTAGATGATTTAGATATATAAATGAAACGATGATTTACTTGGTTTTAGATGATAGGGCAAACAAAATACAATAGAATATTGAAAGGAGGTTGTCTTGCATGGAGTACAAAATCTTTGAAGGAAATATAGAACGATTGGAAAAGAAATTAAACAGAATCTCAGCCAAATGTAAAAAATATGGAAATGAATTCATGTATGAAAAAATCGGGGAAGAATTTGCAGAACACGAAGATGAAAATGGGAATAAATGCACAGTCAAATATATTGTTGTCAATGTTGAAGGCAAGGCAATAATCAACAATTGGAAATTTATAGCAAGTGTCCAGCATACAGAAAAAGGGAATTTAATTAAAAAATGTTGTGAAGTTGAAGTGCCAAAAAGATATTATACAAGTAAACCGATCTGTGAACATTGCAATAATAAGCGAAACAGAAAAGACACATATATTGTACAAAACATTGAAACTGGTGAGTTTAAACAGGTTGGAAAATCTTGTCTGAAAGATTTTACATGTGGTATGAGTGCAGAGGGAATTGCCCATTATATCAGTTTATTTGATGAATTGATAAAAGGAGAATGTATTGAAAGTGGTTTTCATCCAACAAGATATATCGAAACTGTTGAAGCTATGTATTATATAGCTGAAACAATAAAGCACTTTGGGTATGTAAAATCTGATGATGATAGACCAACAAAGCAAAGAGCAAGAGAATATTATGAAGTAGATCATGGAATGATTGGTGGAATTTTTACAAATCTGGCTAAAGAGTTTAAGGATGAAATGAATTCAGTTTCATTTAATGCAAATTCAGATTATTCAAAAGAACTTGTGAATAATGTTCTTACATGGATAGATAGTCAAACAGAGGATAATAATTATTTTCATAATTTAAAAACAGTTTGTAATTTGGAATATATTACCTTTGATAATTTTGGTTTGCTTGCAAGCGTATTTCCAGTGTATGATAGAAATTTAGAAAGAGAAAAACAGAAACTAGAAGAGCAAGAAGTGGATAGAAAATCTGAATATGTTGGAAATGTTGGAGATAGAATAACAGTTCAAATTGAAGATTTTAAAATTATGACAACATGGGAAACAGATTATGGATTGACTAAAATCTTTAAGATCGTTGATGTTAATGGTAATGTTTATACATGGAAAACAAGCGGAGGAATCTCAGATGATGCAAAAGAAATTGTTGGAACTGTAAAGTCACATAATGAATATAGAGGAATTAAGCAAACAGAATTAACTAGAGTGAGAACAAAAGCATAGGAAACGGAAAATTTCCTCTGAGGTGATTATATGATGACAGATAAAGAATTGATTAAAGCAAAAGAAATTTTAAAAGAAAATCATATCAATGCTCGTCCTATAGAATTTTGGGAAGGAAAAGATTATTACAAAGTTGCTTATACAACATATGCTGGAAATTTTTATATAAAAGAATTTGGTAAGTAGATGAAAAACATATTTTAAAGGATGGTGACGAATATGATTCTATTACTAGGCAAAAATGATGCGGTTGAAAGATATGCAAAAGAAATACTGAACATCGATTTGGATAACGACATTGCGTATTACCCAGATGTAATAACGCATTATAGTGAATTATCACAATGGGTAGAATTAGCCAGAAGAGAAAATCCACCTGTTGTAACAACTCAGAGGCTTGATATGATAAATGAATTTCTTCATTCGGACTTAGATTTTAAAGTAATTACAGCCGTTGAAATTGATGGAAATATTAGAGCGAGAGTTGTTGAAAAAGAAAAGGCTTTATACATAAAAGAAGAACTTGGCTTAGAATTACGATGAAAACCGCATTTCTTGCGGAATTTTGGAGGTGAAATCTTTTTGAAAGTTGTTGGAAATAAAGAAAATGTCAATCAAATAAAATTGACACATAAAGGTTTGAACATTGGATTTAATTGTTTTATGAAACCATTACCCTACACTGCTGACAATATTGATATATCTAAGCCTGAAAGAATTGAGATAACATTTAAGGATTCTTATGAAATAGATAACTTAATACATATATTGGAAAAATTCAAAAAAGAATGTTCTGAGTATATTGGAGAATGGAGATAACATTATGACAAATAAAGAGTAAAATAATTTAAGCAAATACGTGAAAAGCGAAAATACGTAGACGAATAATGGAGGTCAAGATGAAAATTGAAAAATTATCACATATACCTGGTGGTGAACATGACTGGTATGTTCAAATTGGCGGTGATCGTAAGAGCGCATTTTGTATTCTGTTAAGGTATTTTACGAAATGTGGATTTAGATTGAGTGTTAATCTTTATACAGACAGACTAATTAAGTTGTTTGGTTTTTCTCAAAAGATAATTGGAGTGTAAAGATAATGTTTAAAGGTAAATTGAGTAGGAGAGAATAAACATGAAAAGAGAAACGGCAGAAAAAATTGCAAAAGATTTTTTGAATCAGATGAACCCTGAAATGTGGGATGGCAATGGTGAAAAGCCAGAATCAGTTAATACTAAAATTTGGGAGTATGATTTATGTGAACATGATTTTCTTGATGTAAGCATTGAATATAACAATGAAGAAAAAACATGGGAACATTGTTGTGAGATTGTAGATAAGAAAAGTGGTCTTATGACAGAAATATTGCATGGCTACGGAATTGACTCTTATTTCAACTTAGCAGATACAATAGAAGATATATGTCAAGGATATTAAAAAAAGAGTTTCTTTAGATGATAGGAAAATTAAAGTTATTAAGGAGTGATGATAACATGCTGGAAATGAAAAATGGGTTTGTGATAACAGACGATGATTGCATGCAGTGCCGAAAAGATCTTGGAGATAGAAAATTCTTGTTTGTACAGGCAATTTGGATGGACGGATGTGATGAGTATTGCGTTGTTGCCAATTTGGAAGATTTAAAGGAAATGTCGTTGGACGATATTGAAATGGCAATTTGTGGGTTTTACGATAACGTAAAGGCAATGGAAGAATCTTATGGTCTACCACTCGGGCAACTTGACGAACTCGTTTCGGAATGTGCTTTTGAAAATCATCCATATTGCGATTGGGATCATAAAAGCAAATTTGTTACACGAGAGCGGGCGGAAGAAATTATTCAGGAGTTCGTGGATACAAATGGTGAAGTATTTTTGGAAGAATAGAATCAGCGAAAACCGTATTTGGCAGGAGGAATGTTATGCAGAAAAATACAGCAGGGATAGAAAAAATCATTGCTAATTTAGCCGTCAAAGATTACTCTGCGTCCATAAATAGACTGACTGCGGCACAAAGAAAAAATATTGCAACCCAAAAGAAAACACTTGCGGATTATGGCGGTGTCATTTTGAGAGAAAAGACCAGAGAAGCAATGGAAATTCGGGATGACTACTTGCAAGAAAAGATAACCGAAGAGGAATTCAAAGCATGGTGTTTGAAATACAATTTAACTGCATGAAGAAGTGTTTGGAATGCAATGAAAGTTTGCTTTCGTATAAGAGAAATTGATTAGACGGATGACTGTTAGGTTGTCCGTTTTTGCGTGGAGGGATATAACATGAGAAGAGAAAATGAGAATGAAATTAGAGAAAGAACGGAAGAGTGGCTGGATGAACGCAGGATGATTGCGGAAAATTTCCCGGAGAGGCATCAAGAAAAGGCGTATTATGAAGGCGGTCTGAAAGCTGCTGAGATGCTTGGGTACTCTTGGAATTATAAAAACGGAAGGCATACACTTTATAAATAAAGCGGAGGTTTAAATATGGTTGCGATAATGGAAGAAAAGTTGAACGAGATGTTTGATTATTACATCGATCTTGAAGCAAAAGAAAGGCAAGAAAGTCATGGATCTTATAATGAAGCCTGGATATCCGGCGAATGTGAGGAAGCGCAACGATGGCTGAAGATGTTTGGCGTGGATGTGTCGTATGACAGGGTGAAACCGCTAGTTGAGGAAAGATGTAAGAAATACGGATATTAAGTTGCTTACAAATCCTGTTTATTGGACAGGTAAAGTGATATAATATAAGCCAAAGGAGAGCGAAACGATGAATATTAGTGAATTTAGCACAAAAAGACGGGTTGAAATTTTACGGCAGCTGGATCGGCGGCTGGCAGATATGAAGGTGGTTTCCAGAGGAACAATGTGGGCACCATACGGACTTAAAGCAACTGCGGAACAGACGCAAGAGAACTGGGAGCGAATCGCGGCGGATGATGAGGAGTTTTCGCAAGCAATTTTGTATTATGCCATGTGTACATTGGAACCGTATACATTGGGACAGTTTGGTAAAATCGGATAAGGAGGCGTTACGTTATGGGAAAATTCATCTTATGTTGTTTTGGACTTTGGTTTTACTTGTATTTATGTGGGGCTGTTGGTAGTCGGAAAAGAGAAAGCGACAATCGTGATTTTGAAGCGAGAATGAAAAGAAATAAGGATTTGGCAAATCAGCAGGTAGAAAAAGAAGCGAAGAAATGGAGGTTTCAGTGATATGGCAGCTGGGTTATTGTTTTTGGGATTAAAAGCAATTATCGGAATCGCTGATGCGATAGATAATGAGCGTTCGAAAAGAACTATCGTTGCGTTCGATGAAAAAGGAAGAGCTATAAGCTATGACAATAAAATGAACGAGTATGTGAACGGCGAAAAAACAGAAACGATTCGTACTTATGACTACAACAATTATCCTCATACTATGCAGGTTGGTGTAAACAGCGGTACAGTGTATTCGGATTCATACGAAAGAGATATGGCTGGATGGAGAGAATTTGATGATCCTGAGTATGAAAGAGCTGTAAAGAATGGCAAGCCAGCTTGCTTGAAATTTAATCCATTTTTTCGCAAACGTGTTACTACGGAAATTGCTACGGGAAAAGTTATTACATGTGTTTGCGCAGGGTACGATGAAAATGGAAATAAGGAGTATCGTAAATGGTATTTTAATCCGAAATTACAAGGGAAACTAGGTTACAATGAAACAGTAAAAGGAGATTGGGGAATTGTAATCACCAAGAAAGAGTATGAGGACGTGATGGGAATTATTTCTGGAACTGCATCAAATATTCCGTCCGATTATGACATCTACCATGAATTTGCATGGGATCGACTGTATAAAAAGAGAATGAAAGAAATTGAAAGAGAAAAAAAGAAATACAACAATAAATGATATACTTGTACGAGCGTATGCACAAAAGGAAAAATACGGAAAACTTGATTCTGAATTAGATTTCCAAATAAAAGAGATAAAGCAAAAGAAGCTTACAAATTATCAGAGGCATCTGTTGAGCAAAATTGAAATGGAGGCGAGTGAATTTGACAGAAAAAGAAATGAATAGACTCTATATAATTTTAAGCAAAATTTCCGATCCTGATGAAAAGGCAGCTCTACGACATGCAATTTTTGTACTGGAAAGCAACAGGTAAGCATGTTACACTTATTGGGAGGATAGTAACAAAGCGGAGGTATAAGATGGAAGAATATTTAGTATGTGAAATGAATTTGGTATATGGAAACCAATTGAAAAAGGCAAGGCGCTTGACAGAGGAAGAAAAAACTCATTATATGCCGTGGTTCAGAGAAATCGGATTTGTAGGAATTGGAGACAGTGTAAACTTGGAATATCTTAGTCTGTATCAAATAAGAGAAATTTTGGGTGATCGTGATAGCGACGGCAAGTTTGTTAGTTCATCTGGAGATGTTTATATTGTCTCTCAAGACGAGTGGAACAAAATGATTAAGATGAATGAAGAACAAGGAATATTAAAAAAGAAGAAAGATCTGAAAGAAAAAATTGAGGATTTACAATACACAATCGAGCGCTGCGAATCTGCAAAAAAATTATATACCAGAGAAGAAGCTCAGGCAGAAAGAAAAAGATATAACAATCTTTTTAACGAGGGAGGCGAGGGATTTGTTCCTCATTTTTACACGGTTGAAGAATATGAATGGGCAAAAGAAAATTTAAAAGAATACCAAAAAGAGCTGTCTGAGTTGGGTGGATGATTATGAGTCCAGAAAGTATACGGTAGCCAAAGAGAAACGAAATAATAGTTTCGTGTGCAATGTTATAACAATGTATTGACAGTGATGCAAATGGAGAATATAATAATATTAAAGAAAGGAGTGATATGTATGGCAAATACAAATGTAACAATGAGAATTGATGAAACGCTGAAAGCACAATTACAGGAGCTTATGTCTAATCTTGGAATGGATATGACTACTTTTTTTACGATGGCTGCTAAACAAGCCGTAAGAGAACAGGCTTTACCATTTCGTCCTGATATGAATACTGGGATATATGGCTTGAAATCATATCAGTTAGCAATGAAAAATACAAATTACAATAAAGATGGGAAAGCGACAATATCTTCTGTTGACGATTGGTCAACTGAATCAGAATGGGATGATATGTTTGAGCAAATGAAAAAAGAAAGAGGTATTGAATAGTGAACAAAGGAGAAGTATGGTTTGTTGAATTTCCATTAGAAGAAGATCCAAGTAGAATACTGAATAGACCTGTTGTGGTGCTTGATGAGAATTTACTTGGTGTATTATCTGTCAAGATAACAAAGCATAAGGCAAGAAAAGAAGACCCTTATGATACGCCTATTATCTATTGGGAAGAAGCGAGTTTGAGATTGGCTTCAACTGTGAGAGTATCAAAAGTGACGTTGCTTACAAAAGATAGCTTTATATTCAAAATCGGTGATTTGCACAAAGATGATTTGGATAGAATTGAAAACATGTATAGAAAATTTTTAGAAGATAATGGTGCTGTATAAATTATAGCACCATTACTTATTAAAAAGAGAATATTAAAGTGACACGAAACCAAGTTTTCTTTTGAAACAGAAAGGAATTATTTTATGAAATATACAAATAGATTAACAGATGAAGAATTAAGAGAAGTATATGGCTTATTTATTGATTCAGACGGAAAAATCAATGAATTAAATATTACAAGAGGTGTATTACAAGAGATGAATGTTCTATTGGGCTTGAAGGATATGTAGAGATTCCTGAATTTGAAGAAGAGAGACTAAAAGAGGACTCGAATGCAACTATTATCATTGATGATGATTATGAAATTACAGATTATGATGTCAAAGTGTATCACCATTCAGGTAATTGTACATCAGATTATAGAAAATGGATGTATAACAAATTTGGTGATGAATATGCAAGAGATTACTTATTTAACGACTAAGAAATCTAAGTTTCGACTGGAGGTGTTATATATGTCGGATGTTCGTGAACTATATAAAAGGATCATGAAATATGATTCGAACGCCATTGATGATATTGAAACATTGAGTCAGGCAAAAGAAATTATAAAAACGATTTTAAATAATATAATTGTAGGTCAATATAATCCATTAGACTTTATTTCAATCAATAAATTTATTGTATTAAATGGAGAAGAAAATATTATAGTTGATAAGAAAAATAATGACAATTTTATTGATGATTTGAAAAATGCGGTCAATATAATTGTAGACAATCAAGTAATGCCAGAAGAGGATGTTAAAATTTTAATGAACAAAAAGACACATAATGAATTATCGTTAATATTTAAAACAATGCCATATACTAATATATTGTTTAATTATCAAGTAGATATTGTGGAAAATATAAAAAATGGAGAACTTAAAATAGAATGTTGAAAACCGAGTTTTCTTTGGAGCGGAAAGGATAATTAGAAAATGACAAAACACAAATATAACGTGTATGGAGTTTTTCAGGCAGGAGGATCATTGTTCAGCGGTACTTGTGTATCGGACGATATTGTTAAGGTAATAGAAATGTTTAGAGAAGAGGGATATTCCATATGGAACATTGAAAGAAAAGAACAAGTACGAGCTGATGAACAAATTGGAATACGAAATACAAACATTTTAGGTGGATATTCTGCTGAAGGAAACAATAAAAACAATATATATGGTTTATACAAACAGGTAATGAAGAATAAACCAGATGCGATTGACAAAATAAATACCTTAGATGAAGCAAAGCAAATCTTAAAAATGATTACTGGAAATATATATATTAATGGGAAAATATATGAATCGTTGGACAAAATTTGCAAAAAGCAAGAGGAAATCTAGGTTTGCTATGGAATTAAGGAGAAAAATATGTCGAAGAAAATTATATATACAGATGAATTTGGAAACAAAATAGATATTAATTCAATCGAGGGTATTCATGTTATACTTAACGATATTTTCGCAACATGTGATACCGAAAACCGTTGTTTATGCGTTAAAGAGAATATCAAAGCAATAGCAGAAAAGTGTTGCGAAATCAGGAAACTAGAAATTAAAACTGGCAAACCTCAAGATAAAGCAAGCATTTGGTAAGGAAATTCGACTTTCAAAGGGAGAGAGGAGATATTTGTGAATATAATTCGTAATTTAAAAGTTGATTTAGATAGAATAGAACTTTTTTCAGATATGGGATATGAATATAATGTAGACGAATACAAGGACTCAATGGTAAAACATTTAAAAGAATTATTTTATAACCAAGATCCACATCAAAATAAATTGATAGTTAAAGCGGTTCTATCAAAAGAAATATTTGAAAAAATGTCAGATCAAAGCGCAGCACAAGCATTAAGAGAGATTATTTTTGCTTCTGATAATATAATTGATTGGGATAGAGCATTTGAGGCTATTCAAAAATATATGCCAGAATTGAAAATGTTTGATTAGAAACGAGGTGAAATAAATGAAAATAAGATATGCTATTGAAAAAGAAATAGAAGTTCCAGATAATTTAACAGCTATGGACGTTGATGATATCATTTCACAGAAATGTAAAGAAGAGAATGGATTTGATTATCAATGGATACATACAAGCGAAATTAATAAACAACATTTAACAGGATTATTTGAAGAGAGATGAAATGACGATTTCAAGAGGTGGTTAGATGGAGAATATGTTTAAGAGTGCGACGGATGAAGAGTTAAAAGTATACTGTCAACAATATAGAGAGTGGCAGAAAACAGGAATGATTCCAGATAATAAATTGGGCAAAATAAGGGATTTATACTCTGAGTGTTCAAACACATGGCAAGTAAATCTAATGGCTGATTTATTGGATGTTTTGATGGAGAGATGGATGATATAAGCAAACGAAAAATTGCTTTCATGTGAAAATAAGGATGAAAATATGAACAAAATTGAAACACCAACGCTGGATAGAATGATTGAAATTCAGGAACAATCACAGCTTTGTGGAGAATTTCTTGATTGGTTCTTAAGAAAATATACCGTGTTTGACAGAAAACAAAAGAGAGAAAGCCCATTTGCCAATGTTACGGGTAACGGAGACTATATCAATAAAGAAAAGTTACTTGCCGATTTTTTTGATATTGATTTAGTAGAAGCTGAAAAAGAACGACAAGCTATTCTGGATGTTATGCAACGATGAAAGATTGTTTTCGACGGAGGAATGCAAAGTGAAACTTGGAGATATTTATATAAATAAAGAGAATAAGTCCATTATTCAGATTGATAGCTTTGCGACTCATATGGCAAGACCCGGAAGAGATGTTGTAATCGTCGTCTTTAGACAGATAGAAAAGCATAACCAATTTGAAATAGGGAGTTGTCCTAGTTTTAATGGATATGGGCTTAAAGAAGAAATTGAATCTGAATATGAATTATTGGTGCCACAAGAGAAACTGAGTGAATATAGCAATTGGAATGAGATATTTGAGTTTGCAAAATGTAGTTGAAAATTTTTCTTAGAGGAGACATAAACATGTATGCGAACTTACAAAGAATGAATAGGAGGACTTATGACTATTTGCGATAGAGATTGTGAAAAGTGCAGCCGGTTAAATATAAAGGTTGACAAATTGGGCTATCCTTGGGGGTATGAGTGTCTGAAATATGGAGATTCTGTGATTCGGAAAAATTTTAAGGATGTTAAGGAGTTTCCGGATTATAAATTAAAGTGAAATCGTTTAAAGGGATGTGTGTGATGAATAAAAATAATAAAGCTATATGCAGAAAGAATGATGAACATTTTACAGAAGGAAAAGAGTATGAGTGCACGGGGGCATATTCAAGATATGAAAGTGCGGTCGTAGATATCCTTGATGACAACAAAGAACTTATTACCGTAGAAATAAATGATAAGGATTTTCAATTTATTTTCAACTAATGAAGCAGGCATTTCAAAAGGAAAAGTCATTGGAGTGAAAAGTTAATATTATATTATCTATGAGTCGTCAAATATATGAAATTTGGCGGCTATTTTTTAACAAAAAGGAAAAACATAAAAAACATGATTGACAAAACATAAAAAAGGAGATAATATGACCATGTAAGGAGGAATTCAAATGGCGAGAAAAACAATGTCGATCCAGATCGAAGAATCCTTACAAGATGCTTTTAGGAATAAATGCAAAAGCGAAAACTTGAAATATAGTGAAGTAGCAGAAGCATTGTTACAGGCGTATGTAGAAGGCAACGTGACTGTTGCAGTCGAAACAAGATACAAAGTGACACCTAAAGCCTTGTAACAAAATAGTGTAGGCTCCTCACCGACCAAAGCGAAAGCCTACACCATCTCAACTTGAACCGTTTCCAGCTCATACATATCTTATCGTATTTTCTGGACTTATTCAAGTCGAAATTTTCCTTATGCAAATTTTGCACCTTGAAAATTTCATAAAGGTTGGCTGCCAGATAAGGCTGTCGTGATGGAGTTGCGAAACTCTTAAATAGTGTGCGAGCAAATAGAGAATAAAACTATAGAACACTATTAACCTTATTTTTCAAGAAAGGAAAATCTATTATGAAAGACGAAATGAAGGTATTAGAAATGGTTGCTGAAACGGAAATCCTTGGTAAAAAGATTAAAATGTATGGATCTGTTGAGGAACCGTATTTTGTAGCGACAGATGTTGCAGAATGGCTGGACGAAAGAGATGGCTATACTGTTGCACGTAAGGTGGACGACGAAGATAAGGATACACAGATAGTGTGTACCCTTGGCGGAATGCAGAAGACGACGGTGTTTACAGAAGACGGGCTTTACGATGCGTGCATGTTGTCAAGAAAAAAGATTGCAAAACCATTGAAGAAAGAGATTAAAATGTATCTGAAAGCAATCCGCAAGACTGGTGCTGCGATTCAGCCGGGTAGAGAAGAGGAAATGGTTCAGAAATATTTCCCATCATTTTCGCCGGAAACTCAGGCAGATATGGTAAACGATCTTCTCACACAGAACAAGAAGCTTAGAGAAGAGAACTCGGAACTGCGCGAAGTGTATGATGACCTGATGGATACCAGTGACTACATGCAGATGAATACCGTCGCAAAAGAACTCGGTATTGGACATCATAAACTGATGGAATTTCTCAGAGATCATGGCGTTTTCTTCTATAATAATGATATGACCAATATTCCATATGAGAGATTCCGGAACGAAGGTAAATTCGTTGTGAAGGAAACTCGCTGCAGAGATGGCGCGTTCAGATCGGTTACGTATGCAACCAGAAAAGGTCTTGATTATGTCAGAAAGCTTTTAAAGAAGAATGGATATGATATTTCTGCTGCTGTAACGGAGTAATAATTACATAGTCTATATTGCGGGGCCGGCGGGCGCCGCCGGGCGGGTGGGGCGAGAGCCCCCTGTCCGGACTAACGGAGCCACTCCATTTTGTTTATTAAGTTTACTTTGCCATTGCTGGATCCAGTCCATATACTTCTCTCATAGAGAGGTCTTTAGACGGGTCAACACTTTCAATATCGATCTTATAGGAATCATACGATATACGATCCATGATGGCATCGGCAAGAGTACTTTCACCATCACAGATTTGCTGGTACCATTCACTTTCACGGAACTGAGAACAAAAGATCGTTGAAGATTTTTTACGTCTTTTATGTATCAGTTCAAAAAGATTTCTGGCTTCAGCTTCTGTCAGTTTAAGAAGCAGCCACTCATCAATGATCAATACTATTGGCTTGGTGTATTTCTTCAGGACAGTTGAGAAAGTTCCATTGTCCCTGGCAGCCTGTAAGTCCAATAATAGATCGGGAAGTCGTACATACCGTACTGAGTAATAGTGCTTGCATGCTTCCATGCCAAAGGCACAGGCCATATAAGTTTTACCACTCCCAGTTGCTCCAGTAATAAAGATGTTCCGGTATTCTGTAATGTATTCACAGGTTGCCAGACGGTTGATCAGTGCTTTGTTCAGCTTTCGTCCAGAATGGTAATCGATCGCTGCGATGCTGGCATCTGGCTGTTCAAACTCAGCCTGACGGATCAGTCTTTTCAGACGATTGTTTTTACGGTTGCTGTATTCGACATCAATAAGCATGCCGAACCGATCTTCGAATGGAACTTCCTTCATTGCAGGATCATCCATCTGGATGCGGAATGCATCTGCCATAGCAGTCAGACGCATTTCAATAAGTTTATCGATTGTACTTTGATTTGTCATGCTTGTTTACCTCCATAGTATCTGGCTCCTCTGGTTATGCCGTGTGGTTTTACTGCCTGAGATGATTCTGATCCGGTATCAGGTTCATCCTTTGTTGCGGCCAATAGATTTTTGATACTTTTATAGCTGGGTTTACCGGAATAAGAGAGCGCCGTGGCGCAGACCTGTTCCAGTTTTTCTGGCGAATGTTTTTCTGCCAGTTTCAATAATCCCATGCAGCTTCTGTAGGATTGCTGTTCAATCCTGCCGGAGGTAAGTATTGCATCGACAACCTTACTTGTGTTAATTCCAATCGAGTCAGCCCACTTACGGAACCGTTCACCGTTCCATTCCAGATATTTCTGGTGTTCCGGTGGCATATGTTCTGTCACTGTAGAATACTGACCGCTTCTTCCATAGAGCCGTCTGTGAGAGGCAATACGATTGTGATTATAAAATATTTCAACCGTTGTATCTGTTATACGCACATCAACCTTATTTTTGATATACTGATAAGGCACGGAGTAGAACATTCTGTCTACTGCGATGTGATAGTTAAACTGGACGGTGGCTTGTTTCCGCTCAGCCAGTTCAAAAGGTGTAGCAGGCAACGGCGCCAGTAATGGCATTTCTTCCCCAAGAAATAAACTGAGTCTGCTACATTCCTTTTTCTGGAATTTACGGGCATTGTAGGCATCCAGTTTTTCACGGATTGAAGCATTCAATTCTGTAAGAGAGAAAAACTGCTCATTGCGAAGGGCTGCTGTTATCCATGTGGATATCTTTCCTACTGATCCCTCTACATTCGGTTTATCCTTAGGTTTCCGGACTCTGGCCGGAAGGATGGCAAGATTATAATGTTCTGCCATCTCATGATAAGTTGTGTTTAAGGCAGTGTTGTACCAGTCACTCTTTTTATGATTCACTGCGGTTGTACAGTTATCAGAAACGAGCATAGGTGTGACACCGCCAAAGAAATCAAACATCTGGACATGAGCTTTGATCCAGTTGTCGGTTTTCTCATTCATATATGCTTTTACAAAAGCATACTGACTGTAAGTTAATACACCTACAAATATCCACGCATCCGTGATTTCCCCGGTGTCCGGATCAATGATGTGGGCAGGATCACCGGCCCAGTCAACTTCAATCTGTTCACCTGGTTTTCCGGGGATATGCATGGTAGCCCTGCGTTTTTCTTCATCCTTCTGGATATAGTAGCAGAACTGAGAATACATTAGAGGCTCTTCGCTGCTCATGCGGCACTCCTCGCAGTATTCTACCCAGAGAAGCTTTTTGTTTACGCCGTTCCGCAGAAGTTCTTTGCGGATGTAGTCAAAGTTTGGCATGCGTTTATTCGTTGCCGACTTATCCTTAGGAAACATCAGCTCCTCTAGTGCGCTGTCGGTCATGTCGAAATCCAGCGGCCATGAAAGATTGATTTCCGCTGCCTTTTTCAAAACCTTAGCGACTGTGTTTCTGGATACACCGCAACTCTGTGCGATGTTCCTCTCACTGAATCCTAAGCTTTTCAAGCGTAGGATTTCACGATACTTGGTCATAACTTACGACCTCCTTTATCTGTATTCACACCAAAGGTGTGTATTTACAGTATAAAGGAAATATATGTAATAGAGCCCAATAAGGCGGCTCTGAATTACCGGAATATATGGCGCTCATTCTCCGGAATGGTGGCTCTCAAAGTCCGGACAGGTGGCTCAGAGATCCCCGGAATAATCACATAGTCCGCGCTGTACATGCACGGAACCTGTCTTATGCTTTCCAGGTCAAAGAAAGCAGTGTTTCCTAAGATAAACATAAACATAGATTCAAACATTAGAAGCGTGGCTGCCATGCTTCTATTTTTTGTACTCAAAATTGGAGAATATATCTCAGGAAGGAGATTGAACAATGACGCAGAAGCGAAATTATGCATCAAAGCAGAGAGGAAAAACGGAAGTTGAACCGTTTTGGAATATTGAAGATATCAAAAATGTAATTGAGTGGTTCGAGAATAGTGATGAATGGGACGGATATCTTATTACGATGCTTGAGATTCTGATCGGACGTCGTATCGGAGACGTAGTGAAGATGAAATGGTCTGATCTGTACTACGAAAATGGCAAAAAGAAAAGGGAGATCGATACAATCGTAGAGCAGAAAACTGGGAAAATTACAAGGATTCCGGTCAGCAGTATGGTTTTCGAAGCAGTTGAAACATATTTGGAGCATAAACCGTATATTCATCCGACGGACAATCTGGACAATTTTATTTTCTACCATAAGTCAAAATGGGAATGGCAGCAGCGCGAAAAAACTGTTGATTACAAGAATATTACGTTTGAACAGTGGTGTGCAAACAAGGATTTATCGGACGATAGAAAGGAAAGAATTTTAAATGGGTTTAAAAAGTATAAAGAATACGCAACTCTTGGGGAATACTTATATTACGAAGTGGAATGGACTGATGCTGTAAAATGGCAGACTGATAACTACAGGAAAAAGCTGAAAAAAGCTGTGGAAGATTGTAAGATTGAATATCCTGTATCTTCGCATAGCCTTAGAAAGACGTTTGGTTATTGGATTTATAAGACTCATCTGTTCGATCCTAACTGTATTTTGTCCTTGCAGAAATTGTTCAATCATGCAACCGTAGAACAAACATATGTTTACATTGGTATGATCGAAGAACAGAAACGTCGGTATCTGGAAGATCACGGAAATTTCATTCGTGACGTTCTTGCCGGAAACGCAGATAAGATCATCAAAAATATGCCAGTTATCTCAATGAAGACAGACGATTACAGTGCGATCATTCTGGAAGTAATAAAATCCATTCAGAACGGAGAAGATCCGCTGATGGTATATCAGGCTGCGATCAACAGTGGAAACGAAAGACGCATCGCGTAGGGAACGAAAGACGAATTTCATTTCCAGTCATATAGCTCTACATGCTCGGCTTTTAAAACATCTGACACTTCACATTCTAATGCCGTGCAGATTTTGTCAAGAGTTGAGTAGTCAATTCTCGTAGTTTTTCCGCAAATAAACTTAGAAAGGCTGGATTGCTGCATATGAATAATGGATGACAATTCTTTTTGTGTCATTTTTTTGTCTTTGAGCGTTTGATCTAAAATAACTTTCATATTTTCCACCCTTTCGTTTGATGTACATAAGAATTTTACCATATTTTACCAAAAAACACAACTTTGCAAAATTGTCCTATAAAACAATAAATTGTTCTATAAAACAATAAATTGTTCTTGACAACAATTTTAACTGGATATATAATCCAAAATATAGAAAGAAAATAAGTCCGAATAAACGAAGAAAGGAGGATGCGTGATGAAAGCAGATTACAATCAGTTTGATGTGGTTTTAGTTGATTTTGGCAACGAACAATCTGGCTCCGTTCAGTGTGGCGTAAGACCTGCTATTATAATCCAGAATAATTTAGGAAACCATTACGGAACAACAACCATTGTAATGCCTGTTACATCTCAGATTAAAAAAGTGAATCAGCCGACGCATACTCTTATTAAGGCGGGAGAGGAAAATGGTCTAACGGTTGATTCTATGGTATTAGCAGAAGCCATTAAACAGATTTCTAAACTGAGAATTAAAAAATACATGGGGCATATCACAGACGAAGAGGATAGAAAAAATATCTTCAATGCGTATATGGCTAATTTTTGGGGGAGGTGCTGATATGACATATGTTGAGATGTCTATAGAAGACGCGTTGAAGTATAGTCGCAAAGGGAAACATCAGATGGTGTTGGTTGCCATAGGAGATCTTGAAAACGAAACCGAGACGATTTCTTTCGTAAAAAAGAGCAAGCCGGAAGCCGAGAAAATTATCAAGCAGGCAGAAACAATAGCGTTAGCGGCAGACGAGCTTATGGATATGTTGAAGTGCTATACGGAAAAGCAGGATATTTATCATATCAAACCGGTTGGAAAAATGAGTACAATTTTATTTCCACCATCCTTAAAGGACTTAAAGGAATAGAACAAACCGAACAAATGTTCGAAATACACTTGACAGAACAAATGTTCGGTTTTATAATGCAAATATCGGATGAAACAAGAAAAGCCACTCATTCCACGAGGCGGGCACCTCATATGTGGAAGAGTGACTTCTCTCTGAACTTAATCTGATACGCCAGCAAGACGATATACAGAAATTATGTTCGATTTCATTTTTACATAGTTTAATCGAAAAGTCAAGGTTTATCCTCTATTCACGAACAATTTCTGTAACAAAAATCCAATTAACGTTTTTTTTAATTAAATATGGAGAATATTTAAGTGCAAAACTTCTTGGACTTCTATTAAGTTTACTCTTTTTGCTCCTTTAGCTCAGTTGGTTAGAGCAGCTTCATAAGCAGCAAGTCCTGCGTTCAAATCGCAGAAGGAGCATTTACGAAAAAGGAAGGGAGTGATGTTTTTATGTTTCATCTCACGAATGGAAAGATTTACGTGATGGAAACGCCGAATGGAACGTTGTTGCCAACAGAAAATTCTCAGGAAGCTAAGGAATTTACTTACAAACAGGCAAAATTTTTGCAGCAGAAGAGCGGTAAGAAATATTCCTGGATTCGGAATTTAATGATGGTGAACACTTCGACCGGCGAAGAGAAGGAGCGTTCCAATTACAGAGGAAATGCAGATGCCTTTATTGGAGACAACGATGTGGAGTTTGACTTTTCCGTGCTGGAAGAGATCAATGCAGAAACATCTGCGATTCTCAAAACTTCCGGTTGGACGTTGGATGTCCTGAGTTCATATGAAGCAAAATTAAAGGTTGGGTTGAGCAAGTACGACAGCGCACTGTCTGATGTTGAACATGCCATGCAGGAATATGTTCGGAAGAACGGTAAAAATCCATCTGCGAGCAAAGCGGCAAAACTTACATATCTCATGATCGATGTCCGGTCTAAGCGTGCGAATATCAAAGAAGCACTTCGTTTTATCCATGTTATGCAAGATGGAATTACGAAGCGGCAGCCACTGCCAGAACTAAAGACAAACATGGAACGAGAAGTCACAGCGGAATATCGTGGCAGAACGGACTATTTTAAGCGGGCAAATGAAATTCTGGAAGGAGTGGTGTGAAGTGTATTGCAAAAGATGTGGTCGAAAAATGTCCAAAACTATTTCTTATTCTCCAAATGGAACTGAAGTTTACAAAAAATGTAATTTCTGCAATAGAGAAAGTAAGCATGTGAAGATATTAAGCATTTTCGGCGTATTCCGTCGGTATTAGAAGAGGTGGCGTTTATGAAAAGCAAACGAATCGAAGCATGGAACTTCGACAGCGCACAGGTGGACGTGATAAACCGGTTCTGTGCAAACGATCTACAAGTTTTACGGTCGATTGTGGACCCAATTTTGAAGAGATTCTACGATATTGATCGGGATGAAGCATACGGATTGGCGATGGAAATTCTGATGCAGTGTGTAGAGGATTACGACCAGGAACGTGGAGCAAAACTAAATACATATTTCCGCCGCATTTTTGCCAGAGCTGTTATCGACTGGTATAGAGACGGTCATACCTATGAAAAATGCAACTTCGAAACAGAGTTTAAGGACGGAAAAAGGTTGCGTGTCAAGGACGAAGAGAACAAAAAGCCAATTAGAAAATACGACTTCTCTTTGGATGCGCCGATGTCAGAGACTCAAGTAGCTTTGGTCGAAAAAGTCTTTTTTGATAAGGGATTTGAAGATGATATCGTGGAAGATAGGGTGATGCCAAAAGAAATAAAGGCATATCTAGATAATCTATCTTCAAAGCAGAGGGCAGTTGCTGAGTTGATCATGGATGGGTATCGTCAAAACGATATAATATCCACTTTACATATGACAAAAGCGGAATATCTGGACTGTTTAAGCGCAATGAAGGCGTATAGAAACATGTCGATTTTATTCCCCATTTTATGATTTTGACTCGTAAGAAAGGAAGATGTGAAAATGGAAGTAATTGGAAGAGACAAATGCAAAAAAGATACTTATATGTTAAAGACCTTATTGAATATGTTCAAAAGGAAGCAGATTAACAAGGATAATCCTTTGCAGAGAGAGCCGGATCAATGGAGTATGCAGAGGCAAGGAGGGTTAGTAGCATCCGTTATAAAAGGCGAAGACGTCGATTCGATTAAACTTTGCGAACAGCTTATCGGAAATTTGTGGATAATTTGGTTGATCGACGGATTGCAGAGATTGACCACTCTTGAAAAATATTCCAATAACGCATTTCCTATTAGCAAAAAACAAAAGATGCCGTATGTATACTATCAGAGAATCGGAGAGAATGGAGAGCGAGAAGTGATTGAGTATGATTTGCGAGGCAAATATTACTCAGACTTGCCGGATGAGTTGAAAGATGCGTTTGACTCGTATCCTATTGATGTTGTGAAACAGCTGAATTGCACCAATGAGGATGTTGCTTATCACATGGAGAGATACAATCAGCAAGAAAATATGAATGCGAATCAGAAGGGTGTCCTTGCTATGGATAAGATTGCTTGTTATATAAAGGACATCTCAAAAAATCATCCGTTTTTCAAATCATGCGGAAGTTATAAAGAAATCGACGTAAAAAAAGATTCTATTAGCAGAATCGTATCAGATACCATTATGGCTATTTTCCATCTTGACAATTGGAGGAAGAGTGGAATTGGCGAGTTCTTAAACGAAAATGCAACAGAAGAGGAGTTTGACACTTTTAAGCAAGAACTGGATCGTTTGACAACAGTTATCGATGCCGATACAACCGGAAAACTCTTCAATGTTAAAAACAGTTTTGTTTGGTTCGCGGCGTTTGATAGGTTTACAAAATGGAATCTTCCGGACGAGAGATTCAATGACTTTTTAATCGAGTTCAAAGACCATCTACATAGTACCACATTTGAGGAGTATGAAAACGAGTCGTTTGATACATATGATAGCGCAAGAAGCACAAAAGATAAGAAGGTTGTTTTGGCAAAACTGGATATCATCGAAAGGTTGATGAAAGAGTATTTTGGGATTAAATCCGATCCTAAAACCGAGGATGTTGTCGAAAACATCACAGAAGAACCCGTAGAAAAGATGGAAGAATGCGCAAAAGAAGTGGTGGAAGAAACTGTTGAAAACACTGTTGAAGATGCAGATAAATCTCAAACGGTAGAATCTGAAAATGCAGAGCTTCAGTTTGTAAAAGACAACGTAAGCGAAGAGACGGAATCTGATGATTTAGAGTTATACGATAGCGTTTTAAGCGAAACGGTTGCAGATAACAGCCCACTGTATAAAGCTGGCAAAAGCGTCCTTTTGGCGCTTGTAGCTTACTCATTCAAAGAAGATAAGGATATTGAATTCGAAAAGTGGATTTCTGGTTATAATGTTGGCAATTTTAGTCCGAATCCAAGAACAAATTTCCTTTATATGAAGAGGGATTTCGACAGATATACCGAAGCAATCAACGTAGCGTAAGGAGGTAAAATGGAAAATGGCGACAATTATTGACGGAAAGGCAATTTCAAATCAGATTAAAAACGAGTTGAAAGAGTATATAAAAAAACATTGGATTCAGATGCGAAAAACGCTTGCGGTAATTCAGGTTGGAAACAATCCTGCATCCGACGTTTATGTGAGAAACAAGATTAAGGCTTGTGGAGATCTTGGAATTACAAGTATTTGCTATAAATATTCCGCCATCGAAACAGATGAACTTGTTCGCTTAATCGAAAAGCTTAATCAAAATGCGAATGTGGATGGTATTTTAGTTCAGCTTCCGTTGCCGAAAAGTGTGGATCAGAAGATCATTTTAAATGCGATTGATAAGCATAAGGATGTGGATGGGTTTCATCTAGAAAATATTGGGAAACTTGCAGTTGGAGAAAAATGTTTTCGTCCTGCAACACCTGCTGGTATCATCGAACTTCTAAAACGGTCTGGTATCCAGATAGACGGAAAGGAATGCGTCGTGATCGGCAGAAGCAATATTGTCGGCAAGCCAATTGCACAGCTGCTGCTTGCAGAAAATGGAACCGTTACAATCGCACATTCCCATACGGCGAATTTAAAAGAAGTGGCAAAGCGTGCAGATATTCTCGTCGTTGCGGTCGGCAAAGAAAAAATGATTACTGCTGACTATGTGAAACCAGGCGCTGTTGTGATCGATGTTGGTATCAATCGAGACGAGAATAATCATTTGTGTGGCGATGTTGATTTTGAAAGTGTAAAGGATGTAGCTGGATATATTACGCCAGTTCCTGGCGGTGTTGGACCAATGACAATCGCCATGCTTATGAAAAATGTGGTTATGGGTGCAAGCAGATGACGGTTGGAGAACTGATTGAGCTGTTAGAGTCGCATCCAAGAGATATGACGGTTATGGATGATTATTATTGGGAAATCAGAAATCTTGTAGAAAGAGAAATTGAGCTAAACGACGAAAAGAAAACCGTTGTTGTGCTTTGTTAAACGGAGAAAATATGAGTAGAAAAATCAAAATTTGGAGAGATCCGTATGACGAAGGTTTTGATACATGCAGCGCTGAAACGGTTGAATTTAAGCCGGGCTTGACGGTGTTAGTTGGTTGCAATGGAGCTGGTAAAAGCACGATGCTGCATAATATTAAAGATGTGTTAAAGAAGGAAAAAATCCCCACATTTACTTATGATAACCAGACCGACGGAAAGGGTTCTATTGAAATGAATCTGTTCAATGGCGATGTTGGATTGGCAGCAACACGGATTACTTCTTCTGAAGGCGAAAACATTTCTTTTAATCTTGGAGAAATTGCTTTTAAATGGGGAAATTTTCTGAGGTGTGGAGACATCGGAGATCCGTCAGCTAAAATACGGCAGGCAATTGCAAGATCTATTTGGGGAGACGAATCGGAAGAGGAAGAAGAAATGCCGAATGAAAGATGGATTCTTCTGGACGCTATGGATTCTGGATTTTCTATTGACAATGTGATTGAAATGAAAGATCTGTTTCAGCTGGTTTTGAACGATGCAAAACAGATGGGAATCGAGTTATATATCGTCATTTCTTCGAACGAATACGAGTTGGTAGATGGTTCGGAATGCCTGGATGTAACTTCTGGAAAATATATGCAATTCAAAAGTTATTCCGAGTACAAAGAATTCATTCTTGAGACAAGAAAACAAAAGAATAAACGGTTCAAATAAGACAAAAGAAGGAGATAAAGGCATGTGTAGATTTAAGTCTGGAATTATTTTTAAAGGCAGAGTTGTTTTAGCGCCAGATGGTAATGAAAGTCATTCAGATTTGCTTGAAAAACTGGGCGTTGAGGACAACACGATGGGAGCAATGACAAGATTTGTCAGGGCTGAGTTGTTGCCGAAGGATGGCAACAAAGCTACTCCGATTAAAAAGTGGAGATTCAATGTAGATCAGGATATGACGCCGGAATGGTTCGATGAGGATCGTGGCAGATACGAGCAGGAATTTAGAGATGCCGTGAAAGAGTATATGAAGGACAAAGTTGAAGTTATTGCAGGCTATGCTTGGAATCCTGTGAAAGACGGGGGACTCACATACTACTTCATGGACGGTATTTATAAAAAAGTTTCCGAATTTGGAAAAACAAACAATTATGCGACATCTGCGGTCAGAAAGGATCTAACAGAAAGCGATTTAGTAAAACGACTTCAGGAGCAGTTTGGGGACAAACTTGTTCCGATCGAGTTGGATCTGACATCGCTGGATGGACTGGATGATTATGAAGTAGTCAAAGGAGATCTTTTAGCGATTCCAAATATCGATCTGTACAGAAGATTTCGCAAGAGAATTAGTAAACTGGACACATACTACGTGTTGGCAACTCCAGATTCCACTCCTTCGGGCTATGGCGCTAACGATGTTTTGTATGTCCTTGGCGATGGCGGCGTCCGCTACTTCTGGTGTAGCGTTGGTTTTGGCGTGCGTCCGTTTTTCATCTTGAGATCTTAAATCTTTAAATCTTGCAATGTTTGCACTAAGGAGAAAATAAGAAATGGCAACAGAAGAGCTTGGCGTGATTTTTAAAGCGATAAAACTGATGGAAGATTCGATTCGAATCACATCGAACAGGAAAAGGTATCCGGTTAAATATATTCAGATTATCAAACGCATTCAAAATACTGCGATTGATATATATGAACAGCTAATTGATGCAAACAGATTGAAATTGGATGCCAATAAAACGGAGCGCTTTATGTTGCAAACGAAGGCAATTACATCGTGTGATAAATTGTCCTGCTACGTTGAAATATCTCTAAGCTTAGAGCTTATCGGAATCGGCGTTGTCGAAAAATGGCAGAAAGAGATCAACGATGTAAAGTATATGGCGATTGCATGGCGTAAAGGTGATGAGAAAAGGTGAGATCGTTTTAGGTTGCCTGTTGGCAAAAAGGCTATAGCGCTAACAATGTTCAGTATGTCAATGACGATGGCAACGTCAACTACAACTGGTGTAGCAATGATTTTGGCGTGCGTCCGTTCTGGTACAGAAGACGAAATAGAGTAGGAGAAACACCGAAATTAGAGTCCTGCAATCAAAAGAACAGGCATCCTTTCCTTCCTGAAATAGGAAGGATAAATACAAAGGAGTAAAATATCACGATCGAAAATAATACTAATTTTGAAACAGTATGCGATTTTGGAAATTTGTACAAAGCATATCGTAAAGTTCGAAGTAATAATTCTTCGAACAAGAGTAGTTTGAGGTTTCAAATAACCGCATTGGACGGAATATACCAATTGAAGAACAGGTTGGAAACCAAATCTTATCAAATTTCGCCATACAATCAATTTAAAATTTACGAACCGAAAGAGCGGATAATAAAATCCTGCTCTTTCAAAGACAAAATTGTGCAGCACAGTATGTGTGACAATGTATTGCTGCCGAAGTTGAAGTCTGAATTTATACAAACGAATTATGCAGGGCAAAAGAACAAAGGGACGCTTTATGGATTGGATTGTTTGAGCGCTCAGATGCAATTGGCATATTACAAATACGGTTACAATTGCTGGATTGTAAAGGGTGATATTAGAAAGTATTTTTACAGTATTAATCATGCAATCTTAAAAGACATTGTTCGATTTTTTATAGAGGACAACGACTTGTACTGGCTATGCGAGAAATTTATTGATAGCACAAATGAAGAAGTTGGTTTGCCGTTAGGAAATCAGATCAGCCAAGTGTTTGCCCTGTTGTACTTGTCAGGTTTGGATCGTTTTGTAACAGGAGAATTGGGCGTCAAATACTACGGAAGGTATATGGACGACTTTTATCTAATTGTTGAAAGTAAGCAATATGCGAAACAATGTTTAAATTGTCTGTATGATTTTATAGATACGCTCAATTTAGAATTAAATGGCAAGACACAGATTATTCCATTTAAAAACGGTATTGATTTTTGCGGATTTCATACTTATGTAACAAAAGACGGAAAGGTTATCCGAAAATTGCGAAATGAAAATAAGCGTGCTGCTAAAAGACGTTATGTAAAAATGGCGAAGCTTGTTGTGGAGAATAAGATGAAGAGAGAAGATTTTGACGAAAGTTATTCTTCTTGGCGGCAACATGCTTTACATGGAAACTGCAAAAAATTCGTAAATAAAATGGACATGAAAATATATCAAATATTGGAAGGAGAAAATGATGGACGAATTCATGTTTTTAAAGAAGAAGCTGTATGAGCATTTTAATGAAATGCAAAAAGAATCTAATCGTTTATTTGAAGTAGATGTTGACAAAGATGAATTGTGGAACACATATCTTGATAGCTTTTCTGCTGGAACCAATAAGATTTTCAGAGAGCGTAGAGAACATGATTGTAATTGTTGCCGACAGTTTATTAAAAATATTGGAGCTGCTGTTGTAATTAAAGACAATCAAATGCATACAATATGGGAATTAGATGTTAAAAACACTATCTATCAGCCGGTGTGCGACGCTCTTGATTCTTTTGTAAAAGCACATGCAGTAAAAGATATTTATACAACTAAAATTCCGAAGATTGGGACAGATTATAATTTTAAGGAAATTAACGGAAAGGCTTATCGGTGGGATCATTTCTTTTTAAAACTCCCGGATAAATTCGTAAACAAAACGGATCGATCCAACGAGGAAATCAAGGGTGAATTCAGAGATACAAAGAATGTATTCAAACGTTCCCTTGATGAAATTTCGATGGATGCACTTGATACAATTCTTGAACTTATCAATTCAAATACACTTTACAAGGGTGAAGAGTGGAAAGGCGTACTTACAGAGTTCAAGAAGTATAAGAAGGAATATGATAAGCTTACTTCTGATATTGAAAAGGATTTATATGCTTGGGAGAAGTCGGTAACAGCAGGTATGGCTCTCGGTAGAATTAGAAATCATTCTATTGGAACACTTCTTATTAATGTAAGTGAGGATATGGATCTCGATGCGGCAGTTAAGAAGTATGAGCAGATTACAGCGCCCGCGAATTATAAGCGGCCCAAAGCGATTTTTACAAAAAAGATGCTTGAAGACGCGAAGAAAACAATTACAGAGCTTGGGTATATGGATTCATTGCAGAGAAGATTTGCCAATCTGAACGATATTACCGTTAATAATGTGTTGTTTTCAAACAAGAGTGCTGCAAAGCGAATGATTGGTGCTGATGATATTTTTGGACAGATGGAAAGGGATGCTGTAGTAAACCCTAAGAAATTTTCTAAAGTTGAAGAAATTTCGGCGCAGGATTTTATTGATAAGGTGCTTCCGACTGCAAAAGAAATTGAGGCCTTTGTGGAGAATAAACATGAGAAGAACTTTGTTTCTATGATCGCACCAGTTAATCCAGATGCCAAGACAATGTTCAAGTGGAACAATGGGTTATCGTGGGCTTATGCAGGAAATATCACTGATTCCGACATGAGACAGAATGTAAAAGCGGCAGGCGGAAACGTTGATGGTGTGCTCAGATTTTCGATTATGTGGAACGAAGAACAAAATGACAATAGCGACCTTGATGCGCATTGTATTGAGCCGGATGGAAATGAGATTTATTACGGATATTGCAGAAAGCCTGATTTCTCAAAATGTAGCGGACAGCTGGATATTGACATTAGGCATCCTTCAGTTCAGATGCCTGGAAGACCTTCCGTTGAAAATATCACATGGGTTGACATGTCTCGTATGAAGCCTGGTGTTTATAAGTTCTTTGTGCATCAGTTTGCGAATAGAGGAAGCAAGGGTTTTAAAGCGGAGGTCGAATTCAACGGAGAAATTTTCGCATTTGAATGCAACAGATCGGTAAGACAGGATGAAAATGTTCAGGTGGCAGAAGTGACACTTTCTGTAAATGGAGAGTTTTCAATTAGAGAAAAATTGTCTGGAACTTCACTTGTCTCTAGTCGCAAGATTTGGAATGTGGACACAAATCAGTTCACCCCTGTGTCGGTTATCAGTTATAGCCCTAATTATTTTGACGATCAGAATGGAATTGGGCATAAACATTTATTCTTTTTCTTAAAAGGCTGCAAAAATTCAGAAGAGCCTAATGGATATTACAATGAATTTTTAAAAAATGACCTTGAAAAACATAAGAGAGTATTTGAAGCTTTGGGCGCTAAGTGTCATGTAGAAAATACAGATGATCAGCTTTCTGGAATCGGATTTTCTATGACGAAAAGAGCAGATTTAGTTGTAAAGGTAAAAGGCGCGACAGAACGCGTAATGAAGATTAAATTCTAATTGAGAAAGGGGAATATTAACATGAAAGACATTAATTTATTTGAGGTGGCAACACGCAACAATTATCAGTTTCCGTATAGAGGAATGATTAATGTAATTGATCTTTGGGATTTATCTCTTACGAATCTTGATTCTGTATTTAAGTCGCTTAATGCAGAGGCAAAGAAATCGGAAGAAGAGAGTCTTTTAAATACGAAGTCTAAGGAAGACGAGGAAATCGTCAATAAGATCGAAATTGTCAAATATATTGTTGGAGTAAAATTAGCCGAAAAGAAAGCACGAGAGGATGCGAAGAAGAATGCAGATCTGAGACAGCGACTCCTTGAGATTAAAGCGAAGCGACAGGACGCCGCACTTGAAAATATGTCTGATGAGGATCTGGAAAAGGCACTGGCGGAACTTGAATAACAAAAGCTGGCTGGTGTTATCCAGCCAGTATAAAAATCTGATTAAGGAGAAGAAAATGATTAAAACACTGATTGTTGTGGACATGCAGAATGATTTTGTAAGCGGATCTCTTGGTTCGGAAGACGCAAAGGCAATCGTTCCAAATGTTCGAAAGAAAATTGAAGAGTATAGGGATCGCGGAGATAGAATTATTTTTACGCGTGATACACATTACGAAGATTATCTGGACACTCCAGAAGGAAAGAAATTGCCCGTAAAGCACTGCATTTATGGTACAGACGGTTGGAATATCGTAGACGGATTAGAAGTCCCGAATTGCGAGTGTATCAATAAAGAAACTTTTGGCTGGTCTGGCTGGTTTACAAAGGCGATGAGTGGAGACATCGAGTTAATTGGTTTATGCAGCGAAATCTGCGTAGTTTCCAATGCACTTATTCTTAAAGCGATTCATCCGCACGCAAACATTACTGTAGATGCGAGCTGTTGTGCTGGAGTTACGAGAGAAAAGCATAAAGCGGCTATGGAAGTCATGAAGAGTTGTCAGATCGATGTGATTGGAGAATAAAGTCATGATTAAAGTTGATGAAAAAATTGTAGAAATCAATAAATTTCCGGATGGAACGCCGAGAATCAATCTTGATGTAGATGAATTGGGTATATATTTTCCTAATGGGATTAAAATCGACTGGAAGTATGAGAATGATGGCGAAATGTTTTATTTGATGTTAATCAAAAGGCATTTAGAGGAACATCTTCCTTCTGATATAGATGTCGAATTGTTTCTTCCGTATGTTCCAAATGCAAGAATGGATAGAACGAAAAATGCGGACGAAGTTTTTACTTTGAAATATTTTTGCGATTTTATCAACTCGCTAGGATTTTCGAATGTATACGTTTTAGATCCGCATAGTGATGTTTCTGTCGCTCTTCTTAATGGATGTGTAGTTTTAACGCCAGAGAAGTATATTAGAGACGTTTTTCACAGTATGGAAGCAACAAATAATGTCGTATTGTATTTTCCGGATTCCAGCGCCGCTAAACGCTATTCTGAATTATTTCCTAATATTCCTTATTGCTATGGAGAAAAGAAAAGAGACTGGAAGACTGGGAAAATTCTTGGTCTTGATGTTAGAACCAACGGGATTAATCTTAGTGGAAAAACGATTTTGATGATCGATGACATTATCTCTTATGGCGGAAGTCTTTTCTACAGTGCAGAAGAGTTGAAGAAATATAATCCGTACAAAATTTATGCTTATGCAACGCATACCGAAAATTCTGTACTTGATAAAGAAAAGGGAACTCTGATTAAGGCATTGGAGAATAATACAGTAGAAAGATTATTCACCACAAATAGCCTGTTCACAGGTGAGCATGAAAAGATCACAGTCATGGAGGTTTGATATGAACAATATTTCTTTTATGCTGATGGCTGATACCTACAAAAATACAAATCCTGATGCCATGCCAGAAGGACTTACGAGACTAACATCTTATATTACACCGAGAAAATCTATGTTCAAGAACATTGATAAAGTGGTTTTCTTTGGGATGCAGGGATTTATCAAAGAGTTCCTGATCGATCTGGTGAATGACACGTTTTTCAAGCGTCCAAAAGAAGAAGTTGTGGCGGAGTATAAGAAATATCTCGATACGCAGATCGGCGCTCAGAGTTACGATTTGAGCCGCATTGAGAAACTTCACGATTTAGGATATCTACCGATTGAAATGAAAGCGCTGCCGGAAGGATCGCAGGTTCCTATGGGTGTTCCATGTATCGAGATGACAAACACTCATCCGGATTTTGCATGGACTGTGCAGTGGATAGAGTGCATCGTCCAGTCAGAAACCTTTGGAATGTGTAACTGGGCAACAATGGCACACGAGTATAGAAAACTAGCAAATGAGTTTTACGAAAAGACAACTGATGGCGCTAATCCTGCGATGGCAATGGCAGACTTCGGATTTAGAGGTCTTGGTGTAGACAATGGAATTCGAGCAAGCAGCTCATGGCTGTTATCTTTTGACAAAACTTCTACAATTCCGGCAATGCAGTATATTGACAAGATGTATGGCGCAGATTGTGCGAAAAATCATATTGGTATTGGCGCAGTTAGTCTGGAACATGCAACGGTTTGCAGTAATTTAGCAGTGTGTGAAACAGAAGAAAATCTTCTGAGAAGGTTGCTGACCACTGTGTATAAAAATACATCATTCAGCTACGTTTCCGATTCATTTGATTATTGGAAACTTGTAGAAGAGACGCTTCCAAAGCTGAAGAACGAAATTATGAACCATAACGGTAAATTCCTTGTTCGTCCTGACAGTGGAGATATCGTAGAAATTTCCGTAAAAACCGTTCAGAAGCTATATGAGATTTTTGGTGGCAGCGTAAATTCCAAAGGATACAAGGAGCTTAATCCTAAAGTCGGAATTATTTATGGAGATGGCTGCCAGTACGAGAAAATTAAACAGATCTGGACACAGTTGGAACAGCTCGGATTTGCAGCAAACACTATCTTGTTTGGAGTTGGAGCATTTTCATTCACCGCAATGTGCACGCCGGAAGACGGAATGGTTTGTTTAACAAGAGACACGTTTGGGTTCGCCATGAAGAGCACAGATTGTGTTGTAAATGGCAAAGAATATACCATTCAGAAAAATCCGAAAACAGACCGGAACAATCTGAAGAAGTCTCATAAAGGATTGTGTTATGTCGCAGAAGAAGATGGAAGTTTTGTTTGCCATGATGGTTATACTTCTGAAAGCATTCCGGACGGAAGTTTGCTTACAACTGTATTCAAAGATGGAGTATTAGTAAGAGAAGATAACTTCGTGGAGATCAGAAAGAGGCTGAATGGATGATTAAAATTATCGACGGAGATTTGTTTGATACAGATGCAAAATTTATCTGCCATCAAGTAAATTGCATGGGTAAGATGAGATCTGGTGTTGCATTACAGGTAAGAGAAAAGTTTCCACATGTCTATGAAGAGTATAAGAAAGCGGCTTCACCGAAAATGCTTGGAAAAGTTCAGGTCGTTCCGGTAGATCCTAGCCTTGTTGGATATCCATTCAGAGCCATCCCGCAGGAAAAGCAATTGATCTGCAATTTATTCGCGCAAAATAAGTATGGTTATGATGGAAAGCGGTATACAGATATAAATGCTTTGTTAGAATGTTTTGGAGCGGTAGCATGGATCGCACAGTGTTCCTTCGCCAAAGGTAAAATCGCAATGCCATATAAAATCGGATGCTCCAGAGGCGGAGCTGATTGGGACGAGGTTTACAAAATCATCGAGTATGTGTTTTCAAACTGCGAAGTAGAGTTGTGGAGGTGCGACAAAGGATGATGGATAGGTGTAAAACTAGCGATATCAACATGAGAGTGAGAAAGGAGATTAAAGATGAACAGTTTTAACGCGATTGAAACAAAAGATAAAATCGTTACTTGGATTGCAGATTGGTTCCAGGAAAACGGCAACGATTGCAAGGCTGTTGTTGGAGTATCCGGAGGCAAAGATTCTAGCGTCGTTGCAGCTCTTTGTGTGGCGGCACTCGGAAAAGAAAGAGTTCTGGGCGTTTTGATGCCGCAGGGCGAACAGCATGATATTGCGGATAGCTACAAGCTCTGTGATTTTCTTGGAATTGAGCGTGTTGTGGTTCCGATTGGAGCAGCGGTCAATGCAGTAGAATGCAACGTTCAGGGTGTTTTGAGTAATCCACTGTCTGCTCAGACTAAGACAAATCTTCCGGCGCGTATCCGAATGGCTACACTGTATGCGGTTTCGCAGTCGGTCAACGGACGAGTTGCCAATACCTGCAACCTGTCAGAAACACTTCTGTCATGGGAAACACGGTGGGGAGATGCAGTTGGAGATTTTTCTCCGCTGGCAGATCTGACCGTAGAAGAGGTCAAGGCGATTGGACATACCCTTGGATTGCCGGATGATCTTGTTGAAAAAGTTCCGGCAGACGGGTTATGTGGCAACACAGACGAAGATGCTCTTGGCTTTAAATATGCGGTTATGGATAAATACATCAGAACCGGAGAGATCGACAATCTTGAAATCAAAAACAAAATCGACGAGAGAGTTAAGAAGTATCGGTTCAAGAGAAGAGTGATTCCCTGTTTTTGGAGTGGATTGGAGCGGTTTGTAGACTGATTCAATGAAAACACAATTTCATTAGGTTGAAAACACTATATATAGTGTACGCCGATAACGTGAACTACTATATATGGTATGCTAAAAACGGGACAGGTTGAAAAGTTTGGCGACCGACCAACCTGTCCTCGTGAGAATAGAATATAGGATAAACTACACTCAAGATTCATTTTATCAAATCTTTTAGGCTTGTTCAAGCCGGTTTATCCATATTACATATTAGAGCGGCCTTTAGCGGGAACTAACCGCAGGTGCGAACCGGAAGCATACATAGTTTTCCTGAAAGATTCGCACGCTCCGCCTAGTCGAGAAGTACGCCGTAAAGCCAATTAAGTTTGGTGGGCGCAACACTCGTCGAAGGATTTACATTTGTAAAACCTGTATTATGGTATTTATTTTTGTAAAACCCATCTCACCGGGTCAGTTAGGGTGAGCAGTTCGCACGCATACAAGGTGTGTCTTTTGTGGAAATTTGCTGATGCAGCTTGCACGCGTGAGCGGATTGAAAGGACATAGAAAAAGTCGATCAGATCAACGATACCAGATGCAGCTTGCACGCGTGAGCGGATTGAAAGACACAGGGATTATCCCAGTCACAGACACGGCTTGATGCAACTTGTACGCGTAAGCGGATTGAAAGATCTTTGTAACGAGTTTCCGTACGCCGGATTTTAGATGTAACTTGTACGCGTAAGCGGATTGAAAGTCTGAAACGACTCACATGAAAATAGGATTATTACAAGAATTATAGAACGGAGAGATAAAAATGTCTGACAATAGAGAAACAAAGTGTCAACCTATTAGAATAAATTGCATAGATAGTCCAACGATGGATTGGGATGAATTCGGTTATATTTTTGAAATTTTACAGAAAGAAACCGTTCTCGCAAGCAATAAAATTATTAGCGTATGCAATGTTTATAGTGCGCTAGGAAAAGATAATGAATGGCTGAAAAGCACATATGGAAGCGACAAAATTAGGAATGTCTTATATGCTGTTGCTAGGGGAAATTGCGAATTTCAGTATTCTGGTGCGGCGAATATGATTAGCAATAATATATATAAGAATTATTTTACCGGGAAGAATAGCTGGGAAAAGAAAATCCAAAAAGGAGATGGTAATCCTCCGATGTCTTTTGAGGAAGATATTCCATTGTTTATTAGGAATGATCGGAATGCGAAACCAATATGTATAAACGAAGAAAGAGGATATTACGAGCTTTCGTTTTCGTTTCTTAATAATAATGCCAAAGGAAATATGTTTTATGAATCCAAAAAGGACGATAAGAATGGAAAAGAAAAGACTGAAAAGAAAGTTATTGAAACTAATTCGAATAAATTAAAATTCCGATTTGGAGTAAAAAAGAATGCACAGCTTGAAGAGCTAATTAAAAAACTGGAAGATCCGGATTCTGGCTATAAAATTGGAGATTCTCAGCTTAAGAGATGGAAAAATAAAAAGACGAAACGATGGATTTACAGCCTTCAACTGGCATATTCTTTTCCAAAAGATGACACAATTAAAAAAACGCTAGATCCCGAAAAAATCATGGGAGTAGATGTTGGTATTAAAGTTCCGTTGTACGCAACAATCAATACGGATACGAAACTGAAATTCAAACTCGGAGATGATCGAATTCATAAGAAAGCCTTAAAGGATATTCGTGAGAGATCAAAAATTCAACGAGTCGTATCTTTTAACCTGAGAGATGGACATGGAAGAAAACATAAACTGGACATCATCAGAGCAAAAAAGAAGACACGAAATAGACAGAAGACGTATAACAATGTGCTGTCAAGAAGACTTGTGAATTTAGCCATTAAGCGCAGATGTGGAACAATCCATATTGAGGATTTGTCAGGGATGAAACAGAGAGAAAAAGACAATTTATTTCTGCAAACATGGAACTATTTCGAGTTGCAGCAGATGATTATTCAAAAAGCAAATGAAGTTGGAATCACTGTTGCAAAAGTGAAACGATATGGAACATCTCAGACGTGCCCTTGTTGCGGATTTAAAGATGCGAAAAATCGTCCTAAAGGAAAATATGGACAAGCATATTTTAAGTGCATTGAATGCGGCTATCAGGACAATGCGGATCACGTTGCTGCCATCAATATTAGCCGTGCAGAGCCGATTAAAAATATGATTTATCCGGGATGGGTTGAGGAGGTGTAGATATGGTGTTGTTCGTATTGTTTCTAGCATTGTACATAGTATTAAATTTTGTATTGGATTATGTGTTTGATTCAAACAATAAAGGACGGATGCTTGCTGGAAATCTATTCGATCCTGTTGTGATTCACGAAAATAAATCCAACGGAGGATTGGATTGGGACGGTGCAATAATTATGGCATTATGCTTAACGATTGCATTCATATTTCCAGCGTTAATGTACTGGTTCGATAAATGGGAACGAATTGCCACAGAAGAAAAACTGCACGACAATAATTCAAAATAGAGTACAAAAGTGGAGGTTATACAGTGACGGAAGATAGAAGAAAGAATTTAGAAAACCTTTCAAAAGAGCAGTTGCTTTATTTGCTTGAGCAATATTATGATGCGCATTTCCATACCAGCGTTGCAATTACCTCTGTGGACGAATCGGAAATTACACCGGCGGAAGGAATCGAGAAGATTAAAGAATATACGGCGAAAGCATATTTCTATTTGCTGGACGAGCATCTTGGCGACAGAATTGATTTTCTGCGTGGTGTTCTGACGCCGGAAGAATACAGAAAGATTGCGTTAGGAGAATAAGTAAATGAGGGATAAAGTGGAAGAGTTTAAAGCGGTTGCAAAAGAATATATTGGCGTGTTCACATGGTTCTTATTGAATGTTGCGGCGATTGTACTGATCGTTTTTGTTGGTGCATATGCTACGTTTCTGAAACCAATTTTAAACGTTGTTTTTGCGTTCAAAAACGAAACGTTGACCATTTCGATGATATTTAACGATGCTGTGAAGATCTTTCTTTTGTGTCCGCTTTCGCTTTTAGCAGGTATGTTCTGCTTGACTTTTCCAAACGACATAGAGAAAGGAGATGAAGATGATTGAGTGAGGTAAATGACTTTTTAAGAATCTTGCGAAAACATTTATTTGCAGTACATCCAGACGAATTACATAATACGTACACGCCGGAAGCCATCATGAAAATGTGCGAAGAAATTGCGAGTGAAATCCCGAACAAAAGATCTGGCATGGTTGTAGGTTTCGATGATGGTGAAACTTATTTCGAATGGAAGAAAAACGGCGTGCGCAGAAGATTGAGTTCAAACGATGTGATTGAAGCGTGTGAAAAAATGTGTTCTATAGCGCCTAAAGAGGAGAAAGCTAATGAGAGCGAGAATTAAACAGTATAAGCCCGGTGGATTCTATTACGGACAAGTTCTCTTAGTATCTGGCGTCTGGAAAACTGTAACCTCTGGATGTTTTACAAAGTGGGGATGCAACAGGGAACTGGACGAGTGGGGAAAGCGCCATGAACTCGAGTTTGAATCACAGGAGGATGAGAAACGAAAACTTTTATAAAAAGAGTTGTATTGCTGGTTTCTATTCTGGTGATTTGGAGCATTGCAGCGAAACATGTAAATCCTTTGTTCGTTCCAGCGCCGAAAACTGTGTTTGTCGATCTAATTTCAATGATTAAGACTGGACAACTGGTAAAAGCAATAAGATACTCATTTCTAAGAATTACGATCGCCACATTCGTTTCTGGAGGAATCGCATTTCCAACGGCACTTCTAGTCTACAATTCAAAAATCGCAAAAGACATTTTAAATCCCATTATTGGCATTATGAGGTATATTCCGGTCACAGCGTTCTATCCGCTTTTAATTATGTGGTTCGGAATTGGAGAAATTATGAAGGTTGTATTCCTATTTATTGCAACTTTTGTATATATGATGCCGTCTGTTGTACTCTGCTTAGAAGAAATCAATCCGGATTTGATTGATACTGGGCTAACGATTGGAATGAGTAAGATTCAAACAATTTGGAGAATACAGATTCCGGCGATTCTTCCAGGCGTTATGAATAGTTTTATCATGATGTACGGTATTGGATTTACATACATATCGGTTGCAGAAAGTATCAACGCCAAATATGGAATCGGTTATACAATACAGCAGTCTTCGTCGAGAGGAAGAACAGATTTAGTGTTTATGGCAATTATTGTAATTGTGATTATCAGCATTATCTTTGATTTTTCTGCAAAATGGTTAGTTAGGAATATTTTTAAATGGAGATATATTGATGATTGAACTAAAGAGTTTATATACCGGATACAGCAGAGACAAACCATTGCTGCAAAATTTTAATTACAGGTTTGACAATAAAATCTACGGAATTCTAGGGGAGTCTGGATGTGGGAAAACCACTCTTTTAAGAACAATCGCAGGATTAGCAAAACCTTTAAGTGGAGACGTATTAGTAAACGGAGAATATGTTACTAAAGCAAGTAAAAATAACGTTTACATGATGCATCAAAATTACACATCGTTTGATTGGCTGAAATGTCTGGACAATATCCTTGTCGCTAAGAAAGTAAAAGGAAAAGTAACGACCGAGGATGTTAGCAAAGCAAAAATAATGATGGATGTCGTAGGTTTGAGCGGAAACGAGTATAAGTATCCGAAGCAGTTGTCTGGCGGAATGCGACAAAGACTTGCGCTTGCCAGAACGTTGTTTATGAGTCCAGAAATTTTGCTTATGGATGAGCCGCTATCTGCGTTAGACGTGGATACGAGATGTAGGATGCAGGATCTTATTATGGATCAGCACCAAAAAACGAGTAATACGATAATTATGGTTACGCATAGTGCGGAAGAAGCTAAAAAAATGTGTGATCTGATTATAAAATTTTAATGTCTAGGAGGACAGAGATGGGATTTAAAGATTTTTTTGTTGAACGAGTTCCAGAAGAAAAATTGGACGAAGAATGCAATTACGATGTTGAGGATGAAACCATCCCGGTAGAGCTTGATTCGGTAAATACCGATTCGCTTATTGAGGATGTTTACACTCAAAACGAACTTCTTGATAAGTCTAAGTCGATTTTTAAAGTTGAAGACTTAATCAATTCCCTTCCAAAAGAGATGGTTACTGAAACAAAAAGAACATCAGTTTTGGCTACACTGGGAGTTTTCGGGCTTACAGTTACAGATGTGAATCTGGATGGAGAAAAAAGAGTTGAGACATTGAAAAGTGTTCTTGAAAAAATTCTGATCGATGGAAATGACGAAATTTCCAATAGAGATTCTGAAATCGAGGATCATAAAAAGGAAATCGCACGCCTAGAAAAAGAAGTTTCGGATAAGAGAGCAGAAATGAAAGATTCTGAAACTATTATCAATGCGGAGATCGGAAGAATTTCTGGACTAATTAAATTTGTTGAAGGAGGAGCGGAATAAGTGGAACTTGGAAAGTTAATTTTTGCCGTAGTCGTATTTCTCATTATTTTAATCTTCATCATGTTTCCGGAAGCAAGAACGTTATTTTCCGGGATTACAAGGGTGTTTATTAAGGATATGGCATCGACTCCGGAGGGAGCTGCGGCTATTTACAGTGAAAAAATCGATCAAGCGCAGGACAGATATAACAAAGCGGATAACGCTTATCGAATTGCCGCCGGGAAACTGAGTAATGCGCAGAGAGATATGAAAAATCTGAAAGCAAAGCTGGAAAAGGTCGAATCGGAGTGTGAATCACTTGTAAAGGCTAATAAGATGGATCTGGCTCAGTTAAAGGCGGACGAACATGAGGAAATTATTTCTGATATTGAACGTTACAAGGAGCTGATTAAAGCTTACGAAGATGCCGCTAATACAGCAAAAGAAGCGCAGGAAATGTGCGAGAAGAATCTCAGAAAGCTGAAACGCGAGAGCAAAGAAGTAGTTGAAAACATGAAGGTGAAAAAACAGTTGCAGGAAGTATACGACGATATGGACGAGCTGAAAAGTGTTACAGCCACAGATAAGCTGTTGGATACAGTTCGCGATAAAAACAAGGACCTTGACGCGATTGTAGAAGGTTCTAAGGTGGTACACAACAACAAAATGTCTACAAAACTTTCAAAAGCAGAGGTTGAAGCCAAGAAAAATAGCAGCAACGCCTACTTAGAAAGTTTAAAGAAAAAATACAATAAATAAGGAGAAAAAAGGAAATGAGTAAAAGATTTAGACTTACGAAGGCTTCGAAAATTCTAATCGTATTTTTAATCGTGGCTTTAATTGGCGGAGGTGTTTTTGCCGGATTGAAAACTGGTTTTATTAAGACCAAGACTGCCGCTTCTAGCGATGTGAAGGAAAACGTCGCAGCAGCTAATAAGGACACATCCTCTGATTCCGGAACGCCATCCAGTGAAAATTCTACGAAAAAGACCGACGGAGACACAACAATCAATCTGTCTTTGGATGAATGGACGGGCTGGAAGTCCATTATCGATGGCAACCAGGGATTAACTACGCAGCCCGGATCTATCTACGATAAGCTTGGTATCAAAGTAAACATCAACATCATCAACGACGCAACACAGTCTAGCAACGCTCTTATTAAAGGCGATCTGAATGCTGCAGGTTATACGATCAATAGAACAGCATTCCTGTCCCAGAAATTTACTGATGCCGGAAAAGAAGTGGTTATGCCATTTATCACAAACTATTCCAACGGTGGCGACGGTATTATTGCAAAATCCTCTATTCAGTCTGTGAACGATCTTGTTGGCGCAAAGATTGGCGTTCCAGAATTTTCAGAAGCGCAGACTCTAGTTGTTTGGTTTGTGAACAATTCTGATCTGTCTGATGAGCAGAAATCTGAGATTATTGACAATCTGGTTTTATTCTCCACTGCCGATGATACAGCAAAGGCGTTCTTTGCCGGACAGGTAGATGTGGCCGCTACATGGGAACCCTATCTGACTCAGGCTCAGAATATGACTGATGCACATGTTTTATTTAGTACGGCAAGTTCTACGAATCTTGTAATGGACGGCATTTTGTTTGACAAGGAATTTGCAGAAGCACATCCAGATGTTGTGGAAAAGTTTATTCAGGGTGCATTAGAGGCTTCTTCTATGTATGATACCGAGTTTGATGCCGTAAGAGAAGTGATGCCGATGTTCAACACTGCATCTGACGAAGATATTATTGCAAGCACAAAAACAGCAAAACTGACAACATGGAAGGATAATTCTGATCTGCTGAATGGTACAGCAAAAACGATTTATTCGGATATGTGCAACGTATGGACTTCTATTGGAGAAAGTGTGAATGCAAGCCTTGTAGATGCAATTTTCGACGATACATATATCGATGCGATTGCGGACAACTTCAATACAACAGAAGTATCCAACACAGAAACTGTGAAAGTGACAGAAGAGAATAAGCAGACGATTGAGGATACTCAGGCGCTTCTGAGCGGTTCTGCATCTGTAACTTTTGAAAAGAATACCGCGAAGTTTTCTGATTCTGCGAGTGCATCCGAAGAACTGAACAAGTTCATTAACATCGCAAAGGTTCTTGACGGCGCAATTATTGAGATCGCCGGTAATACCGACCCGAATCCAAACTCTGATCCGTTAGACGAGTATAATAAAAAGCTGTCTCTTCAGAGAGCGGAAGCGGTCAAGAATTATTTTATCATGAACGGCATTTCTGTTGACAGAATTGTAGTTGTTGGAAACGGTTCTAGCAATCCGGTTGTCGATAATGATACAGAAGAGCACAGAGCAATGAATAGACGCACAGACGTGTCATTCAAGATCATTGAGTGAGGAATTACGGCATGATCGTTCTAAATATTAGAGTTTTTATCTTAGTCCTCTTCGGATGTTTTGCAGCTGGTTTTATTGTTGGTAAGCGCAAAAATAAATAATTTTTAGGGTTGGCTGGTGTCATAGCCAGTCAGCCCATTCCGATTTTGCCGGATTCCCGACAAAACGTAGATATAAGTAAACGAAATCGTTCTTTCATTTGGAAATTAGAACGGCAAGAAAGGAGACAAACAATGGGATACTATTATTTCCCCTTAGAAAAAAGGAATGTAAGAGATTTTGCGTCAAGTTGTAAGTACATTATAATGTCAGAACCAAATAAGCCAGTCCCTGAAAACGGCATGAAGAGAACTACGGCAGAACAGAATAAAAAATACAAAGAAGACATAAAAAAATACGAGGAGTGTATTTCGGCGCTTGAATCTGGTCATGTGAATTTGTATAACAATAAAATTCGTACCAATTGTACAGATGATTTTGCAGTCAGAATGTTGTTTGACGGTATTCCTGAATATAATAGAGTATTTTACATAGAGCCATTACAAAGTGAACAGGATGCATATCGTAAATATTATGTATCAGAGTTTCGAGTAGAAAAAGAAATTAAGACTACTGATGAATTGCTTGAGAATATTGTAGAACATTACGATTATTTCAATTTAGAGGACAAGATATTTTACAATGGAACATTAGGCAATCCTGGTTACAAAGAAAAAGCATTTGAAATATTGGATAAGCTCAATAAAATGACTAAGAGTAAACATTACTTATGTGATATGATTCATCCTTTTGATGGCGGATATTCATTCGATCCTGCCAAAGTAACAAGTTTTTACGACTTAAAAAAGGCACATGATTATGCAAAAGAGTTGATTAATACTGGAATTGTTCAGTTGCATGATATTTCAAATTCATATTTAGGGCGTTTCATTGAAAGATTATTGAGACTGAAATGGTTTGATTTTGCATTAGAAGTAATCAATCATGTGGTTGGCAATGATGAGATAGTTAATGAGATTAAGAAAAATCAGTTCATTAAACCTCTTTTATCTGAAATGACAGATGATTCAAATGCTAAAGAGATTCTGAAGCTGCTTGGCATGACATCTAATGTGCTTACTCTTATTGTAGAGGAAGATTATGATGATGGATATAGTACAAGAGAAGTAAAAAGAAAAGAGTTTTCTGATATGGGAGAATTAAGATCATATCTGATTATAGAGTATAAGATGCCGTTTGAAATGGCGAGTAAAGATATTGATGATTTATATTGGGGTGATTACACGTTCAATGTAGAACAAAAGGAGAATAATTAATGGCTGATAAATTAATTAATAAGCAGTTGGTAGACATTGACGAATTATTACAGTTTCTATCAGATAGTGGATTTGATATTAATGATGGAGTTTGGAATAAACACGAAATGTCATTAAGAGAAGTGTTTGATGAGTATAAGAAGAATACTATTCCAGACGTAGAAATTGGACAGACTGTATGGGTTATTAACAGAGATTATCATGATGTATATTCAATCAAAGAATGTCATGTATGTAAGAAACAGATTAGAGCAAGATATACGTTTTCTGTAAGAGGTAGACATTGTTATTGCGGAACTTTCACGAAAAACAGTATTGGCAAGACTGTATTCTTTTCAAAAGAAGCTGCTATCGAGTCGTTAAAGGGCAAGGAATATGAGTTGGAAGAGTGAGTATAAATTATGAGTTTTAATGTAGATTTTAGTTCGATTAGAACTGTCAGAGTGCATAAGCAGCAATTTGATGCAATAGACAACAAAGCAAATGTTGTAATGTTGACCTGTATTGAAGATGGTAGAGTTATTCCTTTTAATAGAGCAGATAGTGAAAAGGATAAAATTGAGCGTCTTGAAAGAAACAGAAAGTGAAGCAAAGAAACTCGCATTTCTTTTGGACACAACATATAGTGCATAAAATATAATAATATATATAACATATCGAGGTGGATTTGCATGAAACAATTAAAAATTGAAATTCCGTCTGGTGCAAATGAGATTATTCATACACTCCAAGAAAAAGGATACGAAGCATATTTAGTTGGCGGATGCGTCCGTGATAGCATTTTGAAAAGATCAATTCATGATTATGATATTACAACATCTGCCACACCTGATGAGACGCTTGAAATATTCAAGGACAAAAGAATCATTGAAACTGGTTTACAGCATGGAACAATAACCATTGTCGTTGATGGCGAACCATACGAGGTAACAACTTACAGAATTGATGGTAATTATTCTGACAATCGCAGACCAGACAAAGTGACTTTTACAAAAAGTCTTAAAGAGGATTTAAAGCGTAGAGATTTTACAATTAATGCTATGGCATACAATGATGAAGTTGGTCTTGTAGATCCGTTTAATGGCGTGGAAGATATAAAGTATCACAAAATTCAGTGTGTTGGTAAACCAGAAGATAGGTTTGCTGAAGACGCTTTGAGAATTTTACGTGCCGTTAGATTTGCTTCTCAGTTAAATTTTGTTCTTGAACCAAATACAGCTTATGTTTTGCATAAGATGTATCGGAATTTAGAGAGTATATCAGCTGAGAGGATAAATAGTGAGTTCTGCAAAATCGCTGCGTCAAGTGATTTTTGCGTACAGATGGTTTTATATAGTGATGTATTATCATTGTTTATTCCTGAAATAAAAGATATGTTTGATTTTCCACAGAATAATCCATATCACATCTATGATGTATGGGGACATACAATTCATGCAGTAGAAGCATATTTTTGTGATTGTGAAGAAGACTTAAATCCAATAGATTTAATTACATCATTAGCAGTGTTCTTTCACGACATAGGGAAGCCACATTGTTATCAGGACGGAGAAGATGGTATCAGACATTTTAAAGGGCATGGAAGAGTTGGTGCTGATATGACAGATGGGATTATGAAAAGACTCCGTTTTGATAATGATACAAGAGAAAAGGTTGTACAGCTTGTCTATTATCATGATGCAACTTTTGAAGTCGGTGAAAAGTATGTCAAGAGATGGCTCAACAAGATTGGAGAAGAACAATTTAGAAGACTATTGAATGTTCGTAGAGCAGATATTAAAGCACAAGCATATATAGAACAGGATAGTAGGCTTCAGAAAATTGACAATATCGAAAATATCTTAGAGGAAGTTTTACAGAAAGATGAATGTTTCTCATTGAAAGATTTAGCTATCAATGGCAAGGATCTGATTGAGATTGGATATAAGCCAGGAAAAGAAATAGGAAATACACTGAATTGTCTTTTACAATTGGTAATTGAAGGTGTGTATCCAAACGAGAAAAGTGAGTTACTTAAATATGTTAAGATGACAAAAGAAAAGAATGGATGCAGTTAAGAGAGAATTATAATGGTTAGATTATTTTCACATACAGATCTTGACGGAATCGGCTGTGGTATTTTGGCACAACTCGCATTTGGTAAAGATAATGTAGAAATTTCATATTGTGATTATGACAATATTGATTCAAGTGTAAGAGAATACTTGGAAACGGAGCAGGATAACACAATTCCAATTTATATTACTGATATTCGTGTGAATGAAGAAACTGCCGAATTATTAAATAAGAGAGGCAATGTCAAGTTATTAGACCATCACCCAACAGCTCTTGGATTAAATAAGTATGATTGGTGTGATGTAGTTATCGAAGATTCTAAAGGAATTAAAACATCGGGAACTATGTTGTTTTATCATTGGTTAGGTATGAATGGTTGTCTGAGTGAAGAGTTAGATAATAATAAAGCGTTAGAGAGATTTGCTGAATTAGTAAGAGACTATGACACTTGGAGATGGTCAACTCTCGGTGATGACGGAATTATCTGCAAGCAGGTCAATGATTTATTATATCTTTATGGACGTGATGATTTTGTTCGTTGGTGCATTTCTGAAATTCATGATGAAGTATTCCCAAGATTATATGCAAAAGATGAAGTTGTATTAAAAATAAAGCAGGATGAGATTGACAGATATATCGAAGAAAAAGATAAGACAATGTTCGCAAATACAGTGTGCGGTAAGGTTTGTGGATTTGTATTTGCTGATAGATATGTTAGCGAATTAGGAAATCGGCTTTGCAAGATGCATCCTGAAATTGATTATGTGTCAATGATTGATATTGACGGCTGTACTGTTTCTTACAGAACTGTTAAAGAAGATATTGATCTTGGAAAAGATGTAGCAAGCTTATTTGGCGGTGGTGGACATCCGAAAGCTGCTGGATCTAAATTTAGTCAGGAGATCAAGTTGAAAGTAGTAGAGAATATCTTCGAATAGTCTGTCAGAAAGGAGAAATTATGTATCAGAACTGTTGTAGAAAGTGTGGAAGCGTTGCACTTCATACAGAAGTAAAAGGTAATAATACAGGATTGTATTGTGATGATTGTGGTGCTTATGTAAAGTGGCTCGGCAAAGATGAATTGAGAGCCTTTGAATATTCAATGCGAGAAGCTACAAAAGAAGAGCATGAATCTGTTAATAAATATATTCAGAGTATCAGCAAGCCAACAGGTGTAAATCTATTTGATAATTCTACTATTGTTGAACGATTGGAAAGATTTGTTGAAGAAATAGATAAGGAAATTGATTGTGAATATGAGAAACGAGCAATTTCTGTAGAAGATAATGTCAGGAAAAACGCATATTGTTATGCGTTAGAAAAATGTAAATCTGCGATTGGTAATATTTTATACGGTAGAGAATTTAATGACTTAGGAGAATGACAATATGGGACAGTTAATTGATAAGACGGTATTGCGAAAAGAATTGTCCAAGCTACCATCCGAAATGGGCTTTGTAAGAAAGTCAGATGTAATGCAAATTCTTGGCAACCAGAAATGTGTTTATGATGTAGAAAAAGTTGTAAAAGAATTAGATGAATGGACTTTCAATGCAAATATAGACATTGGCGATGGAACTATGATGAATCACAATTTGATTGTAAGAGACAATGCTGTTGATATTGTGAAGAAAGGTGGAGTAAATGAGTAATCCAACACATAGAGAAGAAATAAATCTTTACGAAGCGATTCAGAAATCATTCCCTAAAATTCTCATCAAAGACTTAACAGAACATGAAAGGATTTGTCCTGTTTGTAATGGTCTGGGAATGAGGATTGAGAATAATATTTATGGTATCAAAGGCGATGATTCTGAAGCTGGTAGACGAGAACATTTTCCATATAAACATCAAGCACTTTCGTTTTGCCGGAGTTGTTTTAATGGCGTACAGAGATTATGTCCTTATTGTGGACAACCATATAAGAATCAAGGATATACGCATTGTGACTGCGAAGGACAGAAGAAAGCTGACGAAGGAAAGAGAATAAAAGAGTGGAATGAGAAAGTTTCTAAGGCAGTAGCAGTTGATGAAAAAGATGTAGATACAATGCTTTACTGTGAGGAATTTGACAAGTATTACGACACAATTGACGATTTCTTTGACGATTATGCAGCAAACTATATGGATGAAGAAGTGTACACAAAACCTGTGAGATTATGGGTAACTTCTGTTGAGAAAATACATATCGACGCAGCAGATGTTACGGCTAATGCTTGCGAATATTTGCACGAAGACGCTTATGACCAATGTGATATCGGATCTTTGCAAAAATTGCTTGATGCGTGGTGTAAAGATCAATATGGAGCAACTACCTATTTTCCGTCTTTTAAACAGTATGTTCTGATTGATTGGAGTGAATATAACAAAGGAGAGTGAATATGAAAATTACTATTGATCTGGAAAATTTAGAGAATCTTGTGCAGAATTCCATCGAGGAAAATATTGAGGCTGTTGTGAGAAACCAAGTCGATAATGTTGTAAGGAAAATGGCGGAAGAAGTAGCCAAAGGCGCAATTGAAGACAAGGTTTCGGAAAATTTTCAGCGATTTGTCGATGAGTATATTGCAAACACCAAAATTAAGATTGGTGGCGGTTATTGGGACGACTCTGAGGTGCGCGAATACACTATTGAGGAGTATATCAAAAAGCAGCTCAAAGAAAAACTTGAATCAAATTCTCTTAGGGTTAAGGCGGCTAAATATAATAGCGAATATAAGAATGTAACGTTCGAAGAGTATATTAAAAGTCAATTTGATTTCAACGAGGAAATTAAGAAAGCTGTAGACGAATTTACAGATGGCATTCGTAAACAGGTAAATTGCGCCATGAAGGAAGCTTTTGACAATTCTACGAAAAATATGTTATCAGCCACCGTCCTTAATATTCTAAATGCAAATGAGACTTATCGAAAACTTGAAAACAATATCAAGTGTATTGCGGATAAACGAGAATAAAAAGATATGGAAGAAGAAATTTACGAAGTAGATTATGAAAACTGTTCATACTGTGAGACTACGTATTATGAAAACGATACGGGATATAGAGAATATGGATGTTCTCTCTGGACTGGAAATGCAGATGACAACGTGTGTGTCGGAGGATATTTAGAAGATGGATGTCCGCTTGCATTTAGATATTGGGTAGAGGAGTAATTGTATGAAGTTGGGAAAGCTGATAAAAGTTGGAGAAATTCGTGCTTGCGGAGATTTTTCTGAAATGCTCGAAGTTGCAAAAATGCTCGAAGATCGTGGTCTTGCAGTTGTAGAAGACGATGAGGACGACTACGGTTGGGGAAATCTGAAAGTATGGCACGTTTTAAAGGAAAGAAACAATGCTTGAAACTAATTTTTCGTTGAAGCAGAGGAAAAGGAGTGTGTAGACCATGTTGGAAGATTATGATCTTGCGTTTTCTCCGGGTTATTATATCGAAGAATACATGGAAAGTCTGGATGTAGATATTGGTTGTTTTGCAAAAGATTTGGGTATAAGACAATACGATCTTTATCTTTTACTTAGCGGAGAGAAAAAAGTAACCAAAGATATTGCACTAAGACTTGCCGATTTGACTGGTGTGAGCGATTCGTATTGGTTGAATTTGCAGAAAAAGTATGATGACACTATTTGCAAGTCGATCAAAGCAAGATCTATAGACGCCAAAAGTGTTCAGACAAGATTACTCACGGAAGATGAATACGAAAAGATAACTAATCCAAACGTAAATACCAAAGAAAAAATTGATATTGTTGTAAATTTTTTTAAGAATTAAACAGGCCAGAAAATGTTATTTTTGTTCTCTGTGTTCAAAATGCTTTATCCTACAGAGATTGCGCAATCTGATCGAATTAATTCTGAAAGACCTCATCGCCATAAGCGGTTTGAATCATAGAGTGTAAAGCAAAGGTTGAAATATAAAATGAAATTTGAAAAAGAAGAATTAATGAAAATGCTTGAATACGTAAAGACAGTTTCAACATCGCAGCAGCTTATCATAATGGCTCCGTTGCAATTCAAATCTAAAATTGCGGATTTAAAAAAGGCAGTAAATGATTATGGATGGGATATTGATGTGATTGGAATTCCAGAAAAATTCAAGGATGACGGCAAAACCATCTATATTGCTCCAATTTCGAATAGCGCGCCTAAGATTATTTATGAAATTAAATGAAGGAGTTAATCATGAAAGAAGAAAACATTGGTGTATTAAGCGCAGGTGAGCATTTCGACTTCAGGGGTTTTGAATGGATCGTTCTTGACAACAACGTAAACGACGGTGTTCTGGCAATCATGGCATCTGCTTGGAACAATGAAGAGTATATCTTCGATGATGACAGCTGCAACAACTACGCAAAGTCAAGCCTGCGTAGAAAGCTGCTTAACGAACTGCTTCCTGTGTTGGGTGAGGATAATCTTATTCCTCATGAGGTTGACTTGGTAGCCGACAACGGAGATGACCGTTACGGCACAGTCACAGATAGAGTTTTCATCCTGAGTTGTGATGAATACAGAAAGTACCGTAAGCACGTTCCACTTCTCCCTGAATGGATGTGGACTTGCACACCTTGGTATATCTCAGACGCCGGGGGCGGTCACTACGTTCGCCACGTGAGTACGGACGGTTGTCTGTACAGCCACTATGCGCACAGCAGCTTTGGGGTTGCCCCGGCTTGTGTATTTAATCCGAAGAATCTTAAATTGCACCGTCAGGTGCAAATGGTGGAGCGTAAGGAGAATAAAAATGGAATGGATTAAATGTGAACTAGGACAAATGCCAGAAGATGACGATAGGTATGCTGGCAGAAAAATTATCAAAGTGCTTGTAACAACCGATACAGGAAATGTAACGAAAGCACAGCGCGAATTGTTTAAAGAAGAATGGTATTGGGCAAGAATTGGCAGAGCGATCGCGTGGATGCCATTGCCTGAACCATATAGAGAATAAGCAAGTAGCGTCGAGACGATTAAATAAAAATTGAAAGGGGACGGGCTTCTCGGCGAATATTTTGGAACCGATCCGAAGTGATAAAAATTGGATACCTGGACGTGTAGGTTGTGGATATTTTAAATGGTCTTAAAATGTGAGGAGGTGGAGATCTGAATGGAATATTTTTTAATTGCGCTTGTTTTTGCTTTTGCAGTTTTTGTGATTTTAGAAGTGCGTGACGTAGAGGATTGAGAATGGCCAGAACAAAACTGACATGAATGAGGAATGATATGTTAGATGAATTGTTAGAAGAAATTCAGAAACTTAGAGAATATAAAACAAAGTATGAATACGCAGAAAAGGACAAGAAGGAAATGTCTGATTTACTGTACAAATATATGATGGCTGAATATGAGGGAAAATCATATGATGAACGGGTTCGAGAGTATGAAAAAAACACATGCAGCTGCTGTAGATATCATTCAATGTGCGAAGGTAAAAAACGATTGCCATTGGATATTTTAAAGCCGAAACCAAGTGGTGACAAGGCGTGGATACCCGGACGCGTAGGATGTGGTTTCTTCGAGTGGTCTTAAAAGATGATGAATGTTTAAACAGAATATTTTCTAATTACAGTTATTTTTGAGGTGAAAATGAAGAATAAATTTATAGGAATTGTGTTGGCTTTAGGTCTTACACTTGCAATGGTCGGATGTGGAGACGGATCTACTGTGGCTGTTTCTGCAAATGAAGCAGAGACGGTTGCAGTAACATATGAGGCTTTGATGTACGATAATTTGGGGAATAATTTTCTGAACTTTACCGGCAACAGCTTCACAATCGAACCAAATAAAGTGAAGCAATGGGGCTGGAATACGGATGGCAGTTGGACAAGCTGGTATGAGACAAGTTCCGTCGTCACGATCGGCATTGATGAAAATTATGTTCAATCGTGTGGCAGCAGCGTGTTATTTAAGGATACACGTTTGGAAATGCTAGATATTCCAAATGAATTGAACACAAAAGAGGCATCAAGAGAAGATGGCTATGACGTATCTGTGAGCGACAGACCGATTGGTACATATTATGGGTTGAAAAATTGGTGGTATGACATGCGTGAGGAAGGTCAGCATGGACAGAAGCTGATTCTTATCCAGTCTCAGGATGGATATAACATTGGAGCATTTATGGGAGATGATGTTACTTGGGAAGTCGAAGAAAATCTTCCAAAAACGACAAAAATCATGATAGATGGACTTCCTCTTTATATTCACAGATGTAATTTTACCATTATCGATTCTAAGCTTATTACCGAGTAGAGGATGGTTTCAGATGGAGAATATATATGTGACAGCTATGAAGAATGGCAAACAGGTTCGAGTGAAATACCGAAATAAGTGCGAAGATTATTCTGGCGGCTGGTGGTCTGAAGAACTTTGGATGTACGATCCAGAAACTAATCGTTTTCGATGTTATTATCCTGAGTCCAACTTCAAAAAAGGGTTTTTCACACTTCACGACGAAGATGCGGCGAACTGCATCATGACGGAAACTGTTAGGCTTGCAACCGGCGGTTACAAAGATGAATCAGTAGACGTAGAAGATATCATCATTGAGGATGCTGGAATTCCAGTTAGCTCACGATCCATCGTTGAAAAGGCGATCGAGAAAATAAAAACAATGACCGACGAAGAAATCATTCGGAGGGTATTTTCATAGTAGCAATGAAATGAGAGTTTCATGGCGAATTTAATACTATATATAGTAGTACAACAAGTTGAAAATACAATATATAGTATATAAAAATTAAGAAAGGACAAAAAGTATGTATACGGAGCAGAATAGGGGTTTTACTGTGATAACAAACTTTGGATGTGATTGTCGCTGCAAATATTGCATTACAAAACATCATCCAATTTTACAAAATGCAGTAACAGATAAAGATAAAATAGATTGGGAATATTTAGAAAAATGTATTTCTGAATCTGATGCACCAACCGTAAATCTATCAGGCGGTGGAGATCCGTTTTATAATTGGAAAGAAAATATTGACTTCTATAATCGGGTATATGAACTTGCTCATAAATACGGTAAGAAGCTGGATATACATACTCGTATCCTTCCTGATGATATGGAGTTGATAAAGAAATTTAGGAAGATCGCTTTGAGTATTGAAGCGTATGATACAAAAGCAATAGAACGATTGAAGAATATTCTTCCTGAGATTGAGAAAACAACAAATCTAAGAGTCATTAATGTGTTAAATGAGAGAATGACCACAGAAGATTGTCTCGATTACATAAACAAAATGCACAACATTGGTGTAGAGCAGATTACATTCAGACAAATGTTTGGCAACAAAAATGCATATCAGAACTTCTTGAAAATCAAAGATTCTATCAACATTCCAGGCGTTATGTTCTTGCCAGATGGCGAATATCATCATTATTATTTCACAACTAACAATAAGCTTTATCCATATTTCTTTGGCTATACAGAAAATGATAGAAAAGTATGGATGAATAAATATGAAGAAATCGAACAGTATTGTGGTTGATCCGTATTTAAATGATGAAATGTGTATAGACCGACTGGTTGAAAATCGGAGGTTACATAATGGAATAATTATTGCATTTGATTTCGACAATACGGTTTTTGATTATTACAATAAAGGATACAAATATGACAAAGTAATATCTTTGTTGAGAGAATGTAAGAGTATGGGATGTACATTGATTCTTAGTACGTGTTGTGACGAATCAAAATACGAATTTATGGAGAATAAATGTATAGAGGTCGGAATTAGTGTTGATTACATAAATCAGTCTCCGCCTTACATTCCTTTTACTGGCAACAAAATCTATTACAATATAATGCTTGATGATAGAGCTGGCCTGAGTGCTGCTTATAAAATTTTGTATGAAACAAAGGAAAGAATTAAAAATGAAACATTTTGAATTAGTAAAGGAATATGCTTATCCAAGCGGTAGTGTTTACGTACTTTATAACAAGGAGAAGGATTTCTATATTGAAACAACTTCAATGCAGGATGTAAACACAAAAGGAAAATCTCAGGAAATTATCATGACTGATGATGCCAATCTGATTAAGAAAAATCTTGTTCCTTTTGAAGAAAAATGGCTGACAGCAATTAGTACACAGTACGGATGTCCACAACATTGTCAGTTTTGTTTAGTTCCAGAATTAGGTTTTCATGGAAATCTGTCTACGGAAGAAATGTGGGAACAGCTTGAGTTTGTATTTAATCAGCATCCACAGGTTACTAAGAGCGACAAAATCAAGGTTGGTTTTGCCCGCATGGGTGAGCCACAGTACAATTGGAAAAATATTTTACAAGTTATGAAAGATATGAAGACATATCGTGAAGGATTTACATTCTTGCCTTGTTATAACACAATTCTTCCGAAAGTAAAGGTATTTGGCAAGAGTCCGGTTGATGTATTAAAAGAAGAAGTTATGTCTGTTAAAGAATATCTTGATGGATTTATGCATATTCAGATTTCTACAAATAGTACGAATGAAGATGAGAGAAAATATTTATTTGGTGGTGCAGATGTTGTAACAATCGAAGAGATGAAGAGAGAATTTAATAATATGCCAAATAATAATAGACTCATCACTTTGAATTTTATTTGTGGAGCTGGTTGGGAACTTGATCCAAATAAGTTATATGGTCTTGATCCGAATGTATTCTGTGTTAAGATTACGCCGCTCAATACAACAACTGCTACAAAAGAACATGGTCTTGAAGATGCAATTCAGTGGAATTGGGAGAATATGAATAAGATCAAAGAAAGGGTAGAAAGTTGTGGTTTGAAGGTAGTTGTTGATGTAGCTGCAAAAGCTGAATTGCCACTTTGTTGTGGAAATTTAGTTCAGGATTATAAGAAAACAGCACGCTAGAAAGCGGAATTTCCTATGGAGAAAGGAGAGAAAATTATACGAAATTAGTGCAAAATTATAGAGCTGATGGAAGAACACCAACTGATGATGAAATAAATCAGTGCATTGACATTGCAAACAGAGAGGATTGTATTGTTCATTTGGAATGGGTTTTTCCATATAGCGGAAGATATTCAGTAGATATTATCAAAGGAATGACTTACGAAGTTGTAAAAAACAAGTTGCCAAAATGTTATCCAGCATAAGGGGGATTGTAATGAGTAAAGCTGTTTTAGTGATGGACATGCCAAGTAGCTGCGATAAATGTCCATGTTTTTGTGGTCATTATTCTGATATGTGTTGCGTGGGTTTAAATAACCGTACAATTGATTATCCTTATCCGAAAGATTTTAGACAAAGATGGTGTCCGTTAAAAGAATTGCCAGATGAGACACACAATGATGAATATATGGATGAATATTGTGATGGCTATGATGATGGTTGGAACTCATTACGAAAGAAAATTTTAGGCGAAGATAAAGAGAATAAATGAGTGTATGGATAAGTACAACAGACCGAATGCCACCAATAAACGAACAAGTTTTAATTTTATTTAAGGATAAGAAAGATGAAGAAAGATACATAAAAGAAGTTTTTGACAATGCGAAAAAATATGGCAATCCAGATATGAAGTCTGCTTATTATGAAGGAATAGAAGATGCATTAAGTGTATTAAGCCATAAGAGATTAGCAAATATCAAAACTATAAGAAAAGGAAAAGAGTATGAACAGAATTACGATTAATGGCAAAACCATCATTTGTTCAGGAAGCAATGTAGTTATTAGGGATGGGAAAGTAATTGTGGATGGCGATACCATTCAGGAATGTAGTAGTGATATTAAAGTGGTCATTGAAGGAGATGTAAATAATATTGATTGCGGTGGCTCAGTAACAGTTCACGGTAATGTAAGAATTGTTGATTGTGGTGGAAGCTGCGAAGTGAGCGGTAATGTCGATGGCGACATTGATGCAGGCGGTTCTGTAACTTGCGGAAATGTATCGGGAGATATCGATGCTGGCGGCAGTGTTAAGTGTAGAAGGTAAGGAAATGTTATAATATGAAGATTTTAGTATTAGCAATTTTATTTGTTTTGGCGTTTTTGAGAGTAAAGAATACTCCAAGATCATTAAGTAAAACACTATGGAAGAACGAGATGATTAAGCTGTTAAAAAATGATGAAGACCGGAGTGGTGGTAAACCTTATAGTGCTGAAGCGCGAGGCACAACCATCTTCCTTCTATTCTTAATTGAACTGTTTTTCATTATTTTCTACGCAGTGTTAGGCAATAAGATTGGGACAACCGAATTTATTATTATGTCTGCCTTGCAGGTATTTACTTGTTTATGGCACTTATTCGTAAACATTTGTGAAATTGGGAATGCATCTTCTTACAATGTTGAAGATTATAAGTTTCATAGATTCCAGTTATTATTTAGCTTGATTTTGGATTATATTTACTATCCATATGCAATCTATATGCTGTTAAAGTAAGAAATTTTGGTTTCTTGAGGAGGTGCCCTATTGGAATTAGACAGAGCAATAAGGATTATAAATGCAGATGAAAATGCGTCAGAATCAGAACAATTAGAAGCATTTAATGTATTCTTTAAAGAATTATTCGATACAGATATACAAAATAATGATGGTGGATATAGAAGTATCTATGATGTATTTTCAGAAGCAAGCAAAAAGTTTCATAATAAAACAGAGAATATAATAATGTAATTACAAAACCAGGAGAATAAATCAGTAGGAAAACCACGTTTCAAATGTTTTTATCTAAGAGCATTTCTGCTTACTATTTCCAAAATAAAAGAGAGAATAATTATGTGACAATAAAATTAAAGGAGATGTCGCTATGAATAAATCAAAACACGAGGACTTGATTCGCAAAGAAGTATATTCCATCGACGAAGTCAAAGATAAAGTAAGAGATGTTTTATTTGAAAAAGATAAGAGAAACGCAAAGGTTGATTTTGATGGAGATTTGATTAAAGGTAACAGTCAAAGATACCAAACGTTTTTTACAAAAGGCTGCAGGTGTGTGGTTTGTGGAATTGAAGGTAGATATTTTGCAAAAGAAAGACATTTGCAAGACAAAGCATATCATCTGAATTTGTATGCAGTTGATGATAATGGCACAGAAATTTTAATGACAAAAGATCATATTTTACCACATTCAAAAGGTGGCGCTGATGATATTAACAATTATCAAACAATGTGTAAGCTTTGTAATGAAGAAAAAGGTAACAAACTAGAAGATTAAATTTTAGGGTGAATTCGTAGGAATTCATAATAATAATCGAGGATGGGGATTGTTATTTCGGCAGCCAAGTCAGAGTAATAGGGTCAACAAACTTTAATGCGGTTACACACATGAAAGAAATTACAGTTGCGATATCTGATAACATAGGCAGCACCTCCTTCAGAAATAATACTACGCTTGCCCATGAGAATATTATTTCATTTACGGAAGGACTCTGACTTGTTAATGCTGAGGGCAAGATGAGTATATTATATCTAATTTTTGCAAAAATTCCAGTTAAAAATGAAAAATTTTACATAGAAAGGAAGTCTGAGTTCCTATAGGGTAAAGTGCGCACTACTCACTGCGGTGAGAGGAATTTGGAACAGAAGAAATTTATGGACATTTGCCGTATCAAAGAGAATACGGAATTGACGGAAGCAAACACATGCAGTTTTCACGTTGGAGATCATATCGTAATTCAGATTAAATTCGATGGTTCAAATGCTTCGTTTAGATATGATACGGAAACCGGAAAATTAAATGCATTTTCGAGACTTCACCAGCTCGATTTTAAGAATACATTGTCTGGGTTTTGGAATTTTGTAGAATCTTTAGACGCTGATAAATTCAAAAATTATCCGAATTACGTGTTTTTTGGTGAGTGGGCGTCAAAGCATAGGGTGGTTTATAAGCCTGAATTTAGAAATATTTGGCTCATGTACGACGTTTACGATGTAGAAACGGAACGCTGGCTTATTCAGGACGAAGTAAAAAAGCTGGCGGAAGAACTTGGGTTTACATATATCCATGTTTTATATGACGGAGAATTCGTTTCTTGGGATCATTGTAAAAGTTTTATGAGCCAGGTTGTATATGCCGAGACAGAGGAAGAAGGAATTGTTTGCAAAAATATGACTATGATTAACAATGCCTCAAGAAAATATCCGGCAGTTTTGAAAATTGTAAATGACAAATTCACCGAAGTTATGAAGCGCGAAAAAGTGATCGACCCTGAAAAGGAAGCCGCAAGAGCAAACGCACAGGAAATTGTGAATCAGGTTGTTACCAGAAATCGTGTTGAAAAGGAAATTTATAAGATGCGCGACGAAGGAATTATTCCGGAAAAACTTGGTCCAGAAGATATGAAATTGGTTGCTCAAAAACTCCCAAAAAGAATTTTTGACGACTGCATGAAAGAAGAAAAGGAAAGTGTTTTGGCAGGCGGAGAATTTTTTGGAAAACTTTGTAACAGCACAACTATGAGACATGCTAGAAGTATTATTTTAGGTGATCAGTAATATGAGTTGGAATCCAGTATTAAATAAATTTATTGAGATTAAAAATGAGTACAAAAACAAGTTTGGTGTAATTACATATTCTTATGTAGAAGGATATACAGACGAATCAAAAACTTGCTTGGAAAGATGGGTAGAGGAGCTGAATAATTCGGCTCCTTGTGAACAATATCGTGAATACGAAGATATTCTTTCTTGCTTAGAGCTGAATCAGCATGGCAATTTTTTGCTTTTGAGATATGGCAGATATAGCAACGTTTATGACGGCGAAGAGGAAGCTTCTGGAGAAGATATCTGGGAAAGATATGGCGGATTTTACCGTGAGTGCAGAAGCATTGTTATTGATGTCGTAAGATGCCGGATCGTTTTATGCCCGTTCCGTAAATTTATGAATTTAAACGAGACGGAAGAAACCAGTTTGGAGAATATACAAAAGAGAATTGCAGCTGCTAAGACGGTTGAATTTTCGAATAAGCTGGACGGATCTATGCAGTCAGCAACGTGGTACAACGGGAAAATTGTTATGGCGGGAAGCCAAGCGATCAACCCAGATAATTCGTGGAGACTGCGGGATGGGTACAGAATGATCGGTGAATTGCCGGGGTATACACAAATGCTGAGAGATCACATTGGAACAACCTTTATTTTTGAATACATCTCTCTGAAAGATGCACATGTTGTCAAGTATACGAAAGAACAAGAAGGATTATATCTGATTGGAATTAGGGACAACGAATCTGGAAGAGAGTGTTCATACAAAGAAGTGTTGGAGTGCGCTAACAGGTACAATATTCCTACAACAGAGTTGTTTGACAAGACGTTGGATGTTATTTTAAGCGAATTGGACGACAAATCTTCTGACGAAGCAGAAGGTTTTGTAATCAATATTGATGGATACAAAGTTAAGTTGAAATACAACGATTATGTACATATTCATAAAGCACTATCTAAACTTTCTTCTATTAATCTAATCATTCGCTCTATTGCAGATGAGCAATACGACGATCTAATTTCAAAGCTTCCAGTTGCTTACCATGATGATGTGAAAAAAATTGCTACTATTGTGGTGAACTACATCGAAACCACTGAGAGCGCAATTAGAGAATATTATAATAAAGCACCAAAAGACAATAAGAAAAATTTCATGATTTGGATCGATAAGAATGTGCCGAAAAAATATAGAGGATATTGCAAATCGTTATATTTAGGAAAGCCATTCAATGTCATCAAATCTAACGAAAGTGGAAATCCGAAGTATTTAAAACTAAAAGATATGGGTATTTCGAATTATACCGATATATTTGCAGAGGAAACTGAATGAATAAACCTAGACTATGGATTATGTGCGGAATCAGCGGCAGCGGGAAGTCTACTGTTGCCGCTCAGATCGCAAAAGAAAATGCCAACACAGTAATTGTGTCGTCGGATTCAATTCGTGAAGAGTTGACCGGAAATTATGCGGATCGATTCGTCGCAACTTGGAGAATAAAAGGAATGTGATAGCTGATGCGACAAACTTAACTTTGAAATCTCGAAGAGCGACCATGGACAAGATCAACGGGTTAGATATCGAAAAAATTTGCTATATTACCGCAAAACCATTTGTCCAGTGCAAAAAGGACAATTTAAACAGAGAACACCCTGTTCCAGAAGAGGTTTTGTCTGCGCAAATTAGGCGTTTTCAGGTGCCATTTTATGAAGAAGGATTCGATAAAATCATTATTTCGAGAAGTGCAGAATGGTATCGGCGTTACACAAAAACAGAATTTTTAAAAATGATGCGTGGTTACGATCAAAAAACGCCGTTTCATACAATGGATTTGCTGAATCATTGCATTAGTTCGTGTAATTCATTTGGAAAATATTTTAACGTTTGCGACGAATTTTTTGATGGCTTTGTAACAGGCGCAGAACTCCATGATTTAGGTAAGCTGTTTACTCAGATTTTCGACGATGATGGAATTGCTCATTACTATGGACATGCTGAATATGGAAGCTATTCTGTCTTATCCCAGATAAATATGCCAGAAACATGGAGTTATGACGATTTGCTGAATTGTTGCTTCTTGATCAATTATCATATGTTTCCTTTTGAATGGAACACAGAAAAAATAAAGAAACGTTGGAAAGAAAGATTTGGAGAATATAAATATAAGATGCTTTTAGATTTCAATGAATGTGATAAAGCGAGGTGAAAAGATGAATTATTTTATATCAGATTTACATTTTGGACATAAAAACTGCATGGCATTTGACAACAGACCTTTTAAATCAATCGAAGAGAACGACGAGACAATTATAAAAAACTGGAATAATACAGTAGAAATTGATGATGATGTATACCTGCTTGGAGATATTTCGTGGTACAACACAACAAAAACTATAGAAGTTTTTAATAATCTGAATGGGCATATACATCTAATCAAGGGAAATCATGATGGCAAGTTATTAAAGAATAAGGAATTACAGAGTAGATTCTGCGAGATTACCGATTACAAGGAACTTGATATTGGCGACGATAAGATTATAGTTCTGTGCCATTATCCAATTCCTTGCTTTAAGGATCACTACTACGGAAGCTACCATCTCTACGGCCATGTGCATACAGGTTTTGAAGATAATATGATGCGGCAAGTAAAGTATCAAATGACAGCTTTATATGATAAACCATGTAATATGTGGAATGTTGGATGTATGAAAAGTTATATGAATTATACGCCAAGAACACTGGAAGAGATCATCGAGAATGGAGAATAAATATGTGTAACCGCTGTAATTATGATTCGCCCGACAATCAGATATATGTAGATCCATTAACAAATGAATATTACTTGGATATTGAAACTTCTGAATGGGATGAATATGAGGACGGATTTGTTCATCAGAGAGAATATATTGCATATTGTCCTTATTGTGGTAGGAAGTTAGGAGAATAAATTTAAAAGTAAATTCAGGTTTCATTGGATTGTAAAGAGAGGATGTTAAACAAGGAGGTATTTAAAAATGTCTAGTTGGACTTATATCAACGGCACAGTAACGGTTTGTCCTATGGGAAGAACGCAACCTGAAAAAAGATACATTCTTGAAACGGTGCTGAACCATCTGCCAAGAGTAACGGGTTCTGGAGGCGATATGGATGTATATATTATTCAGAAAAACGGTTACAACGGTTTATGCTCATGTGATGAATTTGGCGAAGTGACAAACAATTTGGTAGATAAATATGGATATAAGAGCCGCAGTAGAGGATGCTTACGGACACAAGATGAATACATTCTTGTTGTAAATGCAGCTTTAAGAGACAGGGAATTTGAAGAAATCTACAGAGAATTTATGAAGTGGTTTGTAAGACTCTGTAAAAGAGTAGGTTGCGAAGATGTTCTTGTAGAAATAAAAGGATGCAACAAATCAACTGTTATTAAAGACAGGAATATTCAGAGAAAAAAGCATTCATTCCAGAGTGTTTTCCATGGCTTATTTGAAGATCCAAGCTGGTGTAATGGTGCAGGCGAAGTTAATTGGACGGAATTTATGATGTGGGACAGAGCAAAAGATTCAAGCTATCCTATGACTCTTGCTTATAAGTATTTCAATAATGAAGAAAATGACAAGGAAGTTGAGAGAAGAATGAATTATAGATAGCTTCTTATAAAAGTAACATATCCTTGGATTATTGAAAAGAGGTGCTAAATGAATAATTATAAAATGCTTATTGATTCAACTGAATTACAACAGAAAATATTGGATTATATCGCTTCGAAAGAATTCGATAAGATGGTTGATTCTACGGTGTTTAAAGGTAATAGTCAGTGCAGAATGGCTATTATTCACGGAATGTCTATTGCGTCTATGTTGACTTGTAGATGTGAACCATTTCGTATAAATTTTACTAAAGAAGAATATGAATACGATTACAGACCACAATGCTGCATAGATCACGACAAGTATTTTTCTACATGTGATACTTGTGAATATGGAGAATAATAGATTGGAGGCGAAAACATGAGAATTATAAATCGTGGACGTGGCACTGGCAAAACAACAATGCTTGTTTCAACAGCATATGTAACAGGAAAGCCAATTATTACTTCTACAATGAGCAATAAAAATAATCTTATGGACACAGCAAAGACAATGGGCATATCAGACAACATAGAAGTCTATACGATAAATGAATGGTTAGAACTCCATAGACCGTATATCCCAAATAATGAAATACTTGTAGATAATATAGAGTTAATGCTTGGAGAAGTTCTATCAAAATATCTCAATGCAAATGTTGTAGCAGGAACGATGACAATCCCAATGGATACCAAAGAAAACGATACAAAAGAAGCCAACAAAAAGCATGGTCATTGGTTTGCAGTAGATAAAGGAGTATATTGCTCAGTTTGTTTGAACTATAACCAGAAATTAGAATCAAAATATTGTCCTAATTGTGGGGCAATTATGGACGAAAAAGAGAACTCATGAGAATCCAATCTTTCATTCGGAAATTTTAAACATATCTAAGCCATTCGGCTATGGGAATCCCAATAAATAAGAGAATAATAAAGTGGAATATAAAAATATTCCACGCAAGTATTCCAAAAGATAAATCAATTGGATAGTGGGTGTGGGTTTCACCCATTGAACTCAAAACTTCAAGAATACCAAGTAAATTACGAATACATATTTTAGGTTTTAGAACCATGTTAATTTATAGGGTAATAAACCTCCGCGAGTCTACGGGTACACAGCAAGCGCGTTTTAGAACCATGTTAATTTATAGGGTAATAAACCTGGCTTGATGACTCTCAGCTCATCAGAAAGTTTTAGAACCATGTTAATTTAAGGAGAACTTATGAAAGTAAGTAGAGTAGAACAACATCGAATAAAGAAGAATGATAAATTATTTCCTGTTATAGATAAACTATGTTGGGAATCAAAGAATTTATATAATTATGGAAATTACATAATCCGTCAGGAATTTATAGAAACATCAAAACAAAAAGAGCAAGGACTAATAGAAAACGCCCATTGGATTAAATATAATGAATTATTTCACTTGTGTAAAAATTCAGAGTCGTATAAGGATATTGGCAGCAACGTAGGACAAGCAACTTTGAGAAAACTAGATAAGAATTGGAAATCGTTTTTCTCATCTGTTAAAGACTATTCAAAAAATCCTTCCAAATATTTAGGTAGACCTAAATTACCAAGATATCTTCCAAAAGAAGATGGACGATTTGAATTAGGAATTGATAATATCAAATTCAAAATTGTAGATGGTTATATTTATTTTAGTTGGAAGCCTCTTAAAATTATGAACAATATTTTTAGAACAAAAATCCTAGAAGGTTCTAAATTAATACAGCTAAGATTTGTTCCAAGAGGAAACGAATATATTATGGAAGTAGTTTATGAAATAGACGTTCCTGAAACAGAGAATATAGTATCAGAAAGAATTGCTGCAATTGACTTAGGGGTTGATAATTTGATGACCATCACAACAAATTGTGGTGTAAATCCAATTATAATAAATGGCAAGCCATTAAAATCAATTAATCAGTATTATAATAAGAAAATTTCAGAAATGAGATCAGAATTAAAACTGAGACATAATAGTGATTGGTCAAACGAAATGCAGAGATTTACAACTAAAAGGAATAATCAAGTAGATGATTATATTCAAAAATCAACAAAAAAGGTTGTAGATTTTTGCAAAGACAATAATATTGACACTTTAGTTTGTGGATATAACTCAGGCTGGAAGCAAGATACCAATATGGGCAAAAGAGTTAATCAGAAATTTGTATCTATTCCATATTTAAGTATTGTACAAAGGCTTGAATATAAATGCGAGAATGAAGGAATTAAGTTTATTAAAATAAATGAAAGTTATACAAGTGGTACATCTTTTCTTGATGATGAAGAGCCAATTGAGAAAAATTACAATAAAGATAGAAGAATCCATAGAGGATTATTTCAGAGTGAGAAAGGAGAATATATTAATGCAGACGTAAATGGAAGTTATCAGATAATGAAAAAGGCATTCCCAAAGGCTTTTGCCAATGGGATAGTGGATGCAGGTTCACATCCAGTAGTCGTAAATATACCACTACAAACTGCTAATGTTATGTAAAAAGCCGATGAATTTAGAGGAACTTGGTTATAAAGTTGAAATTGGTAATCAATATAACGAGTGGTACTGTATTATTAGTTGGAAATAAATACAGCAAATTTCGATCTTTTGCAAGGAGGTGAAATTTTGGAGAAAGTAATTAAGTATAAATGTTCTGAATGCGGAAATTTATTTGATATACCTGAAGATGCCTTGTCTTGTGAAACAAGACACAAGAGAGTTGAGAAGGCTAATGATATGCTTATGGAAGGATATACATTAAAGCAAATCAATGATGAGTGCAAGATTTGGAATTCTGTGCCAGAACATTTAGAGAACGTAAATAAGGACAACTGTTTCATAATTAGTCATTGGCAATGCTGCAACAAACCTGCTTATCAAATTGTTCAAATCTATTTTGATGGGAAAGTAAATGTAAGAGGTTGTGGTTCATGGAATGGATATTATGGCAATCTACTTAGATTAGATAGCTGCAATTTAAAAGATCCAAAACCAAAAGAAGAGTTGTTTGTAGATAGTAGATATAAATATACAAGTTGATATTTGTGGCAAGCATAATTAGGGACAAAGGAATATAAAGCTGATGCTTTTTGGCAATATTGTTATGTGGTATGCAAGAGCTTGTATGGTGTTCTTAATATGATGTGAGATCCAGCTAATGAAACGATGCTATTAGAGAATATATAAAAGATAGCACGAGGAATCAAAAAGAACTGCTGACAAAAATATGTAGGCGAAACAATTTTTAGATAGTTCAAAAGATATCTGAAGAATGAACGAGTAAAAGGGGCGGATTTATGCTTTTAGAAAAAACACCTAATGTCGATTTGGTGAATTACAAAAAAATTACGCTGGATTTGCTAAAAAATAATAATTACACAAATGCAGCGTTGATCGTAGAAGAACTTTTTCAGAACGAAATCGCTGTTCGTGAAGTCATCGAAAAAGTAGAATCCGAGATCGAGAATAAGTAACAAAGGGCACGAAAGTGCTCTGAGCGGAGATACCCAAGTGGTGATGGGATACGTCTTATACACGTCAACGCCGCAGGTTCGATTCCTGCTCTCCGCATTTAGCCTGTAAGAACTTTCTGGTGTGGATGACCGGATAGCGAATTATAGCGTGACATTTACAACATCCTAGGCGCTATTCGAGACCTGTATGCGCAGCAGGTTGAGACAGGCTAATTTACTGACAAGCAGGGCGATTCCTGAGAAGAGGAATGCGCGAGACTTGGCTCCAATAGCGGAGTTTAAATCGGTAGACTCATTGGTGTAACGGAAACACGCTGCCGTTGGTGATACGAGTTGCGGGTTCGACTCCCGTATGGGCTATTTCCATCAATTTGAAAGGAGCGAAAGCGATGGGAAGAACAAAAGAAATCAGATCAATCCAGAAGGACTTCGTAAAACAGTATCATAGCAGATGTTGTAATAAGTGCAGGACGTGCAAACATTATTACGAAAACACAGAATATGAAGATGGGTGCGAAGGACAGGATATGATTTGCAACGATTACAGAAAGGAGGACGGTTTAAAATGACGGCAAAACAGTTGGATATATTGGGTCGCATCGGCTCGATTTCGTCTGGTATAGGAGTTCTTGTTCTGCTGGTTAAATATGGAATCGGAGCGGGACTTATCGGATTAGGCATATTCTGTTTGGGCGTAGTATGCGCAATTGCTTCCAACAAATCAATTAACGCCGATACAAGAAGTCGGCCAGAAGAAAAAGAGGTAAACGAATGAATCCAGTATTAGTATTTTTGGTTGTGATTGGCGCAATCGTATTATGGTTCCTTCTCTCGTTTATTTTCTTTCCGCTTGGAAAATTTATTTCAAGAATTGGAAAAGACGCGATGGAGGAAATGAATAAGGATGAATGTAAAAAGGAGAAAATGGATGAAGACAGGTAAAGTTGGTGCAGTGTTTTTAGGAGTGATAATTGTAATCGCTTTGGTAATTTGTTGTTTTAGCTTTAAAAAGGTTCCAGCCGGATACGTTGGCGTTGTATATAATTTTTCAACAGGTATTTCGGACAAAACGCTAAGTCAGGGATGGCATTTTGTAGCGCCCACCAAAAAGGTTACGATTTACTCCATCGGCATCGAGCAGTCTTATTTAACTTCTGAGGATAAGGGCGATTCCAAGAAAGATGAGAGCTTTAGCATTCCGACTTCTGACGGAAAAACAGTGCGAGTTAATCTGGAATTTTCTTACAAGTTTGACTCTGAAAGAGTAGCAGATACATTTATTCTTTTTAAAGGAAGATCTGGCGAAGCTATTAAAGACACATTTATCAAGCCAAAGGTTATTGCATGGACTCAGGAAGTATCTGCAAAGTATCCGGTAACAGATATTTTTGGCGATAAACGTACAGAAATCAATGCAGAACTCGATACATATTTAAAAGAAAAGTTTTTACCTTATGGAATTGTGATTGACACAGTTAATTTTACCGACATAGCGGTCGATGATGAAACGGCAGCGTCCATCCAGAAGAAGGTAACAGCACAGCAGGAACTGGAACTTGCGAATATTGAGGCTCAAACTGCAAAAATTCAGGCCGAAAAGGACAAACAGGTTGCACTGATCGAAGCAGAGAAAAATAAAGAGGCGGCTCAGATTCAGGCAGAGCAGGCAAAAATCAAAGCAGAAGGCGAAGCTGAAGCAAAGAAAATTGCGGCAGAAGCAGAAGCAGAAGCAAATAAGAAGATTGCAGATTCTCTTACGCCTGAACTGATCGAGAAAATTAAGTATGAACAGTGGAATGGTGAGCTTCCGCAGGTTCAGGGAAGCAATACTCCTATTGTAAATATGGGAGAGTAACGTAACAAAATGGCGGTCATTGTGCCGCCAACAATGGGCTATCGCCAAACGGTAAGGCGCAGGATTTTGATTCCTGTTTTTGTTGGTTCGAATCCAACTAGCCCAGTTTAATAATTTGTGCAAACGTGCACACGAAAGGAGAAGAACATATGGAAATTAGAGAAGAAAAAAGAGACTTATTTACGGTTCCGCAGGGCTATTATCTTGCACATTGTATCAGCGGAGACTATGCACTTGGAGCAGGAATTGCTTTAAGTTTTGTGGAGAATTATAACATGCGCTACAAATTACATAGTCAGTATCCAATTGCATCAGGAGAAAAATTCGCCAACGTCGGAAAAGCTCTGCTGGTGGACAACGTGTTTAATCTGGTGACAAAACCGAAATGCTATCAGAAACCTACATATGACGATCTATTTAAGGCTCTGGTTGATATGAAGGAGCAGTGCGAAGAGTGGGACATCGACAAGGTTGCAATTCCCTATATTGGATGTGGCCTGGATCGACTCGAATGGGACAAGGTTAAGGAACTAATCGAAGATGTGTTTGATGAGACAAATGTAAAATTTCTTGTTTGCAGTCTGTAGGGGTCTATATGGAAGAGATTAAACCGAGATATTTGGTTATGGTCACAGCGTCCGCAAACAATAACAAATATTATAAACAAATTCCACACGGAGATAGTTGGACTGCTGAATATGGAAGAGTAGGAAGCAGTCCACAGAGAAGGGAATATCCCATGAGTCAGTGGAATTCGAAATACAATGAGAAAATCAGAAAAGGTTATGTGGACCAAAGTGATCTTGTAGAAGATCTAATTCAGGTTGAAAAGCCTAAGAAATCTGAATATCGAGAAATAGAAAATAAAGCAATAGCTGAAATTGTGGAACGTTTGCAGGCGATGGCAAGAAAAGCAATCAGTGACAATTACACAATTTCCTCCAACAAAGTAACGCACGCAATGGTTGATGAGGCGCAGGACGTCTTAACCAGCCTGATTGACGCGAAAGACGTCGATACATTCAATGAGACACTTCTAAAGCTCTTCACTGTTATCCCGCGAAAAATGGGAAATGTCAAAGATTATCTTGCTGAAAAATCAGATGATTTCTCCAGAATCATTCAAAAAGAACAGGACTTGCTGGATGTCATGAAAGGACAGGTTGTCCAGAAACAGATGATAGACGAAAATTCCGAAAAGGATGATATCCAAAACGAGAATACTATCTTAGAGCAGTTAGGGCTTGTTTTTGAAGAGTGCAGCACGAAAGATATTGCGGTTATCAAGGACGCACTTGGTTCCTGTTCAGACAGATTTTATCAGGCATGGCGTGTCAAAAATATCCAGACACAGAAAAGATATGATGATTTCGTTCGAGAAAATCATATCACGAATACGAAACTGCTGTTTCATGGAAGCCGGAATGAGAATTGGTGGTCGATCATTAACAGTGGGTTAGTTCTGAAACCGACGAATGCAGTAATTACAGGAAAAATGTTTGGATACGGCATTTATTATGCGCCAAAAGCAAGAAAATCTTTGGGGTATACAAGCCTAGACGGAAGTTATTGGGTTAGAGGAAATTCGAAATTTGGATTTATGGCACTGATGGAGGTTGCGTATGGCAAACCATATGACGTGTATTCATTCGATCGGAAGTATTACGATTTCGATTATCAGAAATTGCAGCAGGCGTGTCCAGGCGCAAATTGTTTGCACGCGCACGAAGGCAGCATGTTGAGAAATGATGAAATTATCGTCTACAAAGAAGAACAGTGTACGATCCGTTATTTGATCGAGTTGAGATGAGAGGAGAATTTTATTATGGCAAGAACAAAATTAGAAGGTTTTTCAAGGGTTGCAGTGCTTAAATTTGGTACGTCTCGTCCGTATTACTTTGCGCTTTACGACGACGGTACATATTATAAGATTGGCGACATGGTTGTTGTCAGCGGAAGCTCCAGCCCAAGCGTAATCACAGATATCCTGACGGCAGAGGAAGCCGCTGAAAAGACCAGTCTTAGTATCACAGCGGAAGTTATCGGCAGAGTGGACACAACGGCATATGACCGGCGTGTGGCTATGCGAAAAGAAAAAGAAGCGCTGAAAAAAGAGATGGCCAAGCGTAGAGGAGAAATCCAGAAGAAGCTGGACGACGAATATTATGCGAGCAAAGATCCTGAGTATGTGGAAATGTTGAAACGTTATGAGGAGATGCGGTAATTTTTACGGAGGTACGTAATGAATAGAAGAACGCGAGACGAAAATTTTTCGAACTGCCCGCTTTGTGGCAAGAAGCCATATGTGAAACTGAAAAACGAAGATTATGCGACATGTTATTGTCGTGGGCGCTTATTTTGTAATCATACATTGATTCGCGCAAGTGCGTGGAGAGACCACAAGGATGGTTTATATAAAGGCTTGATGTCGAAATGGAACGAATTGGAAGAGTTAAAACCTTTCAAAGAGACGGAGCAGAGAAGATGGCTATTTTTGTGACAGGTGATATTCATGGAGATCCAAGTCGATTAAGCACGGACAATTTCTACGAACAGAAAAGTTTTTCTGGGAATAAAAACGAAAATATTGTGATTATTCTCGGAGATTTTGGACTCGTTGAATCTACGATTGGAGAATAAGCAAATGAAGATTTCAACGGCAATTGCTTACGGAACTGCTTGGATCGCCACATCTGTAGCCATTGGCTTCGCAATTAAATATACGGGATCGGCATGGTGTTTATGGGCGTTGTTATTTCCGGCAAACATTAGCATTAGCGTTAAAGAAGGGAACGTTGGAGATGATTGAAAAAGAAAAAAGACGTCAACTGTTCGAAAATGATGATATCGTTTTGGAACAGCGTGGAAATCATTATTATCTATCGTTGTTTGACAAAGATGGAAAGTTCCAGAGAGAAGTAAATATTACAGTAAAAGACGATTTCAAAGTAACCATGTATAACGATAAGTCGTGATATGAATATGAATTATAGGATGAAGAGTAAGAAAAAGGGATCATGGGCATTTGTGAAGTTTAAAGCAGATGTCGCCATATATGCCATGTGTCAGAATTGTGGATTCGTGCAATCTGGTGTATACGAGAATATCGCACCAGCAGGGCAAGGATTTAAGATGATTCCAAGAATTGACAGGCTATATCGGTATTGTCCGGGTTGTGGACTAAAAATGCATCCCTATAATGGAACAAATATCTACAAAATCGATAGGTATACTTGGCAATGAAACGAACATTTCAAAGGGTTAAAAAGGAGAAAATATGCCAGTTCATGATAACTTAGGTACTAGAATGAAGACATTTTATGAGGAAATTCCAAAATCCAAGCTAATGCGCAGAACGCCTGTTGCCATTAGAGTAGATGGAAGATCTTTTCATACATTTACAAGAGGGTTTAATGTACCGTTTGACGATATTTTAATCAAAACGATGCAGGAGACAATGAAATATTTGTGCGAGAATATTCAAGGCTGCGTTCTGGGTTATACACAGTCTGATGAAATCACTCTGATTTTAGTTGATTATAAAAAGCTTACATCTGCAGCATTTTTTGATTATGAAGTACAAAAAATTTGCAGTATTACGGCAAGTATGGCTACGATGGCGTTTAACAGATATTTTCGTGAAAACGTGTTTGAAAGCGCTGTAACTGCCGCTGTGGAAGCACACGCAAATGCAATGAAGAAAGGTGCAATGTTTGATGCACGCTGTTTCAATATTCCCAAAGAAGAGGTGGCAAATCTCATTTACTGGAGACAGCTTGATGCCACCCGCAATTCTATTCAGATGGTTGTACAAGCAAATTTTTCTCATAATGAATTGCAGAATAAGTCATGTAATGATGTTCAGAATATGCTGCTGACTCAGAAGAATATAAACTGGAACGATTTGCCGACTTATCAGAAGAGAGGAAGTTGCTGTGTAAAAAAGGAAATTGAAAATAAATCAATTGGATATAATGGTGAAGTCAGAGCTATTGAATGGAGAACAGAATGGGTTATTGATACAGAAATTCCAATCTTCAAGGGCGAAGGTAGAGAATATATTGATAAACTGATTTATGTAGGTGAAGATTAAAAAACATCACTAAGCAAGAATTTCTTCTGGATGCAAAAGAGTTATATAAAATGATTATTTTTCGAGGGTTAAAAAAATGACTATTGAACAGATTAAAGAAAAATTGAAGTCAGCAGAATACGACTTTTTGAGAACAAATGAGAATCTTGGAAGCAATATTATCCTCTTGACTCTCGGAGGAAGTCATGCTTATGGCATGGACAAAGAAGATTCCGATGTAGACGTAAGAGGAATCGCGCTGAATATCAAGTCAGACATTCTGTTGGGTGCAGATTTTGAACAAGTGGTGGATGTCGATACTGATACGATGGTTTACTCTTTCAATAAAATGATTCAGTTGTTGACATCAAACAATCCAAACACAATTGAGCAGTTGGGATGTTTACCTCAGCATTACTTTTACTTATCGGAAATCGGGAAAGAATTGCTAGATAACAGAAAAATTTTTCTTTCGCAAATCTGCGTTCATACTTTCGGAGGTTATGCGTCATCGCAGTTGCGAAGAATGTCCAACAAGGCCGCAAGATTGGTCAGTCAGGCAGAAAACGAATCATACATCCTGAAAAGCATTGACAATGCTAGATATGAGTTCAGAAACAGATATTATCCTTTTGAGGATGATAATGATTTGAAATTATATATCGATAAATCTGTGCAGGAAGGATACGATAGTGAGATTTTCATGGATGTAAGGTTAAACCATTATCCACTGAGAGATTGGACAGGTATGTGGAACGAAATGAAAACCATTGTTAGCAGCTACAACAAGTTTGGAAGAAGAAATGAAAAGGCGGTCGCTCACGATAAACTAGGAAAGCATATGGCCCATCTTATTCGTTTATACATGATGTGCATCGATATCCTTGAAAAAGAAGAAATCATTACATATCGAGAAAAGGAACATGATTTACTTATGAATATTCGAAATGGAGAATATTTAGACGGAAACAGGCAGCCGATTCCGGAATTTTACGATCTTTTGAATGAATACGAAAAAAGATTTGAGTATGCAAAAATAATACTTCGTTGCCTGAAAAGCCGGATTATAAGAGAATTAACGATTTCAGAATGTCTGTAAATGAAAGGATTGTAAAGGGAGACGTCTAATGGAAGTATCTAACAAAGCAAAAGAACGTTTTTGCAAGGATTGCAATATTCCAATTAAAATTTATCAGGAACCATATTTTGAAGACAGGTTGGAACTTTATGACAGATTTTATGGAACGCTTGATAAGTGGAGAATATTTACAAGAGAGTTGCAAAAATACAAATCTGAGCAGGACTATTTCGAGGAATACAATCGTATAAAAGATGCAGCGATCAATAGCATTAAAAACACAGAAGCTTATCAGAGATTCAATGCAGAAGATATGGGAAAATTCTCTTTAAATCACAAAAATCTTCCAGAAAACGACATCTATAAGCCGACTAATGATGGAAGAATGTTTATTAGCGTTGACATGAAAAAAGCAAATTTTTCATCTTTACAGTTTTACGATGGAAATATCTTTGGTGGCGCAAATACATGGGAAGAGTTTATTGGCAAATTTACTCAGAATGAGCATATCGTGAACAGCAAGTATATCCGTCAGGTTATTCTTGGAAACTGTAATCCAAAAAGACATATTACGTTTGAAAAGTACATTATGGATCAAGTTCTATCTTGCTTATGTAATGTGGTGGACAAATACAGCAGAATTGCATCTTTTTCGAATGATGAAATCGTCTATGAGATAACAACTTCAGGTAAACCGTGTGATTTAAAAACCATTAGAAATTTTATAGCGGATTTTTTGAATTCATGCTTAAATACAACATTTAATGTTGAGTTATTTTCGCTGCATAGGATTGAAGGAACAGATGGTTATTGTAAAAAGATTTACAAGGATAGTGGAGAATATGATATTAAGCTTAAATGTTTGAATGATCATATGGCTCCATTTGTAATGAGATATTTATTGGGCGAAAAAATAATTGATAGCGACAGGGTGTTCTACTATAAAGGAACGCTTGCTAAGTTTACCGAAGATCCAGAAATTCATATCGATCTGGAACGCGTTTTAGGATCTGGAGATTAATTGTAAGTGAATGTAAGAAAGTAATACGATGAAAATACTATGACACGGAGGTAAAATATGGAATTAAAAGACACTATAGAGATGATGAATAGCGGTAATTACGAAGATCGATTCAAGGCGGAGTATTATCAGCTGAAGATTAGAACCGATAGGTTGAAAAATATTCTTGACGAATGGGAGAATGGAAGGCTTCATTTTGTTCCGACATGCCAGAAAGAAACGCTCTCAGAACAGCTAAGAATTATGACTGCTTATATGGCGATCTTAGAAAGCCGGGCGGGACAGGAAGAAATTAGCTTATAAGACGAAAGTAATCTTTCGTGGAAATTGGAGAAAGGAGACGCAGAATGAAATTTAAAGGAGATATTGTTATTACAGATCCTTGTTACATTATCGAAGATGATAATGATTCTGACTGGGATAAGTGCATGTATGGAGGACGAATGGAGAATTTAGGTATTAAGCATTATTTATGCCGGGATACCATTTATGGGGATTGGTCTTGTACAACGTATAATTCTGACACCGGAAAAGTTCTTGGAAAATTTTGCGCCGATGCAGGTATGGTAGCAGTGTTCTTGCTCGACGAGGTGTTGGCATATAACCCTAAATTTAAACTATGGGAAGAGTGTCCGTGGACTACAACACTTATCAAAGATTTCGATGGCGATATTGAAATGAAGGTTATTCATACAGAAGGAGTATATGAAGATGATAGTAAATGGTACAAAAAAGGTGATAAATGGGAAGACGATTCGCTAAGTGTGGTTGGTGTTGGAAACGTGAATTTTGAAACACACCAGACGGGGCTTTAATTTATGAAAATTGCATTAACAGGTCATAGGTGTCAGAGACTGGGTTTGCCAGAAGACGAAAAAAGTAGCAGATGGGATAATATTACGAATTGGATAAAGGCAATCTTGGAAGAACTTATCAATTCCGAAGAAGTCGCAGACATTTATTGTGGAATGGCTTCGGGATGTGATATCAAACTTGGCTGCATTGTAGCTCAAATGAAAACAGAAAAGAATATACGTTTGCATTGCGTTCTTCCGTGTAGAAATTATAATTCTACGCATCCTTATTACGAAGAAATTAAAGCGTGTGCAGATGAATGGATTGAATTGTCTGATGAGTTTTATAAGGGATGTGACAATGTTAGAGATCAGTATATGGTTGACTGTTGTGATGTGCTTCTAGCTATTTGGGATAAAAACAAGTCAGGCGGTGTTTGGTCTACAATACGAAAGGCGCAGAGGGCAAATAAAAGGATTATTTGTTGCCCTAAAGAAGTTTTGAACGAGAAACTATAATCTGCGAGTAAAAGGTGAAAAAATGAAAGAAAATAATGTAAATATAAACTTGTTAAAAGAAAACCTGGAGATAATTTTATCATTAGAATATTATGGCATACATATCGAGGACATTAAGGAGCAAGATTTGAAACAGTTGTACTTTTTCTCGGTTCCAGAAAAATCGACATTAAAAACGAATGATGACAATTTGAACGATTTAATAAAAGAAAAAGATGGTTTAATTAAGCTTGCAAAAGACGTTTTATCCACAGCAAATGTTAATTCGTGTCGTGCTGTCTTTGGAGATGAGGAAGACGAAGAGTTTTACGATGATGTAAGGAATAATATTTCTAATTACGTTTCTTTTTTCGCAAAAGTCAGGTACGGCGAAATCTGGAATAAGGAAATGGGCGACGCTGCTATAATGAGAGCTATTGATGAAATAAAAAATAATACTTACAAATTGGTTTAAGAAAAATATGAGCAAATTGAGATTTCAAACGGTCGAAGAAATGGCGAAAAAAGTTGCTGAAAAAGCGATCGATGAATATGTTTTTGAGGGTAAAACAATCAGACAATGGGTGGAAATAATTCTCAGAGATCGTGATGCGCACAGATGGATTCCATGCAGCGAGAGACTTCCAGACGACGCCGACGACAGATTCTATATGTGCGTCGTCGAGAATCATGAAGAAGATCCTCCTATGTTCTGCCAATACGAGGAAGAATATGGCTTTGGATTTTGGCACAATATTTTTGATCCCGTTAGTTTGGGTTTTGTTGATTCCGAATTTCAAACTAATGAGGAATTGGGCTATGAAAAAGTAATAGCATGGATGCAACTACCTGAATCATATGCGTCAGCAGACGAGAAATCAAATTAAGTCTTAAATCAACTAATTCGATGGCTAATCAGCCAGTAAATTTCAAAACCGAGAATTAAATAGTGTGAGAAAAGGGTGGTACGGCATACCCTTGGGTTTTTGCGCCCAAAATCACCGTTTACATAGAATTTATCTTATAGATTTAACTCTATGTTCCGCTCAAATGGGCGATTAAATAAAACCAAAAAAGAAAGGAGAATCAATGACGGCAGAAATTGGAATGAAAGTAAACAAAGTCGCTTTTGAAAGACGAGAAGACATGTTAAAGCCGTATGGCGGCTATTACAAAGACGTTTATATCGACATGGACATACATACGGATGATGGAGTGTTTCATCTATGCGGAAAAAATGATTGGGGATATCTGATGGTAGATGCCATCATGCCATTATTAAGATATGCGGATCAGGTAGAAATTGCGATTAGAAGAAAGCTAGATGATTTTTGCTATGAACCGGAAGCTATTGGTTTGGGTAAAAACGAATTTAGAGCGCTAGACATTTTGCACAGACTTAGAGGTTTAGATGATCCACTTTCAATTTACAAAGGTGTGCCCATTGTGAGGCTAAAAGATAGCGACGGAATTAAAGTTTATGGATCTAAAGAAAAGGAAGAGCCTTTGTTCAAGTAAAGAAAAGGAGAATTACATGGAAGAAAATTATTTTATTGTTCTATACGATGTGGATGTTCGAAGTAAAACGAAGACGAAAAACGGATTATCTTTTTTGTCTTGGGCAGCAGCTTGGAGTGAGGTAAAAAGGAGATACCCGAGTGCCACATATAAAATTTACGAGCAGCTAATCAAAATTGAAGAGCGTATCAGTGAAAACGTTGTAGTTACCAGAGAGGTGCTTAGACCTTGGTTTGATGATTGTTTTACTGGATGGGTAAAAACGGGTGTGACCATCAACGGAATTGAACATATTGAAGAGCTGCCAGTTATGGATTTCAAAAACAAATCTCTGGAAGCAAAGAAAATTACATCCGTAGATGCCAATAAAGCCATCCAGAGATCTCTTACGAAGGCGTGCGCAAGACATGGATTGGGACTCTATATCTACGAGGGAGAGGATTTACCTCTTGAACTTAAAGAATTAGAAAAACTTCAGTCAGAGTGTATGGATCTTATCACAAAGAGATCGGCACTTTCCGATAAGACTAAAGCAAAGGTGGCTGAGATCTGTAAAGAAGCGCTACCGGAAGAAAATGGTAATCCGAAACTTTGCAGTGACAATGATGTGCTTGAAACACTCAAAAAGAAACTTATGGCGTTAAGAAAAATCGCCTAAAAAATAAACAACGAAAAGGAGAATTTGACTATGGGATTCAGACAGGGAGCTTATGCAAAAATTTGGAAAATTGAGGACAAGGGCAACTATCATGTTGCGCAGATGTCCATCTCCAGAAAGAACAAGGATACCGGCGTATACGACACGGAATGGCAGAACAACTTTGTTCGTCTGGTAGGAACAGCGCATCAGCAGATTGCAACGATGGATATTAGCCGGAACGTTAAAATTGGTTCTTGCGATGTAACCAATAAGTACGACAAGGATAAGAATACAACTTATACCAATTATGTTGTGTTCAACTTTGAGGACAACCCGGACGGAGGATCGAAGCCCGCAGCTCCAAAGTCTACTGCGCCAAACGATTTTGTGTCTGTACCGGACGACGCAGCGGATGAACTTCCCTTTGATTAAGGAGAATAATCATGGCAAAAGCAAAGGTTTATAAGTGCGGTTTTTGCCACTGTCAGCATGAGTCCTGCGAGATTTCGCAGGACGAAGCTGTCAAGATAAGAAACAGGTACTTCCATAAAGACTGCGCTGAAACTTACAACAACATCGAAGAAATCAAACGGCTATATTACGAAAAAATTAGTAATACGGTCGTAATGCCACAGTTGATTAGAGTGGTGAATGATATCATTTTTAAAAAGCATGTCGATTCTAACTATCTACTATTTGCGCTGAAATATGCAATCAACACAAGGCGCACAATCAATTATCCGCAGGGTCTGCATTATCTCATTGACGATTACAAGATTAAAAATTCATGGAAAAAACAGCAGTTGAGCAGCATTAAACAGGTGAAGTTTGAAGCAAAACCGTCTGTGTTGTCAACGTTTAAGGCGGTGCCAACGAAAGAAAAAGGAATTGAAGATTTATTTAGTTAGGAGGACTTGGTTTGGATGTAATGGAATTAGCTGATAATCAGGCTGAAAGCGGAGTTATTTCAACTCTTGTATATCATCCTGAATTTATTTTGCATACCGACTATTTAAAGCCGGGTTATTTTTATAATCAGGACAATGGATGCATTTATTGGGCAATTAGCGAGTTATACAAAAAAGGCATTGATAATATCGATGCTTTCAACATTTCTAGTATGCTGTCGAGCAACAAAGCGGTGCAAAAAACTATTGAAAAATATAATTTGCCATCTATTCAAGAATACATAGACTTATGTTCTGAAACGGCGCGTCATACCTTAGAAGAATACAAGCTATTAGCACAAACAGTGGTAACGCTATCTTATAAGCGCGATATGATCAAAAGCATTTCTGAGATTCAAAGATTCTGTCAGGACAAAACAATTTCTCTCGGAGAATTAAGCAAAAAGAAAAACGATGTACTTTCCAAGTTGGATGAAAAATATATCGTTTCCGAAGACATTAAACTGCTTGGCGATGAAGCGCAGGATTTATGGCAGGAAATTTGCGACAGAAGAACTGATTCCGGAATCTATGGCATTCCATCTATGTTTCCAATATTAAGTAATTGGTTTACATATGAGCCGACAGAGTTAGTTGTTATTCAGGCGAAATACAAACAGGGAAAATCTGTTTTGCTGATGCTGGAAGCGCTTCACAAAGTGCAGAACGGTATTCCGACTTTATATGTGGATCGTGAGATGTCTGATAGAATTTTTTATGAAAGATGCCTTGCGTCGTTGACGGGAGTTGACGTTAAGAGAATTAAGAATGGTAAATACAGCGCTGAAGAAGGTGAAGCCATCGAGCGTGCAAACGCTTGGATGAAAACGCAGCCTTTCGTGCATATTTATCGCCCAGATCTGTCCGACGAAGAATTGTATTCCATTTGCAAAATTCTGAAATATAAGATGGGCCTGAAATTCGTAATCGATGACTATCTTAAAAGCAATGCGACATCCGCCAGCGACAACTACAATATTTTGGGTGCGAGATGTGATTTCCTTAAAAACAAAATCGCTGGTGAGCTGAATATGTCCGTACTGACTGCAGCACAGCTCAATAGAGCTGGAGAGGTCGGAGATTCCATGAAGATCAATAGATATCTATCTGTTGGCATTAAATGGTTTCTAAAAACGCAAGAGCAAATTGCGAACGATGGATTGCAGTGTGGCAATGCTGGCATGAAGATTTACATCAATCGACTCGGAGAGCAGATGCCGGAAGATGACGAAAATGCTTATTTGGATTTCATTTTCGATGGAAATAAGATGATGATTTCACAGGCGGAACAGCACGATTCTACGAACGAATTTGACTGAGAGAGGTGAGAACGATTGGAGTACGATGAGGACTTTTTGCGTTCTATATCAGAAAAGGTTGATCTAGCGGAGTACATCGGGCGGACAACCGAATTGGAGAAAAAAGGAAAGGATTATTTCTGTAGATGCTCTAAGCACGTCGATAAAACTCCATCGTTCTCTATAACGCCGGAGAAAAATTCTTTTTACTGCTTCTCCTGCGGAAGAGGCGGTGGAATTATCCAGTATTTGCAGGATTATGAAGGGCTAAATTTTGATGATGCCGTTCGGAAAACATGTGAACTTGCAAAAACCGATTTGTCTACCATGTGCTATTCACCGACGGTGCGCTTTTTAAAAACGGTCAGAAAGTTGAAGAGCAGAAATGTTCCTGTGGAGCATCGAATATTGGACGAGAGTGAATATGAAAAATACTCAAAAGAACCGGTTCAAGAATGGATGCAAGAAGGAATTAGACAGAGAGAAATTGATTTGTTCGACATCCGCATAGATCACAGAAGCAATAGGATTGTCTATCCAGTTCGCGACATAGACGGAAACCTAATAAATGTCAAGGGGAGAACTCGCTTTAAAGACTACAAAGAAATGGGACTGATGAAATATATCAACTATTATCCGATTGGGACGATGGATTATATCCAAGGTTTAAATATTACGCTTCCCTACATAAAAGAGCGTAACGAAATCATCCTTTTTGAAAGCTTAAAAAGCGTGATGAAATGTTATGGATGGAGTTACAAAAATTGCGGTTCTGCGGAAAAGCATACGTTGACGCCGGAACAGATTCGGCTGTTGATCAGATTAAAGGTTGACATTACGTTTGCTTACGACAGCGATGTGTCTTATCTGTCGAAGGACGCATTAGGAACAATCAGAACATTAAAGCGTTTTACGAATGTGTATGTAATTGAAGATCCTGATAATTTGCTCGGAGGTACAGAAGGAAAAAATAGTCCAGCAGATAAAGGACTACAGGTATTTGAAAGGCTTTACCAAAATAAGAGGAGAGTGAGGTGATGGCATGGTCTATAAAAACGAGCTAGATAATATAGTTTGGTCGTTTTCTACGTTGCATCAATACGAACAGTGCCCGTATGCATTTTACCTGAAAAAAATTGACAACACGGAAATTAACGAAGGAAATTTTTATTCCGATATTGGCGGTTACGTTCATGAAATTTTGGAAAAAATATTTAGTGGAAAACTAGATCTGAACGATGCTATCAACTATTTTATCGAAAATTATTCGAGCAATGTAGTTTACAGCGCAAAACAATCTACAGTTGAGAAAAAATATGGGCAGGCAATTGATTTTTTGGCAGGACTTGACTTGAGTGAACTGGAAAATTATGAAATTCTTGGGGTGGAAAAGAAGGTTAATTTTTCTCTGGGAAAACGAAATTTTATTGGATATATCGATCTGCTGCTAAGAAATAAGTCTACAGAAGAAATTATAATTGTTGACCATAAATCTCTCGATCATTTTTTGAAAAAAGATGGATCGCCATTGAAAAAGAATTTGGAAAGTTTTAATGCTTATTCAAAACAGATGTATTTGTACTCAAAGGCGGTTTTTGATGAGTATGGGAAATATCCGTCGAGAATTGTATGGAACCATTTCTTCGATTTGCAGGTTACGAATATTCCGTTCGTAAAAGAAGATTTTGATAGAACTTTGCAGTGGGCATCAAACCTTATTGATCGCATTTATTCGGATGAAAATTTTGAGGCGGTAAATAGCTATATGATGTGCAGTGTGCTATGCGGATATCGGAATAGTTGTTGCTATGCGAAAGAGGAGAGTGAGAACAATTAGGGATTATTTTACATATATACATATTCATAGTGATCTTTCAAGCGGTGTCACAAACGTTGATTCGATTACAAAGTATGACGATTATATTGCCAAAGCAAAAGAATGCGGAATGAAAGCGATGGCTTTTACCGAACATGGAAGTGTTTTTTCTTGGGTAAATAAAAAACGACACATTGAAGCTGCCGGTATGAAATACATCCACGGCGAGGAATTTTATGTAACAGAAACACTCGATGAAAAGATAAGAGACAACTACCATGTATGCTTATATGCAAGAAATTATAAAGGCGTACTCGAATTAAACCAGTTGTCAAGCGAATCCTTTAATCGTAGCGACAACCACTTCTATTACGCTCCGAGAATTTCTATCGATCAACTCATCCGAACCTCTGATAACATTCTGGTTTCTACTGCCTGTCTCGGCGGAATTCTCCATAACGGCACAGATGCTATAAAGGACAAATTTATTGCTTTCCTTGCAAAGAATAAGCACAGATGTTTTTTGGAAATTCAACATCATAACGTTGAGGAACAGAAGCTTTACAATCAGTATCTTTACAAACTGAGTAAAAGCATAGGCGTTCCATTGATTGCTGGCACGGATACTCACGCGTTAAACAAAGAACATCTTGAAGGACGTAGGATGCTGCAAAAAGCAAAGAACGTCGGATTTGCCAATGAGAACGCATGGGATTTGATATTCAAGTGCAGCGTCAAAGAACTTATGGATGCGTATAGGCTACAAAATGCATTGCCAGAAGATGTTGTAAGGGCTGCAATAGAGAATACAAATGTGCTGGCTGATATGATCGAAGAGTTTGAGCTGGACGAGAGTTATAAATATCCGCATCTTTGGGCTGATTCGGACAGATTGTTCCTAGAAAAAATTCGTCAAGGAATTATCAGAAGAGGCGTGGACAAGTATCCGAATTATCAGGAGTATTTGGACAGAATCGATTATGAGCTTGCTGCTTATCGGCACAACGGAGCAATTGATTTTATGCTTCTCATGGAAGATATTTTGGGATGGTGCACTCAAAATGATATTCAGGTTGGATATGGTCGTGGCTCAGTCAATGGTTCCGTGATTGCGTGGTTGCTTGGTATCACAGAAATGGACAGCATTAAACATGGTTTGAACTTTGATCGTTTTATGAGTACAGAGCGTGTTTCTCTTAGTGATATCGACACTGACTTTCCTCCGTCAAGGATTGATGATGTAAAAAAATATATCTTTTCCAAAACGGGTTTATATTGTTGCGATATCGTAACATTTAATACAATCGCGCTAAAAGGAGCGATTAGAGACATTTGCAGGGCATTTTATGTTGAGAATCTGGAAAATCAGTCTGAGGATGTTCTGACAGAAATAAAAAAGTACGAAAACTCTTTGTCGCCTGATGCGGTTCTTCCAGATGCACTTATCGAAAAAATTGAGAGAAATTCCATTCATCCTGAAATTCCGTATGACTACATGAAAAGGACTAATGAAATTTGTTCCCTTGTGGATGAAGACGAAGAAAAGGCGCGAAAGTTATATCCAAAACTGTTCGAGTATGTAGATCTGGTAAACGGAACAATTGTTTCAGTTGGCAGCCATCCGTGTGGATTGACCTGCTCACCGCATTCCGTCACTGACCACATTGGAACATTTACGACGTCAACATCTGAGTATCCAGTCAGCCAGATATACATGAAAGAAATTGACGGTTTGAACTATGTAAAATTGGATCTTCTTCGTTTGGATACCATCGAGATCATCAACGAGACATGTAAACTTGCCGGAATTAAGCGCGTCACGCCGGACAATCTGGATATTACAGATGTCAATGTGTGGAACTCTATGAGAGACGACACGACTCAGATTTTCCAGTGGGAAGGTGAAACTGGCAATAACTACATCAAAAAACTTCTTTCGGATGAAAATATTAAAAAATTTCAGAAGATAGATAAAAACGTTGACCGTATGACGTTGTTAAGCATTGGAAACAGCGCAATCAGACCTGCTGGCGCATCTTACAGAGACGATCTTGCAAACGGCGTAGTTCGAAAAAGCGGTTCTAAGGCGATCGATGAATTTTTAAAACCAACTTTCGGTTATTTAGTATTTCAGTGCCAAATCATCAATTTCTTGCATGAATATTGCGGATTTACGATGGGCGAAGCAGATGTTGTCCGCCGTCACTTTTCGAAGAAGCAGTTCACAAAAGACGGAATCGCTATGACCGAATTGGATACGCCGATCATCAAAAATGGCGGATACATGGTCGATAAAGACGGTGTTCCAAAGAAAGATCATTACATCAATGGATTCGTGGCAACTATGAAAGAAAAGTTTGGAATGCCTAAAGAAGAGGCTGAACAAACAATCGTTGCCTTTTTGCAGGTCATTATTGATGCCAGTAGATATCTGTTTTCATTAAACCATTCACAGCCGTATTCGTTTGAAGGATACGCGTCTGGATGGCTAAGGTATTATTATCCGCTGCAATTTATCACTGTTGCTTTAAACGTGAACCAGAGCAAAGAAGAGAAGACAATTGCGTTGACGAATTACGCAAAGAATGTTGGAATTGAAATTCGTTCTCCAAAATTCAGATATTCAAAGGCGGAATATTTCTGTGATACAAACGACTTCTGTATCTACAAAGGTATCGGATCGATCAAATACATGAATGCGCAAATAGCGAATGAACTGTATGATCTGCGAAACGAAAAATTTGCGGACTTTATAGATGTGTTGGTCGCAATATCTCATACCAGTGTCAACTCAAGACAGTTGGATATTCTTATTAAACTGAATTACTTTGAAGAATTTGGCGAGATAAAACGTCTTCTGGAATGTACAAAGCTGTTTAACAATTTGTATTCGAAAAAGCAATTCAAGAAGGATAAGCTGCAAAGCATGAATCTTGAAGAGATGGATGTTAGACAGTTTGCGGCAAAAGAAACAGAGAAAATGTTTAGTGGGGTTGACACGTATCACTTACTGAAGTATATGACTGCCATTATGAAATATCCGGAAACAACGCTGGTAGACAAGATCCATTATCAGCAGGAATTGCTCGGATATATCGATATTAAGGACGCACGTTACAAAGGAGTAGGATATGTCATGAGCGTCGATAAAAAATATGCTCCAAAGTTGAAAATTTACGCTTTGGCAAATGGCAATACGGTTGAATGTAAGGTGGATAAAAAAACCTTCAACTGCAATCAGGTTGCTACAGGAAATTTTGTTAGAATCGAAGGGCAGCGATACAAGCCACAATTGCGACGGCTGGACAGCGGCGATTATGAAGAAATCCCAGGAAAGAAGATTCTATGGCTGACCAAGTATAAGAAGGTGGATTTGTGATGATTAAGCGGAGAATTTCATGAAGCAATATTATACAGAAAAGAGTTATAAAGATCTTCTATCACACATGATTTTACTGGTTGATACTCGTGAAAGCTCCAACAAAGAAATTACCGATTGGTTTGATAGAAACGGCGTCAACTGGAAACAGAGGGCGCTGAAAACCGGTGATTACGGTTTTATGGTTGAGAGCTGCCCGGAATTAGGTTTCCCGGTGGATACATATTTCAGTGATGAAATCTGCATCGAAAGAAAAAATTCGGTTAGTGAACTTGCCGGAAATATTGCAAACGCCACAAAGGACGATGATCGGATTTTCAAAGAGTTCAACCGGATGATCAACATAGAAAAAAATTATGTGCTGATAGAGAATGATAGTATGGAGGATATTTTTAAGGAGAATTACAAGACGAAATTGAATCCTACATCATTTTTGCGAACATTGTTGACGTGGCAAAGCAGGAATAACATGCACATTTATTTTGTGAAAAGAGAATATATGGGTAGGATGATTTACGAGCTTTGCAAAAATTGTTTAGATTCAAAAATTTTGAAATAGGAGAAAATAGAGATGGATAAGAGAAAGGTTTTCGAATGCCTGCTTAACCAGTTTGAAACAGATGAAATGCGGAATTATTGTGCTGATATGATCGAAAAAATTCCGGATTATATCTTTACGATTCCGAGCAGCACCAGTTTCAAATATCACAACAAAACTCAGTGCCAGCCACACGGTCAGATTTATCATATTCTCATGTTCGCAGAGATCATGAATTATGTTCTTGGGCTGGAATATGTACAGAGCAAAATTGACGCAAGAAAAAGAGATTGCCTGCGCTGCACACCGATTTTTCACGACGCAATCAAATGCGGCACATCTGGATCGCAGTACACGGTGCACGAACATCCTATGCTGGCAGGTGAATGGGTAAGAAATACTGTTGTGGAACATGACATCGATACAGAGACAAAAGCCTACATCGCTCGTCTTTGTGAGAGTCATAGCGGACAGTGGACATCCACAAAAAGAAGTTCTGTTGTGCTGCCAAAGCCCGAAAATGACGAACAGTTCTTCGTACATATGTGTGATTATCTGGCAAGCCGGTCAAATCTGGATATGCAGTATTCTGACGAAGTAAATGCGTCACTCGACGGCATTGAGACGCCAAAAGAAGAGCTGCCAGATGTGTCAACTTATGTGGTCACGTTTGGAAAATATAGCGGCAAAACGCTTCCTCAAATCAAAGAGGTTGATCCTGGCTATTTTTCATGGGCTAAAGAAAATATGACGAGAGAGCCTGTAAGAAGTCTTCTGGCACAGATGTAAATGGAGAATAATACGTTGGGATGTAAAAGTCCCGACGTATATTAAGATTGGAGGAAGGCGATCTATGTTGTACAGGATTAATCGAATCATGCATTCTGGCGCTAAAGGAAAGCGCGGAGAAGACAGAACGGATGGAATCTATTCGAAAAGAGTTGGAAGAGTCGTATCCATCGCAGACAATTATCCCATTTACGAAGGATATCCAGCGTTACTCATATACGTTGCAGATGCCGACGGAAACGAATATCACGGAGGTCTACAGACGAGCAGAGTTGTTAAGATGGAACGAACGGATAATGCTATTCGGCTGGAAACGTCTAATAGCATATATGAATTAGTTGAAATGTAGGTAAGGAGTAGAAATTATGTCGGTTAATAGCTCGGTCAACAAACAGTTGGAAAAAATGTTTGATGTTTTTAACAAAGAATTTTTTGATGCGGAATTAGAAACACCTTTGTTTAGATTTGAATCGAATTGTAATAAGGATGGAGCATTTATTTCTGATGCTGTAATCAACCAAGGAAAAGTATACTCACACGAAATTGTAATTCCTGTAAAAATTCTGAATGAGGATATAGAAAAGATTGCTGTTTGTTTGCTACATAATATGATTCATTATTACGCATTTATAAACGATTTTAAAGTATGCTCTCGTGGAGATAGTTATCATAATAAAAAATTTAAGTCTATTGCAGATTTTTGCGGGCTTACTTGTAAATACGATAGATTAACAGGATGGATTACATCTAGTAACAGCAAATTCTCAAAGTTATGCAAGTCATACGGATTCTCGAAAACTTGGAGCAATAGATACACGGCAGACAAGAAGAAACCGGGAAATAATTCAAAGAGATATGTGTGTCCTTGCTGTAAAACTATTATTCGTGCTACACACTATGTAAATGTTATTTGCGCAGAATGCAACGAAAAGTTCATATTACAGCAGTAACTAATGTTGAAACGTTGGTTTCAATTTTCTGATTTTTATGACGGAGAGGAGAGTAAAGTATTGAAGAAAACAAAGATTATTAGTGCTTTTCCCGCCTGCGGAAAAACATATGCTTTCGAAAAATTGAATAATAAGGGATGCACAATTCTTGATAGCGACAGCAGTCGGTTCAGCTGGATTGAGAGAGATATAAATAGCGATGATTTAAAAGATCACATAATAGCATGGAATCCGGAACCTTGTCTGTTGGGCAAAGGAGACGGCTCTATGCTGCTGACATTCGCAAAGATTTTAGATGGCAATAAAATTAAAGTTCGAAATCCAGAGTTTCCAGATAATTACATCCGACATATCAAAGAAAATATTGGAAAAGTTGATTACATTTTCGTAAGCACCCATAAGGAAGTTAGGGATGCTTTGATAAAAAATAACCTCTATTTTACCCTTGTTTATCCCGGTAGAAAAATGAAGGCTGAATGGGTTGGCAGATGTTTTTTGCGAGGAAGCGACGAAGAGTTTTGCAGGACGATCGCAGATAACTGGGATAAATGGATTGATGAAATGGAGGCGATTGAAGATTGCGACCGCTGGGTTCTTGGAGACGATAATGATATTGATTCTGATTGTTTGGAAAGATATTTGTATCTGGGAGAGTTAATTGAGAACAATTTGATTTGACAATAATCATTCTTTAAATAAATAGGAGCACAGATGACGGTAATAGATTTTATCAATAAACTAAATGAGATTGGATATGACGAAAACACAGAATTAATGTTTTCTTGTACGGATCATGAAACTGGAGAATGGTATGAAGTGCCGTTTGATGAGATTTTTTGTGGAGAAATTTTAACGGGAAGTCCGTATTGTAACGATGTGATTGATATTGAGGTAAATGTGGATGCTTCTAAAGATTACCTTCGAGCCAAAACTGACACATGTATAGGCGAGATAGTCGATGAATTGAATAGCGTGCTGAATAAGCATAAATTGTTAAGAAACTAAAGATTCAAAAGAGGAGGCGGTCTTTTTTGCCAACAAAAGAACAAGTCGCACTAGACATATTTAATACGGAAACGAGCGAAATAATTGGTCGTTTAGAGAATGTTACAAACGTACTTGTCAACTCTAACTCTGAAGATGAGTACAAAAATGATCCACATGGAGAATGGTTTTTAAAGAATCATTGGACGGCAACATGTGAAATATCGTTTGATGCTGATAATCCGGCTAACAACGCTTTGAAAAAAAATATTAGGAGTTGACAGATCTGGTTTACCGGACGCTTACGATGTTCAATTCATAAAAATTGTTCAGGTAAGAAAACACAAAAAGAGAAGAATAAATAAAAAGTGGGAAAAACGATATGGATATAAGCCAATTACAGTAACATGTAAAGGCTGGCAGATGGAAAGTTTCGCAGATGGAGACGTAGTATTTACAAAATTACACATAGGAGGATGTTAAGAATGAAACCTTTGGTATATTTCGATTTTGTGGAAGTAGAGAATAATAAATTGATGGTTGATAAAGATCGTTTAAGAGAAATTTTAGACGAGATTTATTATGCTGGTTATAGGGACGGGCAGAACGCTCCAAAGATTACCACTTTGAATAGCAGAGAATTTGAGCCAAATAAACTCAACGGTATCACGATATGTGGCAATGAGACAATAAGAACAACTGCCGATCCGGCAATCAGAGCAATTTAACATTGTACGCGGTGGCGGAATATGTAGACGCGCAAACGGGCAGTAGACAGGTGAACGATTAAAAACGCTCGGTAGAGACACCTATGGGTTCGACTCCCTCCAATGCGAACAGTGCACGGTTCATGTATGGTGAAAATCCATACCCGCGTAATTCGAGAAAAACAAGGAAGGAAGATTATGAAAATTGGACAATTCAAATAAATTTAACGAGTAAAAAACATGTTACAGCGATTGGATTTTATTTACGAGTCGCAGAAAGCTTCCTAAAAAATACAACGAAGAACTGGTGCGAGAGAAGTATGAAAAAGTCTTTTATGACTTTGCGCCTGAAATTAGATATATGATAGCTGAATTGTCTCAAATGTCGGAAAAAGAAAAAGATATGAAAATTCGCAATGACGTTTTAGCAGCTATTTCAAGCAAATTTAGCATCGAAAAATCGCAAAATTGACTATGAAATAGTTATTTAGTTGAATACGAAAATGGAGAATAAATATATGAGTTTGTATATAGGATCTTGCAAATATCCCACAGGGGAAAAGTGGCGTCACTGTAAAATGTGTGACAGAAAATATTGGTGTGACGATTCGACAGAAAATCCTCTTTCAGCGGATGATGCGAGAAAACTTACGCAAAAAGGGATGACTGAATTATATAAAACCACATTGTATGAAATTACAGAGAATATCAGAACAGCTGCGCTTACAGGAGAAGATCAAATTATGTATAACAGAGCTTTAATCAAAAGCGTTCAGGACGAATTGGTAGATCTCGGATATCAAGTTTGTATACTATCAGTTTCGCCAGGCGACGAGCGTGCGATAATCAGATGGAATGAGGATTAGAAAATGATTAAGAAAATTGATAAAAAGAACAGATTTGTATCGATGTTTAACCCCGATACTGGTTTCTACATGAGAAGCGGAATTATTGACGAAAACGGTAAGGATACAGGAAAAGATCCGTTTATGACTTCATATCCGGAATTGCTCGATATTGGAATTATGCAGACTTGTGTATGCGCCCATAAATGCAACGTTGACTGTTATCAGAAAGCCATTGAACGAACCGGAAACAATATGTCTTTAGAAAACTTTGAATCCATTCTGAGACAAAGCAAAGGAAAATTATTTCAATGTGCGTTAGGTGGCGCTGGGGATGTCGATACTCATGAAAACTTTGAGGAAATTCTGAAGCTCTGTCGAGAATATAATATTGTTCCAAACTTTACCACAAGCGGCATTTTAATGACAAAAGAAAAGGCGGATATCTGCAAAAAATATTGCGGTGCAGTTGCTGTTTCCGAACATTTTGCCGACTATACGGATAAAGCACTGGATCTGCTTTTAGATGCTGGAGTCAAAACCAATATTCACTATGTTTTAAGTAATAAAAGCATTGATATTGCGATCGATAGACTGAAAAATAACGGTTTCAAAAAAGGAATTAACGCAGTCGTATTCCTGCTGTACAAGCCGGTTGGTCTTGGCATTGAAGAGAACGTTTTAAAAATGGACGATGAGAGAGTTAAAGAGTTCTTCCGTCTCATCGATACCGGCAGTTTCGATTTTAAGATTGGATTCGATTCATGTACTGTTCCGGCGCTCATCAACTTCACACACAATATCAACCAGGACAGCTTCGATACCTGCGAGGGCGGAAGATGGTCGGCATACATCACAGCCGATATGAAGATGCTTCCATGCAGCTTTGATAATCAAGATATGAGATGGGCAGTTGACCTGAAGACTCATACAATTCAAGAAGCATGGGATTCTGAACAATTCGAAGATTTTCGGAATCATTTCAAGAATTCTTGCGGCAACTGTGATAGACAGTGCGAATGTCGCGGCGGATGTCCAATCAGAAGACAGATTGTTTTATGTAACAGAGAGGAGAAAAATCTATATGAAAGTACGGCAAGATTTTGTCACTAACTCATCAAGTAGCAGTTTTGTTATTGCATTCAAAGATCCGAAATTTGACGAAGATACTTTAAAAAAATATCCCTTTTTAAAAGACTTTGGAAAGTTGATTGAAGAAGTATTACTTGTTACAGGAGGATATTACAGTGAAACGGACAGAGGAACAATTGTCAAATCAAAAGAATCGTATGACGAATTCTTTTTGACCGAGTACGGATGGCATGGAAGTACATTGGAAGAAATTTTGAAAGACGGATATTTAGCGAAAAAATACAACAAAGCAATTAAGTATTTAGAAAACGGCTTTTACATTCTGGACAAGGAGATTGATTATTCAGATTCTACTTATGAAAAGGCGCTCAGAAAGATAGCGGAGAACAATGAAAATGTGGTCGTAATTTTAAAAGATGGTGAGGAGGAGTAAATGAAAATTAGAAGAGATTATGTTACCAATTCAAGTAGCTCATCTTTTATTCTTTCGTTTAAGGATGAGGATAGTATTTACGATACTTTGAAAGAACAGTTTCCTAAAGATGTTGAGTCTGGATGGTCGGCAGGCGAATACGGCTATCTGCCCGATCTATTAAATAGAATTTCAGACGAAAAAAGACTCACGCAGGAAGATATCAAGGAAATTATTGAGGACGAAGAACGATGGACGATTCGGTGGGAGCTGAGAGAAAAATACGAACGAGAAAAAGGAATGTCGCATCTGGAATCTTGGGATTTTTTTGATTCTCCAGAAGGAGAAAAGTTAATCAAAGAAGAATGCGGAAAGATAGTCGAGGAAATCATGAAGAAAATCGGAGACGATCATGTGATTGTACAAGTTGAATACGGAGACGGCGGCGAAACGGGAGAAGACGGCGTTATGGAACATGAAATTCTTCCAAATCTGGATTGTACGATTGCACGTTTTTCGCATCACTAAGGAGGGATTATGAAGTTTAGAAAGGATTTTGTTACAAACAGCAGCAGTTCGAGCTTCGTGTGTGAAATTTGCGGACGTGTTGAGTCAGGATTCGACATTGGTTTAGCTGAGTCGGGCATGATGGAATGCGTAAATGGTCATATATTTTGCGAAGAAGAATCATTGGAAATTCCGCCAAAAGAGGAATTGCTCAAGATGATTTTGGAAAACGAATGGAATAAAGGTGTTTGGGATTCCAATATTCGGCAGCGTCGGGATTATACGAAGGAAGAAATTGCTGTGATGAACGGCGAGGATTTGTTCACTAAGTTTTGTAGCGGTAACGGACATTATGACGTACCAGAATGCGTGTGTCCAATTTGTCAATTCATTGAGTATTCTGATCGAGACTTGAGCAAATATTTGTTAAAAAAATATGGAGTTTCCAAAGATGAAGTGTTTGCAGAAGTGAAAAAATTCCATAAGAGACGGAGAAGATTGTACGATGACGAATACATTGCATATGTTTGCAGAAAATACAATCTAAATCCGACAGAAATCGTAGCCGGATGGAAAGAAAGATTTGGAACTTATAAAAATTTCATGAATTGGCTAAACAAGGAATAGGATGGGTGGATTACAAATGATTTACGGAGTATTTTATTCCAATTACAGTGATTGGTATCCTGTTGGATATTTTGAAGATGAAGAAGATGCGTATAAGTATTGTGAAGGATATATGGGAGCGGGCTATATTGTTCTTCCAATGAAAAATCTTTTGGGCGAAAAAGATTTATCAGTCATTTCTTTAAAATATGAATTCAAAATTATTTTTCGTGAAGACGGAACCATGGCGAATTTTGGACGAGGAGACGGCGACGACGATGAATACTGCAAACGTTACATCTCGGAAGAATTAAGGTGCAATCATATCAACACATATGGAAGATGGATAAATATTAAAATAAATTTGAATCGTAAGGATTGGAATCTTGCATCCAAAATTGCTCAAGATTATTACGCAGAACTGAAAAGTTATGGAGATGGTAAAATCCTTGATAAAAATATTGATCTTATGAATAAAAAATTCGAAGCACCATTTTTAGAAAGAAAACGCATCAGAAAAGAAGAAGAGTTAAAACAGAAGGAACTTGCCGAATTAAAGAGATTGAAAGATAAGTATGAAAATTCTCTTTCGTAGGAAGTAAATGTGAAAATTTTGATTGTATGCGAACAGTGAGGTAAACATCTATGGGCATGTATGACATGATAAACGGCGAAGCGGTCAAGTGCTTTCCAACATATTATATGATGGGAGAAGTAATGACTCGTAGTGGAGGAAATCTAATTCCATACGACACAGGAAGTTCTGTTCCTTACAAATCTCCGTATTACAATTATGGGAAAAACTTTCTTGTAATTGACATTAGCGGATCTCCAGAATTTGACGATAGCTATGATTTTCTAATTCATGTAATCACAGATGGATTGGTCAAAGAAACTTTAAGGGACACTTTTAAAAATATTGATTGGGCAAACTATGATTCTGTTGTTAGTTATGACGGAGAAATCCTAAACGTTTATTCAGAAAAAGACGTATCAGATTATATAGATGCACGGAAAAAATATTGGCATGATATCTGGGAAACCAGAGTTCGTCTGAATGAGCTTAGAGAATTGCAATTTAACTATTTTAGCCAAATTAAATCTTTAGAAAAAGATTCTGAGGATCGAAAGACTGTAATTGAGAAAATAAGTCAGAATAGCGATGCAATAAAAGAAGAATTCAGCAGAACAATTCCAGAGTTAAAACGCATTAGAAAGGAATTTTCGGCAACGTGGACAAAAGATACTTCTGATATCGATGATCTGATTTTAATCGGAAAGCTTATAAGCTGTTACAATTTGGCGCATAGCGAAGAGGAGTCTAAAGATGTTTTGGGGTCAATCTACGATATGCTCAATAAAGACAAAACATTGTACAACAGATACGTTGAATGGCAAGGTACTGACGAACACATCAAAGAATTTCTTGAATAATTTCTTAGAGCAATTCTGCTCAAACTTCCAACATCAAAAAGAGAATAATAGAACAGGAGGTGATATTTTGGAATGGTATGTATACTACGAAAATTTTAATGCAAATAAGATTGTTAAATGGAACATTTTCAATCATTACAAATTCAAAGAAGAAGTCGAAAATCTGCTGCATAGAAATTTAAGCAGGGAGGATTTTTCCGGAAAATTAAAGGACTGTCTGCTCTATTATTTCTGGGCAAAAAGTGAATATGAAATTCTTATTTCGCCGCGAATTGGAGATGCCAAATATATTAAAGTGGATATTTTTGATCAGATGATGACCAATTTTGAAAGATTTGTTGATTATGTCTGGCATTTTTCAGAGGTTGAAAATGGAGAAAAGTAACATATGCCAAACATTTTTGCTAAAAGTGTGGGAATGAATTTCTGTTCATAGAATCCAGAAATGGAAAATTTGGGTTGTATTGCGCAGAATGCGGATTTTGGCAGAAACGGCTTAAAGATGTAGGCTATGAGTTTTACTGTTATTTTACAAAGGAGGACACATAATGACGACAGCAAGGATAAGCACGGAACACCTGAACACTATTGCTGATAGGCTTAGTTGTGATAAGGAGGATCAAGTGAATCAGAGGAGAGACGAGAATAAAAACCGTGCCAATACAATTATCAACATAATTGAAATTGTTCCAAATAAAGTCGCAAAGGTCGTATTTTATGATGGAACAATTGAAAAAGTTGTTTGTGATGAAGACGATACATTTAGTTTGGAAATGGCAATTACGATTTGTATGGCGAAAAAGCTATACGGCGGAACCGCTGCGTATAATAAGGCGGTTAGAGACGGAATGAAAATTTACAAGAGAATGCTTGAACGCAAACAGAACGAAAAGGAAGAGCGTGAGCGTATTGCTAAAAAGAAACAGAAGCGCAAGGAATATCTTGCTCGCAGAGAAGCGCGGAGACGTGAGGAGCAGATCGAAATCCAGAAAGAAGCGTATGTTCGTGCGATGAAAGAGTTGAATGATGACGCTTCTACGGTTGGCGCGTGAGCGTTGACGAGATTGCCGGAATAAGTCAGTTGGGAAGTTGGCTTGTTTCGGCACAAAAGAAAATAGAAATTTTACTTACATTTTGGAGGACACATGAAATTTAGTAAAACAGCAGTATGGGGATTTGATCATGCTTTGCGCGGGATGAGAAATCCGAAGGACAGCCACCATCTTAGCGATAGTGGATATCTACCAGAAAAGCGCTTATCCGTTGAAAACGGAGTCGAATGGGTTCCGTTTCGCATTGGCGAAAAAGATATGGACCTGGCGCAGCGCCTAATCAAAAGCGGCGGAGAACATAGAAAATTTTTGCGTATGATTCACGTTTCTGTAGACGTAGACATGCCGAGATACTGGCATAGTGAGGCGGATACGTACCATTTTAACACTAAAAACAGCGAATCTACGATGCATAAGTTGCTCAACAATAACAATCCGATTACGCTGGACGATTTTGTGATTTGCGACGAAGACACGGAATGGTGGATCAACACCGTAAACAAGCTTGAATCTATGCGCAAGGAGTACAAGAAAATTCAGAAAACAACGAAGGATTCCGTCGCAATGACTCGTTTGCTTGTAAGGGCAAAGCGTATGCTTCCAGAAGGATTTCTACAGCTTAGAACGTTGGATACGAATTATGAAGAAGTTCGCAATATGTATTTTCAACGTAGGAATCATCGATTAAAGGAAGAATGGATTGATATTTTCTGCAGATGGGTTGAATCACTTCCGTTTGCAAAAGAACTGATTTTGTATGAAGGATAGGAGAAAAATGGAATACGAATGTACGATTAGACGATCGTTTTACGAAGAATTAACAAATTACATCTTAAATGCAGCAGATTCCGTTGAATACGCGGGAGAAAAAATTTTACTGGGCAGAATTGCAGCAGTAATCAATGAGTCTTGTAAAGATTATGATTTGGACACAGATACACTGATGCTGAATTAAAAGGAGATGACCAAATGAGAGATCCTAATAGACTAGATTCATCCTATGCACAACTGTGCGAAATACATAAAACTTATTTCCCAGATATGAGGGAGGGACAGTTTCTGCTGAATTTACTTGGCTGGATCAATTCTACAAAGAAACGAGATCCTTTTTTCATTGAATCGAAAGAGTTTTTGAATTTGGCAAAAGAATATGCTAATGCGAATTCTCCGTGGTATCAGGGGTGGGATGTGCTTGGCGGAGGTGGAAATGAACAAAAGTGAAGCTACCGCTCTTATAAAAGAGCTGAATAAAGCGTCGGAAGCCTATTACAACACCGGACATCTGATTATGTCGGATGCAGAATTCGATTCAAAAATCGAAGATCTTAGAAGATGGGAATCTGCGACTGGAATTATTTTAGAAAAAAGTCCAACTCAAAATGTAGGAGCATCCATATTAAAAGACATTAAAGAGGTAACGCATAAGACACCTATGTTGTCTTTGGACAAAGTACATTCAGTTGACGAAATCTTAAAATTTGCAAAAGACAATCCACTTACAGCTTCTGTTAAGCTCGATGGAATTACAATTAGGCTTACTTACGATGAAAACGGGAATCTGATTCTGGCGGAATCCAGAGGAAACGGAGTGATCGGAAATGACCTAACAGAGCATGTCAAGAATTTTCAGAACGTTCCAAGTCATATCGAACGATATGGCAGTCAATATATTATTGACGGAGAGGCACTTATTAAACTGGATGACTTTGATGAAGTTAATCGGAATGGCGAATTTAAAAACAGCAGGAATTTAACGGCTGGAACACTAGCGTCTCTTGACACTTCAGTAGTAAAAAGCAGGAAACTAAGATGGTATGCGTGGGAAAACGTAACCGGCAGCGCCTACAATTCATTTTCTATGGCGTTGCTTGAAGCAAAGAATCTTGGATTTGACGTTGTTCCAAACAAATTGATTTGCAGAGAGCATCCCGGCGAGAATATAAATGTAAGCGAATCTACGATAGGCTATTTTATCGAGATGGCAAAACAGGAAAATTTACCACAAGACGGAGTTGTTTTCAAGTTCGACAATATCGAATACGGCAGATCTTTAGGGAATACAACACATCATTTTCGAAATGGTATTGCCTATAAAGTCTACAATGATTCAGTTGAAACCACATTGAAAAGCATTGAGTGGACAATGGGAAAAACAGGAACGCTTTGTCCGGTTGCCATATTCGATCCAGTAGAAATTGAGGGAACAACAGTTGAGAAAGCGTCTCTACATAATATTACCATGATGTACAACCTAATTGGAAGACCGTGGAAAGGTCAGAAGATTGGTGTTTACAAGGCCAATTTGATAATTCCACAGGTTCGATGGGGAGAAAAAATCGGAGACAGGACGTGCGAAGACATCTTGAAATTGTCGTTCATCAATATTCCTCAATGCTGTCCTTATTGTGGATCTAAAACATCAATTAAGAGAGACAACGATTCGGATGTTCTTTATTGCACGAATGACGAATGTACCGGATCTCTTCTTGGCAAACTGAGTCATGCGGCAAGCCGTAACGCACTCGACATCGAGGGACTATCAGAAGCAACTATCAAAAAGTTCATTGAGCTTGGCTGGCTCGATTCTATCGAAAGTTTTTTTCATTTATCAGATCACAAATCAGAAATTTCTCATCTTTCCGGATTCGGCAAAAAATCCACAGAAAAATTACTTGCAGCAATTGAATCTTGCCGACACACTACACTCGACAGATTCCTGTATGCCCTGTCAATTCCTATGGTTGGCAAAACCGTTAGCAAGCAGATTTCAGATCTCTGTGATGGAAATTTTGAAAAATTATGTACGTTAATTACTTTACACGGAGCGTCATATTTCAATTGTTTAGATGGAGTTGGAGATTCTATCACCTCGTCCTTAAATAGCTTCTGGAATACCAATCAAAATAAAGTAATTAACGTATCTAAAAATTTCGTTTTTGAAGAAAATCAGCCAACTGAAACGACCTCTGAGCTATCCGGAAAAACATTTTGTGTTACCGGAAGTCTGAAACATTTTTCAAATAGAGACGAATTGAAACAGAGAATAAAAGATATGGGTGGTAAAGTTTCTGACTCTGTTACCAGCAAAACATCTTTTCTTATCAACAATGACTCAAAAAGCACATCTGGCAAAAACAAGAAGGCTCATGAACTCAACATCCCGATTATCACAGAAGAACAATTTTTAGAAATGATTGGAGGAAATTAACATGACAACTGTAAAAATCAATCTGAACAACACCAACAAGATCAAAGATTTCGTAAATGCGGCAAGAAGCTTCGAATCTGATATCAATGTCCGTAATGAGCGGACACTTATCGACGGAAAAAGCGTTTTAGGGCTTTTTGACCTCGATTTATCCCGAAATGTGTACGCAGATCTCATTTCTGACGACGAAAACGAGATTTTTCGGTTCAAAACGGTCATGGAGGCGTTTTCCTGATGGTTGTGATTTTAGTGGGTGCCAGTTCTACTGGAAAATCAAGCATTTCAGACGCTCTTTTTTCGAATTTTGCCTATGAAAGAGTGATTTCATTTACTACTCGAAAACCTCGCCCGGGAGAGACGGACGGACTCGATTATGTCTTCATTGATGAGACTGAATTCAAAAACAAGATTGCCAGCGGAGATGTCGTGGAATACGAAGAGTATTCCCAGAACAGATTCTACGGATCGTCCAGATATCAGTATCTCGGAGATGAGGACAAAGTTGCGATCCTAACTCCTCACGGCGTCAGAAGTCTTAAAAAGAAAATGCCAGAACTGGATTTGTTCGTTGTGTATATTAAAGCTCCTCTAAAAGAAAGAGCGATTCGATACATCAACAGATGTGGTAGCAATTTTACATATTCTGACATGACAGAACTTTCCGAGAGAATGCAGCGAGACTTTGGGATGTTTAACGGATTTGAAGATGAAGCAGACCTAATCATTGAAAACTCGGATGAGTATACACCGCAAATCCAGGCATTCACGATCGTGACTGCAATCGAAAGAAGAAAGAACCAGTCGAATGAAAGAAATTAAAAATTTTATATTTTGCCAAAACAGGAAATGTTTTAAAACGGAGTGCTTGCGCCACAATGTAAACACTCCGTTTGGAGTAATTATTGCAAGAGCAACTTTCTCAAATAAGAAAGGACGGTGTGAAGGTTATGTTACAGAACAAGATGGTGTATCTGAGTGGATCATGCAAGAATGAGACTCTTGACGACAGATCTGGATGGAGGAGTGACTGTGTTACGTGGTTTTGTAAAAACGCTGACAGATTTATTGCTTTTAACCCTGTGGCCTATTTTGATTATGATCGCAATGATCATAAAACTGAGCTTGAGGTTCTTGACTTTGAGCGAAGAGCGGTCAAAAAGAGCGATGTGATGTTGGTAAATCTGAGAAATATTGAAAAATCCGTTGGGACGATCTGTGAATTAGCATGGGCTTTTGAATATGACATTCCAATTGTGGCGTTCTATGAGTCCGAAGATGAATACGAATTACAGCTTCATCCGTGGATTGAAAACATGTGCGACAGAATTGAATGCGGAGTTGGCGCTATGGAAAAAGCCCTGCGTTACGTTCGAGATTATTACAGCGTTTTCTAAAAATGTGAATTCGCAGATGGAGAATAATATAGTAGGGCTTATGCCACTTATTTGTGAAAGGAGTTGAAGCAAGATGTCTGACACAGAGAGAGAAACGTTGATCGAGCTGATTTGTGCGGAACAGACTCATATGATCGTGAAAGATAATACATCATATACGTCTGATCGGTACATGTTTCTTGAGCAGCTTAAAGTGAAGATTAAAGACATGAGAGGTAGCTGAATGCCGGATATTACCATGTGTTCAAATGAAAATTGCCAGATGAAAAATAGCTGTTTGAGACATACTGCGCCACCGGATAAATATCAGAGTTGGAGTGATTTCGGTGGATTTTGCAACGAGGGAACAAATTACAGCTATTACATGCTGGATTGGAGAACTGATTTAGAAGGGAGTGGTGTAAATGTATAATGTAGTAAAAAAAGATGGCACCATTGAGGCGTATGATGAACAAAAAATCATCAATGCGTGTAATAAAGCGGCAAGAAGAGCTATGTACGAGTTGTCCGAAAAAGATTATTCAAAAATTTTGAATGATGTGTTCGCAAAAATTGAGGAAACATATGATGACGATACCGATATCGAAATATATGATATGCATAACATTGTTGAGTCTGTTCTGGAAGAAGATTTTCCTCTCGTTGCAAAAATGTATAAGGAATACAGAAACTACAAAAAAGACTTTGTTCATATGATGGACAACGTTTACGAAAAAAGCCAAGCGATTAGATACATTGGAGATAAAAGCAATGCCAACACGGATTCCGCTCTAGTAGCGACAAAAAGGAGTCTTATTTATAACGAACTTAGCAGTGAGCTATACAAGAAGTTTTTCCTTACGCACGCTGAAAAACAAGCCATGAAAGACGGATATGTTTATATTCATGATAGAAGCGCAAGACTTGACACTTTCAATTGCGATCTTTTCAGGGTTGGAAATGTTATGTCTGGAGGATTTGAGATGGGCAATATTTGGTATAATGAACCAAATACTCTTGATACAGCGTTCGATGTAATGGGAGATATCATCTTGTCTACTGCCGCTCAACAATACGGTGGTTTTACGGTTCCAGAAGTAGACAAAATTTTAGAACCATATGCAGAAAAATCGTATAAGAAATATATTTCCGAATACAGAGAAATTACTGATAGTGTAAGAACAAGAATGCTTGGCATGGAAATTTATGATATTGATAAATCAGCAGATGAATATGCGATTAAAAAAGTTTCTCGCGATTTCGATCAAGGATGGCAGGGAATTGAAATGAAATTAAATTCGGTCGGGAGTTCGCGAGGGGATTATCCTTTTGTCACGATGACACTGGGACTTGCCACTTCGAGATTTGGGAAAATGGCAGCAATTTCTCTTCTGAATGTGCATTCCGGCGGGCAAGGGAAAAAAGGTTTTAAACGACCTGTTCTGTTTCCTAAAATTGTATTTCTCTATGATAAAAATCTGCACGGAGACGGATCAGAAAAATATCAGAGCGCAGACGTATTTAATGCCGGATTAGATTGTAGTAGCAAGACTATGTATCCAGATTGGCTGTCGCTGACGGGAGATGGATATGTTGCAGAAATGTACAAAAAATACGGCAGAGTTGTTAGTCCTATGGGTAAGTGCAAATCAGCCCATGTAAAACGGTATTTAACTGTTGCTTAACAGGTGTGGTCGTAGAAGACTGCTAACAGATAGGTCTATAAGAGAAGAGATTCGTTTGTATTATAGATGAAGCTGTGCCTTAGATAAGGTTAATCGACTATCGGTGATGAGTGTAGCCGAGTAGAAATGGAGATAAGCACCATTTCCAAAGATACCGCCCTACGACGAGAATTAGGACATCTTATCAGGGAAAAGTTAGTCAGTGCGTATGGAGACATACGATTAGCATGTGTAGAGCGTTTCTTTCGCCTTGGTACGAAAAAGGTGGAATGCATCCGGCAGATGAAAATGATAAGCCGGTATTTGAAGGAAGATGCAACTTAGGAGTGGTATCTCTTCATCTTCCAATGATTTTGGCTAAAGCTCGTAGAGAGTCAAAGGATTTCTACGAGGTTCTTGATTATTATCTCGAACTCATTCGTGGATTACATAAAAGAACTTATGATTACATCGGAGAACTAAGGGCGAGCGTAAATCCTGTCGCCTTTTGCGAAGGAGGATTACTTGGTGGAAATCTGAATCCAACAGAAAAAATCAAATCTATCTTACCTCCGATGACTATGAGTTATGGAGTCACTGCTTTGAACGAATTGCAAAGGCTCTATAACGGGAAATCAATTCGTGAAGACGGACAATTCGCGTTGGACGTAATGAAGTATATCAATGATTACACGAACCGAATCAAAGAAGAAGATCATATATTATACGCAATCTATGGCACTCCTGCGGAGTCGCTGTGCGGACTTCAGGTCGAACAATTCAGAAAAATTTACGGAATCATTGAAAATGTATCGGACAAGCCATATGTAAGCAATTCCTTCCATTGTCATGTGTCTGAGCAAATGTCTCCAATTGAGAAACAGGACAAGGAAGGTAGATTCTGGAATCTGTTTAACGGCGGAAAAATTCAATACTGTAGATACAATCTCGGATATAACAAAGAAGCTATCAAGACTCTAATTCTTAGAGCCATGGAGAAAGGTTTTTACGAGGGTGTCAATTTGGCAATGTGTTATTGCGAAGATTGCGGTTATCAACAGGTTGAAATGGATTCTTGTCCGAAGTGCGGAAGTAAAATGATTACCAAGATAGACAGAATGAACGGTTATTTAGGATTTACTAGAGTTCACGGTGAAACACGATATAACGAAGCTAAAAACGCAGAAATTGCAGATCGAGTTTCGATGTAAACGGAAGGAAGTGAATTCATATCAACTATCATAATATTACTCATGACGATATGAATAACGGATCTGGCTTGAGAGTCGTACTTTGGCTCTCAGGCTGTTCCCATAACTGTTATTCATGTCAAAATCCTCAAACTTGGAATCCAAACGGAGGAATTCTATTCGACGACGAATCAATAAAAGAAATTTTCGATGAACTATCAAAAGATTACATTTCTGGTATAACACTTTCAGGCGGCGACCCTCTTTACTCTGGAAATCTAAATGACGTTTTTGGTCTCATCTCAACAATTCGTAAATTATTTCCAACAAAAACAATATGGCTTTACACAGGATTCACATGGGAACAAATCATGAATCCAACAAATTCAGATGATATTTTACGCAAAGAAATAGTTTCACAATGCGACGTTGTAGTAGATGGAGAATATATAGATGAGCTGCGAGATATAACTCTGAAATGGAGAGGATCAAGCAACCAGAGAGTGATTGATGTAAAAAAAAGCATTGAAAAAGGTGAGGTGGTTTTATGGTCGGATTAATTATCGGAGTGTTAGGCGTTGGATACGCTGTGTCACTTGTGGCGTTTGCCGTAGCAGTCCATAACGCAAAAAAAGAACAGGAAAAATATAGAAATTGAGGTCCTCTGTATGAATAAAAGATACGAACTGAATAAAGAAGCTACACAGAAAAAGCTGAGAGATAACGGTTTCCACTGTGGGGCGTTCCGAAAGCCTCTATATAAAAAATATGTGTTTCTGGTGATAAAGATCGAAAACGATGAACAAGGATCGTTTATCTGTGAAAATATCGAAGATGATAAAGGTCAGATTTATGTTCCATATTACGACAGGAAATACGGAAGAAATGAAGTAAGAGACACCGTAATCAAACACTACAACCGCTATATGCGAGAATTAGTAAAGAAAGGAATTTTGGTAGATACATATGCAGAAGATTGCTAAATTTACAAAAATTAGTTACGAGCAGTTCGAAAAGGACTTTCCGGATTTTGATAAAGTCAGAACAAAAGAAAGATACGACAGCATTTTGCTTCCTATTAGAAGCACAGCAGGATCTGCTGGATATGATTTTAGATCCACAATCAACGCCGTTCTTAATCCCGGTGACAGTGTACTAATCAATACCGGTATTAGATGCGAAATAAAAGAAGGATGGGTTCTGCTAATTGCGCCGAGAAGTAGTCTTGGATTTAAGTATCGTGCACAGCTCGATAATACATTAGGAGTCGTGGACTGCGATTATTCTTTTGCGGATAACGAAGGTCATATCAAGATCAAAATTACAAATGACTCGAAGGAGAATAAGGTATTAGAGATTTCGGCTGGCGACAAGATCGCACAAGGAATCTTCGTTCCGTTTGGTATCACCGTAGATGATACAGCAGATGGAGTTCGTACCGGCGGAATCGGTAGCACAGGTAAATGAGTAAAAGAATTTTAGGAGGAACATTCCAATGAACAAAATAGTTTTAGCAGCGATGCTTTCAATCGCGATCCTTTGTCCTGCCTGCGGGCAGGATATTAAGGCGGCAGAAACAGAAGGAACTACAAATGTAACATATGAAGCGGTTGACGAGTATGAATACTTCAACGCGATGATCGATACTTATTATGACGCAATGAATGCAGAACTCGGAGTTATTGCATGGCTAAAAAATACTGATCCGGAAGAGTATATTGTCCAGCATAAGCAGATCACGGAAAAATACCATGATTTATACGATCTGGATGTGCCGGAAAACATTTACGACGTATTTTCGGAAGAGGATATTCAGACGGTTGCAAGAGTTATCGAGTCGGAAACAAAAGGTGCACCGTTTATGAGTAAGGTACATGTAGCAAACGTGATATTCAATCGCTATCAGGACAGTACATGCAATTTCCCTAGCGATCTTTCAGAAATCGTCACTCAGGACAAGCAGTTTGCGAGACAGGCTAAGAGCGCCACAGAAGAAACCATTCACGCTATGGAGTACGCATATATATTAGGCGATACGACAGATGGTGCGATGTGGTTCAACGTGGACGGGATTAAGTCTTGGGCGGAAAGAAATCGAGAGCGCTTATTTACAGACGAAGTTGGTCACACTTTTTATCGATAATATTAGGAGGAGTTTTATTGACCGAAAAATACAATAATATGGAAAGAACAGATCTGATTTTGCAATGTGTCGAGAAAGATGAAGAAATTCAATTTTACGAAAAACAAATAAAAAAACAACAAGTCCTTACAAAAAGTGATATTATGGAGCAGTTCCATTGCGAAAGTGATAAGGCTTTGAGAATTTTAAAAATGATGTTCCAGATGGGATATGGAAATAAAATCGGCAAAGAATATTATGTCTCTCTGAATTCGCAGCTTGATTTTTTAGATAAAATGAGAGGAAAAGAAGTTTTCATATAGTGTGTCGTTGTGTTTGGACACGTTTCAACTATCACTTTCAACTATCACCTTTCAAAAAGACTTGCTAAAAACGAACAAAAAACCTTTTAAATAAAGGGATTTATAGAATACTAATGCAAAATTGTAAATTACAAATAAGCCTGTTCTAACCGTATATTTTAGGCAATAAAACACAACGAAACGCCACTAAATACATCAGAAATTGGAAAATACATCCAATTGAAATGTGTTTGGTGGCGTTTTATAATTATATTACTATCACTTTTAACTATCACTTTTAACCCATTTCCTATTCCTTGTTTTAAAAAGTGATACTTGTAAAAATGGAGGATATAATTATGATTCGAAAAAAGGGAGAGGGCAGTGTACGAAAGATAAACGACAGTGCGTGGGAATGCATCACAACATCCCAGTATCTGAATCCTAAAACCGGCAAGCCGAAACGATTCAAGAGGGTAGCACCGTCCGAAAAAGAAGCCATCGAAAAGGCTAAAATGGCAAAGGATGCTTGGGAAAAAGAATTTATAAGAGGAAAAGATGTAAAGGTAGACCGCAAAAAGACATTTGGCGAATATATGGATGAATTCATTGAGACAGAAGTAAAGCCAGGTTTAACCGCAAGTGGATATCATTCATATATAAGCACAATGAAGAATAATTTTTATCCATTCCCGATTTCAAAATTACAGCTTCACATGTTGAATGTAGTTGAATTTGAAAGTTATTACAACACAATTTTAGCGTTAAAAAGCAAGAAGACGTGCAATCTGCCAAGACAATTATGTTCAAGATGTTGTAAATGGCTCGTAAATAAAAGTCTTTTAAAAGAAAATTATGCCGCTCAAGCAAAAACGAAAAAAGAAGTAGCAGATGAGTATGATCATAAGAGAGAAGAAGAATTAAAAAACAAGAAGGAAGTATTCTCTTACGATGACATTCAAAAGTTCTATCATGCTTACAAAAACAATATAGGACAATATGCAGTTGTAGCATTATTTCTCCTTGAAACCGGAATGAGAGCCGGTGAGTTTGCAGCTTTAAGAAATAGCAACATAGATATAGCGAGAAGAAGAATTGATATTGTGGAAACAAATTCTCTGCGATTCAAAGAGAACGATAAAAATAATGGTGTAGAATACTACACAAAAGTCCCTAAGAACAAAGAATCTCGTTTTGTGATGATGTCTGATTTATGTGTGGAATGTGTCTTATACATGCAAGAGCAGACTAAACTGCGTTGCGAAAGCAACCCAAACGATCTGTTGTATCCGGTGTTTTCCAGCGGAAGAATCAGGCAAACGTCTGCTATGGAAGTTGGATTTAAATCGCTATGCGACAAGATTGGCGTAGACAGAGATGTTAAGCTAACTAAGACAGGACAACAAAAAGGATTATGCCTGCATTCTCTTAGGCATACGGCGGATTCAATTGCGAATTCAGCGAAAGGGGCCAACGTTGTAAATACGGCTCTTGCAATGGGACATAAAGCCATCGCGACAGAAAATATATATACGCATCCAACAGAGGAAGCTCTGCGCACCATTACGACGCCATCTCAGGCTGTTTTGGATGGATACAAAAAGGACGAAAACGATAAAAAAGGATCTCTTGACGACGAGAAATTGCTGCAAATGTATTTGCAGTTAAAAGAAAAATTCGAACCTAAAACGAATTGATTATTTTGCAATAAAGATGTATAATCATTTTGGACATCCGTGAATCCTAAAATGATTTTGTTACGAAAAAGAGTGGTTTTGTTGCCACTCTTTTTTGTAAGAATCCATAAATTATGTACGATATATAATGTAAGAAAGATGTCAAAATGGAAGAGCGTATGTGGCAGACGTAAACTTCTTCATCTAAAATACGCGGAACGCGAAATTGAACAAAAATCTAAAGTAATTAACGTACTAAAATTGCTCATTTGAAATCCAGATTTCATCTTAAAAACAGCAGGGCTTAATTAGATAAGTAATAATATGAAAGCCGTGGAGGATCATTTAACCTGGCAGCAAATCGATTCACTGTCTGGAACCGCGCAGAAA